TTGGATTGTGATTTTTTTTAGGCTCTAAAGAATCACCTTGCATATTAACCTTTTCGCCTTTTTGGTTTGTCCAACCGCTATAACTTCCATCTGGTAAATAATCTCCCATTTTACTTTTGTTTTAAAATTATAAGTTTTCCTTTGATTAGTTTTGATTCGTAGGATTGCCATTCTTTGTACTGTTCAGAAGTCCAAGAGTTTTCCGAATCTCTTAATATGTTTGGTGTCTTTCCCATAGGATTTTTAAAGTAAATTTCATTAAAACGCAATAGGCTTCGGAAACTTTGCTCACTAGATTCTAATGAAAATGATTTTTCTTCATAATCCCAAAACATTTCTTTTGGATGAAGTTCGCCTCCATACTTATATTCAGGAATATCAATTGATTCTTCGCATTCAATAAAATCGCCTTTAAAAATGTTTGTCTCAGTATCTGTGACTTCTCTTAGAATTTCGAAATTACCCTCTAATTTAGTCCAAGCGAGCCATTTCCCATCTTGGAATATACATAACCAGTTAGTATTTGATATTTTGAATTTATTGGCTTCTAAAGGCACTTCATTCGCAATAAGATTTGTTGGGGTTAGGGTTTTCATAGTTTAATTATTTTAGTGAAATACTTTTGCTCTTTCTTCAATAATTTCATCATACCTTCCTTTATATTTCACATAATAAGAGCCTGTTCTTTTGTCGATATAAGTTACTTCAGCTTGTACTGTTCTTGCCGAACTTGTACTGTCGTATTGATATGCAATTATATCTCCTACTTTCATTTCGTTACTATTATATTCTTTTTTTACAATAGGATTTTCTTTTTCTAAATTTGCATAATATTCTCCTTCCTGTTCTTTTTGATATTTGTAACTTTCACTTGTATGTCTTTCAGAACAAATATCACACATTCCTGCAGTACAAGTGTCGCAAATTGATTCTTCCAATTCTTCGTTGTTTTCCATAATTAATTATTTGTTAGTTATTCTGTTGCTGATTTAATTAACGAGAAAGTCCGTTACGTTTCATTACTTTATCAAAAGCCTTTATCCCTATTTCAGCTTCCGCATCAGCTGATAAATCACCCTCATTATCAACATCAGCACAACCAACCATCGCTTCAGCTGTATCAATAATACTTATAATTGCCAAAAGTTCTTTTTCGGTAACTTTTAATTGATAATATTTTGTTGCCATTCTAAACTTCTTTAATAATAGTTACATTTTTATTTTCCAATTTCTCCAATTGATTCTTAAGCTGGATTAACTTCTTTTCTTTGCGTTGTTCAGCGTTTTTTATTGCTTCTGATTCTGTTTCAAACCATTCGCCAACATGAAAATAATTATTCCATGATGTTGATTCACAAACTATATTTGTTCCAGTTTCTTTAACTTCCATCAACAAAATACCTCTTGTCAATGCGTACTTGGTTACGTAGACTTTCATAAATTAATCAGTATAGGCGATGAATTCAAACCTTCCTGTTTTAGTGTCAAGTCTTTGAAATCTTCCTCCAAATGTTCCATCAATTTCTTTTCTTAATTGAGAAATTTCCATTGAAATTGGAAAAACGCCATACTTAATCATAGAAAAATGCGTATGACTTTTAGAACGATAATCAAATTTTTCAACTAGGTGTTTACTTTGATATAGGTTTTCAAATTCTTTTGCCAAAATCTGAATTTTTTCGTTCTCTTTTCTATAAAATTCAGCTTGACCAGAATTAACGAAATGCTCATTATCTATTCTAATTGATTCCTGTTGTTCCTCATTTCCATCCCAGTCACATTCTGGACAATATTCTCTTGATGTTTCGCAATAAGAACATGGCGGATTTATGTAGCAACTGCAACAACCATCTGAATCATGTTCTTGAATAATTCCTTTGCAGTTATCTCTATTGCAAATGTCTCCTTTTGAATATCCTTCTTCCATAAATACTATTTTTTAGATTTTAAAGACTCCCCTATCTTTAGCCCAAAATCCTGAATAAAGCTTTGGATCAAAATCATTAGATTTAAGGTAATCTCTATATTGTTTTTCTAGTTTTAAATTTTCTTTTAGCTCTTCAAAGTATAAATCTACTTTTTCTTCTTTTGTTCTTACTGTTTCTTTTATTTCAATTTCTTTTTCGGGCTTATATCCTACGATTTGATACTCCGTGTCTTTGAACAGTTCTCTATAGTTCCACACTTCTTGGATTATATAACAGTAGTAATCTTCTGTTGATTCTTTTAGGTCTGTTCCTTCTATTGTATAATTGTTTCCTGCTTCTAGAGATTTTATCTTTAATCCTTTTGTCAGTTTTTCTTTTAGGTATATTCTGTTGTTAAATCTTGATGGTTGTACTGTTTTCATTTAGAAAGTTTAATAATGTTTGTTTTAATCCTCTTTTTCTTTTAGCTATTATGATAAGCTGTTCTATGTTTAACTTTTCTAGCTGTTTTTTTGTAGGCGGATTTTGAAGCCATCCTGTTGAAATACCTTCACCGTTTGTAAAATTTATCATTTTAATTATTCTTTTTACGGCGATTTTTAAATAAGTTGTAGATAATAACAGGGATTCCACAAAATAAAGCTATCAATCCCATTTCTATTAAGCCTCTTCTTGCTAATTGGTAGTGGGGGATATAGAAGTCTGAACCTTTAGCTCGTCTTGCAAAGTTCCCTCCGCAGAAACCATTTTCTATTCTTTTTACCAAGAAAGCTTCCTCTGCCAAACTTTCAGTCAAAGGATTAGTTCCTAAAAAGATATTTCTTGAAGAATACTCAGGAAATTGGTACACATCAAAACCTAAAATTGGGAACATATAAACTTCTCCAACTTTTATATCTCTCCTTAAGAACCACTGTTTTTGACTATCTGTGAATAATTTCATATCTTATTTTGTTTCTACAAATATACTAATGTTTATCTGATATTAAAGTTAAGACTTAGTTAAAATAAAAAAGACAGCTATTATACTGTCTCATTTTGATAATTTCGCCGATAAAAAGATTAGAAACAGTAGAATAACAACAGCTAAAACACTAAACAATCCTAAAACTAAAGGAATCCAAATAGGACTAAATACCCAAAGCCAAGTAATTTCAGTCCCTGTTAGTTTTAACAAAATAAATACGATGAACAAAGTCACAATAAATTCTAGGAACTTTCTTAACATCTTCTAAATAATTTAAGTTTCTTTTTTATACTCTTTTTCCCGCCCGAAATCTCTGAAATCCTTTCTTCACATTGCTCCCTCGAACCAAATACTTCTATCTTGCCTGTGAAAGGTTCAGTTAAAACTTCTGATAAGATATGAATTCCAAACCAATACTCATCTATCCTGATAAAATAATTCAAGCCTTGTTCTACTATTGTGTGTTTAGTCTTTTTCATACCAGTCCAATTAATAAACAGCTCATCCCTATAAGGAACATGCCACAAAAACATCTACCCCAAATACCCTCCTCTGTATATTTATTCCAAGTCACTAAAACATAACCCCAATATAAAGCATTTAAAAGTATCAGTAAAATTATAATAAAGTCTTTCATTCTTCTATATGATTTCCAATTAATTTACAAACCCACACATTTTCCAATTCATACATCCCGCAAGTTATAAAGGCATCGTTTTGTGTTTCAAACAGTTTTATCTCATCTTCGTCATTTCTAAAATAACCCATATCTCTTAGGTCTATGATTACATATTTATTTTTCATACTTCCAAAGCTTTTAATATTACTGCTTCTAGAGCGTCTTCATAAGTACTATATTTACCGTTTTCTCCCGCCTCAGATAACTCAGGAATTTCCGCACACCTCTTTGCTGTTAAATCGTACCCTGAAAAGTTCCACTCCCTTAAAATGTTTATGTCTATAACAAAGTGAATACTGCAATACTCTCTAATAAACTTTTGGATATAAGCCAGCTGTATAAACTTAGGAATGTCCCAAAACATTGCTGTGTAAGGAGCTAACTCTTGTTCTGCCAGCCACTTTTCAAATCCTAACTTAATTAATTTTTCTTTCATAGTAATTCCCCATTAATTACATCATCCACGGAATCTTCTACAGATTCAATAACATTATCTATAACTTTTCCTGTATTCTCAAAATCCCCTTTTAAAGTGTCAGTTACTACGACAATAGGAGATATAGCCACGTTTAAAGCCCCTTTTAAAATGTTTCCAAATAGTCTCATTAGTTTTTTAGTTTTAAAGATTCAAAAGTATTAAAAGTTGAAATTATCACACTGAAAATTAAAAGTATTACTAAAGTCAAATCGTTTTTTAGGAGAGCTAAAACTGTTGCTATTGATATAAGTAGGCTACAAACAGCTAAAATTCTTGAGTTGTATATTTCATTACGTACTTTGAAATTTAAGTAGAACAGTAATATATGCAATCCTATAAAAATAGTTTCCAGAATTATAATCATTTTTTCTTGTTTTTAATTTTGTTATAATCTATTTGTTTTTACTGCCGAAATATTTTAAGTAAATTTTATAATCCTCTGAGATTTTTTCAGCTACCTCTCTTAAGTCTTTTAAAGCCTTTTCTGCACGTTCTTTAGAGTAAGGTGTAGGAATCACTTTTACTTCTCCTGACAGTCTCATTTTGAAGTTTCCTGTGCCGCTTAAACTACTTCCCTTACGACCCAAACCAAAAACCTCTGATTTTGTAACTGTAAAACCTTTCTGCTCTCTTTCATGACAGTATAATGTTGTCTGATTATAGTCCTCTGACTCGTATTTTTCAGGTTTTGATAAATTTAAGGATTTATAATCTCTGATTTCAACATTTTTACCATCATAGCAAGCCCTATCTATAAATCCTTGTGCACAAAAATCTCCACAATCGATAATGACTTCTTCTTCATATACGCAGTTATTAGGATAATCTACCTTACTTAAGAGTATTTCGCAATCTTCTAATGATAGGCAACCTCTATCAGGAGTTTTATTTTTTTCTCCTATGTGCTGGATATACTCACCGCAACTAGATCCAAATTCCGCAAATTCGCCACTTGGTAATTTTATGCCTGAAAAATACTGCACATAATAGTCATTTTGATACTCTAAGTCTTTATAAGAACTGTATTGACTATAGCTAATCTTAGGCTTTCCTTTTAAATGTGGATACAGGCCTTTATCATCTTCAAAAATTCTTGGTAGTTGCATTTATAGTGTTTTAAAAAATTCTGTTACTTCTTCTGTCCTAGCCTCGTTAATTTCTTTTAATTCTTTTTTATTTTGTGCCATCACATCCACCTTTTCAAGATAATGAGCTAAAACTAATTTCAAGACTGTTGGTTTGTCTTTTTTCAGTATTTTCAAAGCTTTCAATTCTTTTTTAACTTCTTCTGTGAACGATTTACTTTGATAAAGTTTTGTCAGTAGTGGCACTTCCTCTACAAAATCTTCCGTTTTATCTACTACATCTGTAATGAAACCTCTTTTGCCTTGTAGGGCGCAAAAAAGTTCGGCTACTGCTTTTACGTCTTTCTTACAATAATCTGAGATTCTTTGAATACCTCCTTCATAATAAACTCTGCTTACATCGGCTCCTGAAATATCATCTTTTGGCGTATCTACACCACTGAGCATGCACATTGCATCTAAAGATAGATTATAGTAATAAGTTCCCTTAGTAATTGTCATAGTATCGTACATGCCCTCTGCAATTACCCACGGTTTAGCTTCTGAATCATTGAACCTGTCAGAAATTATTGTCAAATCAATATTTTCCTCTAAAGATTTTAGACGTATCGTTGGAATATCGAATGAAATAATGTTGTGTCCACAAGGGATAAATCCCGTGGAATTTAAAATATTATAAAACTGTTCTATAACTTCTTTCTGCGAACCCGTCAAAGATTTTAAATAAAGTGTAGTATCCTTGATATAACCTACTGTTATACATACAATCTTGTTAAAAACAGGGTCTAATGCACCATTTAAAATATAATGCTCTTGAACATCATTTGAAGGAGGCAATTTAGAATTTTCTTTATCTCTTAATTTCCACGCATATAAATCATACTCCTTAGAGTTAATGTCCAGGCTGTTATTTCTTCTGACTGTTTCACAATCTAGGAAAAGTAATTTTTCTAAATCTTGTTTTCTTACTCTACTATTCATTTATTTGATTATTGATTAAACATTCTTGATTCCTTAAAAACTTCAAAGAATAGTTCAGAGGCTTCTAGAGCTTCTTTCTCTGACTTAAATAAAAGGCGCGCAGAAGAACTAGAAAGACCATAGCCGTAATTCGCACAGTCCAGACGAAATTCATCTAAGTAGAGCCACAAGTAGTACTTTCTCTCATTTTTGTCTTTAAAATTTGGAATCCAACCCTTATTATAATAAGCTACAATCATACACTCTTTTTGATAAGCTTTTACGTGATTTGGAATACTTTGATACAGCTTATTAAACTCTTCTTCTGTTGTACTGTGATACTCATATACCTTGTCCATAGGACTAAGTTTCTTGGCATCTTCTAAAATTTTACTCAGTTCTTCTACAGTGTAATCAGAACCATTAATGTTAATTGTTTTCATAATAGTTATAATTTATAGTTTTTCTTCGTTACCTTGCCAAGCTTCTCTTTTCTTGCCTTTTTTATTATCGGAACCATCTTTGTTAAGTTCCACACCAAAATAAACACAGCTTGGATATTTTTCTCCAAACCCGACCTTAGATTTAATTGTTTCTACTCTGATTCTTCCAATACGGTCTTGAAATATGTCTCCTACTTTATAAGGGTTGTTTGATAGAGCGTAATCTTTAACCAAAAGTTTTTTCTTATTTTCAAAGTCGGCTTGCAACTCTTGCATTGCTTTGTCATATTCTAATTTTTCCATTTGACAAATATAAAGATTATTTATTTACTAGTTGTTAATAGTTTGCTAAATTTTACAAACAGTCTTTTAATTGATTAATTCTACTTTGTTCTATTATTTTCATCTTTTGCGCCATTTCTACAGTCTTTAAGTGAATTAAATCTAAAATTTCTTTCTTGATTTTTGATATTTCCGCCGATTTTAAAGATTTATTCAAGAATATCTCTCCACAAGAAGCTACTATGGCGTTATCTAAAATCAAAACTGTTCCTCCTGTTTGAGTTTCGATGTAAATATTATCAGTATTCACATAAATTTCTTTGCGGTTTTGATAAGCCTTTAAACAGACCTCTAAAACTGTCTTTGATTCTTCTGTTAGTTTAGTTTTTAAAAACTCCATTTTGTATCTTTAATTTTAATTTCTTCCATATTTCTTTTCTGTCATCCTTTGAATAAATGTTTTTAATAATCTTTTTTGTTAGTAATTTTAGCGCAAATTCCGTATTATGTAAATCATTATCACATTTTACAATTTTATCATTACCTATAAGAAGTCCATTTTTGAATACAAGGCATTGTGTTACTAATGGGAAAGTTTTATTTCTTGCTCGTCCATAGATTCGTCTACCTCTTAAATAGAGTAGTTTGTATCTGACACTTTGGTCATCTACTGTATGCTCTAATTCAAATAGAATATTTTCCATAAATGTTATACTTTATCTCTTTTAATTAATATTTCCGCTTGTTCTTGCGTATTTCTATTATAAAAATAGCCCCCGCCTGTAATAATCCATTCTTCCGTAGAGTCTACGCTAATTGAATTCAAACAAGTGCGCCCTGTCTTTAGGCACTTAAAGGCTATTAATTTTGTCTTAGAGTAGATGTCTTTATCCAATTTTTATTACTTCAAAGGGTTGTCCTGAGTAGAAGATCTTTAGAGAGTTTGCTTTAGCTTGTGCCACTTGTCGGTCTTGAAACTTAAAAGCTTCTGATTCTTCTAATACAAAAACTGTCTGCTTATCTTGCCTTGCGTAGTATTGACTGTTTCTTTTTATGATAAAACTCATCTTTCTATTGTTTTTATTATTGCCGCGGATAAAGGAAAAACTAACAAAATACAGATTATCAGATTTAAAAATTGCAAAGTAACTAAAAAGCAGATTGCAAAAACCAAGTTTATCAAAAATAAAACTGCTAGAAATCTTAATACTAAGTCTTTCATGTTCCTAAATTTAAATTGTTAATTACCAATCCCAAGTAATATAAGTTTTGTTATTTGAATGAGAAATTAAATACCCCTGTTCCTGTAATTGTTTAACTTTAGGGTCATTTTCATTTAATTTATCAATTGACATTCCTGCAAAACCATTATTAGCCTGAACTCTTATTTTTTCCTCTAAAGAAAGTGTTCTATTTCTTTCTCTGTAAATACTTCTTGCTTCCTTTGCATCCATACCCTTAAATTATTTTTGGCGTTTTTAACTGTTGGACTATTTTTTGGTTTACTTTTTCAGGATGTTCCTGCCCAATTTCAAATCGCGGAAAAGATTTAGAACAAAACTCTTTAACTTCCGTCAAACAATCCTCTGTAAGAGATAAACTAACACCACCTACTGTGATATTTGCATAATCATCTGTACCTTTGTCTAAAACAAAATCTATTACTTTACAAGCCTCCCCGTAAGTTAATAACCTGATGTAGTATTGTAGTCTAATCATTTTCTAAATATTTTATGGTTATACCTTTATTCGTGTATTCTAACTCAACTGTATCTTCGTAAGGAATTAAAAGCAGTTCTTGTGTTAAGATGTCTTTTATGTTTTCTAAGCTCAATTCTATTCTAACTCTTTTTTCCGTGCCCATATCAGTTTGGGTTAAAATTAAGTAAATCAAATTCTAGCTTGTAAATACTTCTCAATTGTTCTAAAACGGCGGTTAGAGAAAAACAATACAAATTAATGTCTTTATCGATATACTGCCAATAATTGAAACCGTTTATTTCTATGTTTTGGATCATTTTTGATTTCTTTTGTTGTTAAACTCTATGTGCAATACTCCTTTTGAATCATAGTAGCCTTTTAAAGTGTCAGTTGCCTTTACTTGATTTATTTCTTCGGGCAGATTTATTTTGCCTTTGCCCATATTCCCTATATAAAGACCGCCACAGTAACAAAGGATAATTATAAACAAAATTTTAAAAGTTTCTATGTGTTCGTCTTTCATATTTAGGATATTTGTGCCAACCATTCCCACCAATTACCTACGAAGTATTGGTATTTTCTTTTGGTTGCAAATTTATAGATAGATGCGTTCTTACCTTCCTTTAAAAGGGTGTTTTTAACTGTAATTGCTTGTGATTTAGTTTCAGTTTTCATAATTAAAATTGTTTTTGGTTACTGAAAAAACTGTTATTCCTTAACTTCGGGCGATAATTTTCTGTCAAGCCAAACACTAAACTAAATTCAGGACAGTCTTTAACAATCTTTTTGACCGTTTCTTCTCGGTTCATGCCTTGCAAGATTACTAATTCGTTATCTCCTTTTAGAGTCCCACCGACTAATAAAGTTGCTATGCAAGAATTTCCTGCAAATATGCTGTATTTTGTTGCTGTGTAATTCATAATAAACTGTCTTTTAACTGTTTCTCTTTTAATTCTAATAGTCTCGCCAATTTTATAGCGGTTGTTTCTAGTTCTAAATCTATAAACTCAAATTCTTCTTTGCTGTCCTGTAAAAGATAAAACTCACAATCCGACTCTTCGGTGCCAAACGCCTCGCAATAGATAACCTTATCAAATAAGTCTGTCAAGGGCTTTTTAAATCTCTGCAATCTTTCCAAATTGTTTAGAGCTGATTTAAATTCTTGATTAGTTAGTTTCATCTTTTAAAGTCAGGTACTTCAATAATTAAGAACTCTTCTTTATTTTTGAAGAGTTGAGATGCTGTTTCATAAGCGTTTTCCGCCGTAGAAAAAACTAAAGATTTTCCTCCATAACCGTAAAGAGCTTTCTTTGTTTTTAAATCTACGATAAAATAATTTTTAATTTCTTTCATTTTCAAGAGGTTTTATTTTTGTTAAGTGATACAGAATACCAAAATTAGTTTTAAGTGTCTGTAATCTATTATAATTGGCTTTCTGAGAAGATTATGATCTCCAAGTCTTCTTTGGAATAGCATTCTTTTGTTTCTACTCTGTTTTCAATTTCTTCTTGTTTTAGTTTTTCGCCGAAAAGAAAACCTAAATAACAACCTAAATAAAAAACTGCTACGAAGCCTAAAACTGTCAATACATTTTTCATAACTAGTAAGTTTGTTTGTAGCCATCCTTAACTAGGAAAGCCAAAGTGTTAACAAATAATCTTTTCTTTTTAAACTGTCTTGTCTCTCCGTTATTTAGGTTAATGACGTAGCAGTCTTTATTCTTGCCGTGTGATGTTGTGTATGTTTTCATCTTATGAAGATTTAATCTCTTTTATTAATATTTGCTTGATAACAGCTTGTTGGTGGCAATATTCCTTGAAATTATTGCAAAGCTGTTGTAACTCTTTTATTGAGTGTTCGCCATCGCCTTTATAGTAAGGCATTTCTATCGGAGTATATTGTTCGGGTAATAAAAAGCTGTCTGATTTTATATTCATCCCTAGTTGTGGAAAATCTTTTAGTTTCATAATTTTTCGAAATAAGTGTTAAACTTAAATAATTCTAATATAGCTTTCATCTAATAGTAACTCCTGATAGTTGACAGCAATTTGAAAACCTTGTAAACTATAAACTGTACCTTGTGATTCTGCTTCTGTCATAAATTCTTCATCTGTAAACTCTCTAGCATCCACATCTTCTTTTAGAAAATTTATGTCAACTATATACACTCTTAATTCTTTCATAATCTTATCTTTTTATGGCGTAACTTGCGCCGATTGCTAATTCTTTTAAAATTCTCTTTATTGCTTTCATTATTTTCGCGGGATAAAAATTAAGAAGAAAGTAAAATAGCTTTCAACTGTTTTAAAATATCTAAAGTATTATTATATCTCAATACTTCATTTTTATAAGTCTCAGATAAAGTATTTGAATCTTCTAATAACTTACTACGTTCCTGGTTTTCCTTCTCTAATTTCAAGATAAGGTTTCTAAGCTGTTCTTTCATAACTTAGATAAATTTGATTACTTCAACACACTTCTTTTTTCTGTCTGTGGGGTGGTTTTTTATCAAGTGTACTGTATTATTATGCATTTCAAAAATATTCCCCGAATCAATTAAAAAAGCTCTATACTCAGAGTAACCAAATTCATCCTCTGAATTATACTTTTTATTATGAATTCTCAAGAAACCCCTTCCGCTCATGAAATCCTTATCAATATCAAAACTATTAAAGATACTAACCTGACTTCTCTCAATCTTATTAGCTTTTAGTCCTAAGCCTTTGAGAAGTTGGTTTTCTTTTTTAGATGTTGGATAAAAAGTCTGACTTTGCAGAATTTTATCTTTCCCAATTTTATTTAGTACCCCTCTTATTTGGGATAAATTAGATGCGTTTACAACTGCTTTCATAGTTTTTATGTTTTTAGTTTGGCAAAATTATTAACTATTTGCCGAAGTTTAACTCTTTATACTGATCTCTTAATCTGTCAATCGGTTTCATAATTTTAAATTCTTTTTGTTATTTAAAAAGACAGGCTACTATTATTACAGATAAAGCTGTTGTTTAAAGCTCTATTCTGTGGCTTCAGCTGTCTTATATTTTTGCGCGAAAAGGACTAAACAGAAAATTGACAAATTCTATCATCACTCAAAAGATTATCATAATAGTAGACTGTTATCATAGTTCTACCAACTTCTACTTTATTAACCACATAACGAGGTTTCAAAAATCCATCGTTTAGAGCTATTTCAATTACTTCTTTAATGTTTGTCATAACTTTATTATTTTAGTGCCTTAAAACGGCTGTTAGTAGTCTTAATTTAAGTTTTTGGCTAATGCTTGTGAATAAATCGGCGGGAAAAAGAGTTAAACAACAATAACATTCGTATAATCAAAAGAACAGTTTCTATCATAGAGTAAAGAAGCCAAATCTTTAAAGGTAATATAAACAAAACTGTCAGAACCTTCCTTAAATCTAGTATAGCTGTCTAATACCAGTTCAAATTCATAATCCGTATAGCTATCATAATCCGAAAACTTACAACAGCCCTTATTAATAAGCTCCAAGACTTTTTCTTTTGGTATTTTTATTGTGTCCATATATTACAAGTTTTTAAATGTGTTTATTGGGTATTTATGTCCTTTTTATACAACCCTATGTATACTTTTACTAATTTAATATATCTATATCGTGCTAACTTGGTATAGGTTTGATTTTTAAATTTTTTGCGGTTTTGGTGGTTGGTTGGTGGGGTTTAGGGGGTTGGGTGGGTTTCTCCTCCACTCTTACTTTGTATTTCAAAGTACTTTTATACAATTAAAGAAGCCTTTTAACTCGTTAAATCCGACAAATTGTCTTTTATGTCATTACCTCTATCCTTATTGGGGATTGTTTTGGCTTTTGCAAATACAAATCCGTTGTAAATCTTCTCTGTGAAGGTGTGTTTTGCATTACGTTGCATAGTCTTTTCGCTTATTCCTATCATATTTGACAGTTTTGATGCTCCTTTAGAGTAGAATAGTTCTTTTGTTTGTACGTTTTGCACGATGTAATTCATAATTATAGTCTTTTTTATTCGTTAGATACGACAAAAGTACTAAATCTATTTGATTCTACCTAATTAAAGTTAATTCTTTAAGACTCTTTTAATTCTCTGTAGTGTTACGAGGGTATCTAGTGGTGTATTAATCTTTGTTATTTCTATACTACCTTTTACTACTTCCAATGCTTCTTTTAAAACTGTTTCTAACTCTTCTTCGCGGAAAATACTCTTTTGCAGTTCTGTATGTAGCCTGTCTCTTTCAAATCGTACCGTATCTACTTGATTCTGTAATATGCTTACTATTGATGTTGTATTGTTCATAGCTGTTTTTATTTACTTTGTTTAGTTTTCTTTTTGCGCCCAATTATAAAACTCTAAAACTGCCTCTTTGAAATCTTCTTCGTCCATTAGGTAGGCATAATGTCCTTCACTTAAGGCTGTATTGTTTGAATACTTTTTGAATAGTTCAGCTATTAGAGTGTTAGCCTTATTATTGTTTTCTGTTGTGTTCATGATTTTTTACTGTTTTTATTTTCTCCCCTGAAAATAGATAAACTTTTTTACATGGTAATAAGTTTTACAAATCTCTTTTGCTTCTTTTAGTGTGTCAGCTGTTATTACTTCTATCGTAACTTCTCCCTCTGAACCTATAAATGTTAATTCGTAATCGTTCATACTGTTTTTGTTTTAAGGTTTTTCTTCCGCCGATTACAAATCCCAAAATCTTTGGCTATTTTCTGTCACCTGTCTGTTCCTTCTTATTGCTTCGGTCAAATCTTTATTAACATTTATCTCGCTAAATAGAACTCTTATGGTGTCACCCATATAAAGGACATTTATAAACTCATGCTCTCTTTTACCTGAATATAAACTATCTATATCCTCTTTATAGGGTTCTGAAACTATTAGCACTTCTTTCGGATCATCTCCTAACATATTACCTGCCAGACAATAATCTTCTAGCCCTGTTAAATTCTTAGCATAGCTATTGTCGTTAGGAACGTATTTTTTATTTAAGTAACTCATAGCCTTTATATTTTAGGGCAGTTATCCCAATTGATTAAATATTTGTTACAGTTTATTGTGATTGTTTTTAAGCCTTTTCTTGGCTGTCTTAATCTTGAATCACATATGAGTTTTACCTTTCCTTCTAACTTAAATACTGTTGTTACATAGTTAGAACTGTTTCTTGTTCTTGATGCTGTTAATGTTTTTCATTTTTTAATTCTTTTTTCGCGCGATTTAAAGATTATCTTTTAAAGTGAAAAACGCTTCGGCTAAATTGTTCCAATAGTCTTGGCAGAATTGTTCTTCGTCTTTTATTTTTATGCCCGCGTCTTGAGCATTCTCAATGATTTCATTGTAATAAAATGGCACGCTTAAAACACTTGGCAAACCTTTCAACCACTCCGCAAAAACCTCTTTCAACGGCTGATTACAGTTATTAGCGTGGACGTATTCCGACTTAAAAATATTGAAGCAAGTTTTGATCTTATCATAAAGATAACATTCATTTGAATAGCCGTAAACATCAAAGTCAATATTATCAATGATTGTTTTTTCAAAGTGAGTATAAACTGAAGTTTGCATAATATTATATTTTATCAATTAACATTTCTAAAGTGTTTAAAACTGCAATAAGAGCTAGGATTATTAAAGCTATTATTGATATGATTTCTCTGTTTAGCCAAAACCAATTGTTACGTATTTTTTTGGCAAAGCCTTTATAGATTGTTTTCATTTTTAAACTGTTTTTAAATTCTTTTCTCCCGCGAAATTTACAACCAATATAAAGTTGTTTCTAATGAATCAGTAATGCACCACTCATTAGCATAGTCTTCACTAATCAAACCATCCTTTTGGTAGCGATCTACTTTGTTGTTATACGCTTCACGCCTTGCTGGTCTGTCTGGTACTCCATCACGTTCGTATTGTTTTGCTATTTCGTGTAAATCGTTTAGCTTAAATTCCTGGTCAAATTGTTGCTTTGTCATGATATTAGATTTTAGGTTGTTTCTTTGCCTCTGAATACTCTTTAAAAAATTTAACTCCAAAATATTGCAAGTTTTCATCTTTGCTTAATTTGTCGTAACTTCCTGAATAAACTTTGTTATCAACTGGACTTTTATAATAAACTAGCATAGCTTTTACTTTTTAAATTTATATTCTCTTACGGTTTTACTTTGTTTGTCGGGCGAAGTTGAAACAAGCTTAACCACAACATAACCCGCATAAGTATAGGCACGTGTAACAGTTTCAGAACCTCCTAAACGTCTGAACCACTTAACGGTGTCTTCATTTGTAGTTAATCGGTGTTGCTCTTCTGTTACCTCTTCAACTTCTTTGCTTATTTCTTTGTAGGCGTTTTTTGTGCCTGCTTTTTTCTCTAACTTTGTTTTAGTTTCTATGATTGTGTACATAATACTATTTTTTTGTAATTAATTTAATAGCTTTTTTAATTGCAGTTTCTATGTGGGAATCATTGCATCCGTCTGGATAGCTTTTAAAATCGTAATCGAAATTTAAAATATTTTCGCCTGGATTTTCTACTAACTCGCCATCAACTAAGGAAAATTTTCTTTTTAAAATTCCTTCAGAAATTACTAAACGATTATGTTTTTGTCCTTCTGAAAATTCATTATAAACCATACTATGTAAACGCAAAACGCCTACAGAATCAAGGTCAAAATATTTATGAAAAATAGTTAATACTTTAACTAATACTTCAAATTGGTTAACTGGATATTTCATAATAATAAGTTTTAAATTGTTTAGTGCCGTTTGCTAATTGAATAGCCACAACTATATTGAACGGCTTTTTGTTTTTCTTTTCCCGCATTTCGCCAACAAAAAAGAATTAATAATATATAAAAAATCCCTACTAAATAGGGCGTGATAATTTTCGATAAATTTAATAATAGTTTTTAATTAGAACCTTAACTAACTATGACTTTTCTCGCACCCTGCAATCGCTCGGCTAAATTAATAGTGAGTTTTATATGGTACTTTCATAGCTCCCAATTTCCGCAAAAAAGATAAAACAACCGTTTATATCATCTTAATCACTTATTGTTAAAACCCAGGCAAAGTCTTAGAGAGTTGGTTTAAAGCCTGTCAGTATTTCAAAGGACTGTAATATAATTCTTTTGTAAAGGTAAGCAACTTAAATCTAATAACCTAATTTATTTTGTTAAATTTTTCGGGCGAAAAAAGAAACTAAACAAAGGATAAAAAGAACTGCTTAACTAATACATTACAAAGATAAGGAAGTTAATTGAATAAACAATAACTAAAAGTGTTAAAGTTTATAATTAATTTCAATACCTCAAAAAGAACTTTGTTGACTAACAACATTACAAAGGTCAGCATAAAATAATTAAAATAAAAATAGGATATGAATTATTATTTTTGTATTACGTGCGGGCGCGATCATATTATTAGAAAAGCATTTGATTTGATTTGTTATTTATTAAATCCTGAGCAAAAAGAAAACTAAAAACAGGAGCAACAACTGCTAATAACATAACTAAATAAGAGTAGTAAAACAGTAGCACAAAAGTAACTAAGATAGTAACCAAGGCAAGCACTTTTTTCCAGGTTCAAACTTTTTGGCTTCTAAGGCTCGAAAATAGTTTTGAGATAGCAAGGTAGGGAGTACCAAACAAACAGCCCGTCTTGAACCAGTGGAACCCTAAGGTGGACAGGTGCAATACCACTCTCAATAAATTTTTTATATTAGATACTTGTCTACATCTTCCTGCTCAAATATCCAAGTCTTATTTTTTATTATTGAGTCTATTATGCTTTCACTTACTTCACAAATTTCAGAGAGTTCTGCTATTGTGTGTTTACTTATATTATCCCTTATAAAAGTTGCTTTGTCAAAGTCAGCTTTTGTATGTCTATTCATTTTACAGTTCATACTTAAGGGAATCCATCTACAATTTTCTGGATTGTATCCTTGGTCGTTATCTCTTCTGTCAATGGATAGATGTTCTTTATATCCGTTCTTTAGAGCCCACTTATAAAACTCTTGTGAGTCGTCTAACCACTCTTTATAAATATCTATACCTCTAGATCCGTAATTTTTATAATCCTTGCAGTTTTGATTATAACATCTATTCTTCATGGCATGGAAAATTCTTTTGAGCCTTGAGTTTTTTATATTATTATTTTTCTTTTTACCCGCGGATTTAGCACAACAGCTCGAATAGAATTCCGCATTTTCTATGGAATAAGTCTTTACTCCTCTACAAATCCTACATAATAAGTCTATAGAATTATTTTTATAATCTATATGTTTTATTAGTTTCTTCGCCCCGTTTTTAAGGTAATGCCAATTTCTCTCTTTAATGGGCTTTCTACATCTTTCTTTAGTACAACTACAAGCCTCTTGCCTAACTGTCGTTATAGTTCTATTGTATGTTTTAGAACAGCTTACACACTCAATTTCAAAAATTCTATGAGATGCTTGTTCATAGTCCTCATTTAAAATTTTAAATCCATTAATTATACTTCCAATCTCTATTGGTTCTGGCTTCCTCACTTTGTATCCGTCAGGTTTGTAAACCCAAAGTAAATTATCCGCCTTTACATTCATATTATTACCATCCTTATATCCCACATAACTGAAATTTTCAGGGTTAGGTATAAATAATCTAGCAACTGTAATTGCAACTAGGAGTTTAGTTTCTTTACCATCGAAACTAAGTTTAACTACCCTTTGTTTATTCATCTTAAGAATGTTTCCCGTCTTCTTGTTTTTTACCTCTCCATTTTCATTTACTTCAAACTGTGGGTATTTTTCTATTGTCTTAAACATATTTCTGTTTGGTTTTTATTTTTCGGCAATTCTCAATAAATTTTTGTATCCTCTCAAAAGAACCATCTTCTAATAATTATATTCTAACCAATAGTCAGGGTTCTCCTGTAATATTTTAAGTAGTCTTTCAACGTAAGCTCTATCCCCTCCATTCAGAGTTTCAGTCCACTTAAAAGCTTTTTTATCAAAGTTCAGAGGCCTGTAATACTCTTCCCAATCTAATTCTTTACCACTACTTAAGGTTTCTAATTCTATATTTCTAGAGATTTCATATCTTATGCTATACCTTGTAGAATCCCAATCTTCTATTTCTGGTGATACAGTATTTAGATAGCCGTTGTCTTTTATTCCTATGTGTTTTATTATGTTTAAATCTAATCCCATTTTTAATTTTCTTTTTTCGGCGGTTTTATTATACTCTCTATGAGTTTTTATGTACTCACAACTTATTTAAACCCTTTTCTCAAACTATTGATAGCAATATACCACTTGTAAAATTATCGTCTCTCTAATCAGTTAAAATCAAATGTCTTCTTTTTCTATTATATTCTCTATACTTATCAGACATATAGTTTTCTACTCTTATAATGTAATCGAAGTGTACTAACCACATAGAATCTTCTTCTAAGTTTAATACGTGTGCCATTTGCGCATCTCCATCAATTAAGCTTACCTTGCATACATCTACTGTTCTATTCTTATATATCCAAATAATTGAATTTTCTTGTATTTGGTTTTCTACTGTTGGTATTACTTTATTATCTTTTTGTTCTAGTTGTTCCATTTTTAGTTTTCTTTTTGCGTGATTAATTCGGGAGCCTCTTCTCGCCATGCCGTAAAGCAATTAGCATCGTCGTTCTCTGCTTTTTCAAATCCCTTGTAAAAACATTTTTTACCAAAGGCTATTAAATCTTCTTTTTGTATAGTTTTTCATTTGTTTTATTTTTTATCCGCCAATTTTTAAAATTAAAGATATTTTACAGTCCTTACTATGTCATTGACAACATCTCCAAAGCATATTACTGTTGGTTGTGAGTATCTTTGTTCTAATGTTTTAAACTCAGGAGTTTCTTTCAACCCTTCTCTTACCATTTTAGCCATATCCTGTAATCCTTGAGTATGTTGTTTTTGCAAGTCATTTAATTTTGACAATTCTTTGCAATGGGTTATCAGTTTTTGTATTACGTCTTGTTTATTCATTTTTATTTTTAAATTAATTCTTTCCCCGCCAAACTAAAATATAGATTCTGAAGTTGGTGTACGTACTCGCAGTTTAAGCTAAAAGAGTGGTCTGCGATATTTATAACCTCTCTTAATTCCGCTTTGCCTTCTATACTTAAAACTAGATAACAATATTCTTGAATTTGAATTGAAAAATTTCCATAAGTGTCATCTCTAAATCCGTTGTTAATAAGAAACTCTTTTGTTAGGGGAATTCCTTGATATTCAGAAGCTATGTTTTTATTTATCCTAGTAGTACTTAGTCTACTTACTGTTTCTGTCCAGCCGTTTCTTAGTAGTAGGTTGCCTAGTCTTAATTCTTTTATTTTCATCTTTTTTCCGCGATTTTAATATTTATCTAAAGTTTGTTTTAAGTACTTCCAGATTTTAGGGGCTTTATTAGGCAAATCAGCCAGTCCTACACCAATTTGAGGTATAACTAAAGCTCTGTATTTCTCGCTTTTTAGAGCCAAATCTACTTTTTCAATATCACTGTTAAATTCTAATAACCAACTGTCAAAATCTGAGTCCTTGTAAAAACTGCTATATTGATTGCTAGGGTATTTCTTTGAGAGTATTCCTATGGCATTTTCTTCCCCTCTCATTTCTTTAGCCTGCCCGCCTAGTCCTTTTCTTAAAAGATTATCGCCAAATAAATAAAGTACATCTAGATTTTGTTTTAACTTCTCCCTCTTTATTATTTTTTCAGTTCTATAAACTGTTATATTGTTTTTCATTTTAAAAACTTATTCTTAAAGCTCTAAACCAATTCAATAATTTTAGATATTTCTTTTCAAAACTGTACCCCCAATTACCCGTGAACAAGAAATTAATAGGAAGTAGGAGAAACATCAAAATCATAGTCAATATAGCAAAAGGTAATGTCAATCTAGTCCAAAAACTTACAGGCACTTTCTCTTCAGAATAGAAATCCATTTTCATAGCTATAAACCTGTCACATAGTTCTTCACTGCTTACTTTATTTAATTCTGGAAACAACTCCTTGAATCTTGGGATGTAATTTAGGTCGCTATGAGACCATGTTCTTTTAAGTTTTCTGTACATTTTTATTCGTGTATAATATATTAGTTATTTTAGTTATAATTTACTTTAATTGGATAATATGTTATCTATTCTAAGTTTTTAACAAGGATATTATAGTAGTTAAATCCGCTTTCTAATATTTCAAAATCAGTTTTAGAAGCTTTCTCTTTAAAACCTATCAGTTTTATGGGATGCCCCTCATAATAATCAATTATTATCTCTGCATTCTGATTGTTTCTAACTACTTCACTATCTGTAATAAACTTTGATAAATTCATATTAAATATATTAAAATTTCACTTCCTATGTGATTTCCATCTCGAAATCTATGAGATTTTATTTCTTCTTCTATTTGAAACCTTTCTTTTAAGGATTTATCAGAGCAATTTCCCCAACTGTCAGTTTTTTCTTTTGTAAGTAGTATTTCTTTACTACTGAGTCTTTCTATTTTTATCATCTTTTAAAAATTAATTCTGAACTTACATCACTACCATTAGACAAACGAAATTGACCTAGAAAAATACTGTAGTTGGTTATTATCAGAGTATCTTTTCCTAATACTACAGTTTTGCCTAAATTCTCTTGATATTTTTCTCTTTCTGCGCGATTTTGGCTATCAAATTCTGTAGCTATTGCTAAAAGAATTGTTATTGACACTATAGCTAGAATTGAAAACAGTAAAATTAATTTTTTCATATAATCACTTTATTATTTTATAAACTCGGTTCCTCTTGAAAGACTTTGTGGATCATACCACTCTTTGCAAATCAAAACTGTTTCTCTAGATTTTAATTCTTTTAATATTTCTGATCCTTGCTTCTCACCAAAACGTTTTAAAATATAATCCTCGTCTTCATAAGGACTTAGAGAGTACTCTTTTAGATTTTCTGGCGGATCATAAGTTTTTATTATTTTCATAGACCTAAAGAGGCTTTAACTTTTTTATGCGCCAATTCTTTTATGACATCATCTGTCAACATTTCTTTAGCTTTATCTACAATGAGCTGTTTTAAATCCATATCTTCCATAGCAACTTTCAAGCCCTCTCTAAAACAGTTCTCTAAAGCCCAGTCAAACGCATCTTCAAATTTATTAGCTTTATTGCTAACCCAAGATTTTTTAAAGTACTCATCTAAACTGTTATTTATATTTTCTCGGTTTTTGTCAACTGCCTTCAAAACCATTTGCTTCATTGATTCTAAAGCCATCTCTTTTAATTCTGCTACTGTAAATTCTATCTTATCCATTTTTAAAGTGTTTCTGTAATTGTTTTTTTTAAATTCTTTCTCCACCATTTCTAAGTTCTCCTTAGACTTTTTTAAACTAAGTCTCTGCTGTTCTTTTAATTCCTCAGGCTTTAATATAAAATTCGCCAAAGACAGTTGAAAAGAAGAGTCGGATAGGCAAGCTTCATACCAATTAAATAGATTATCTTTTGATATGCTATATCTAAAACAGTCTAATACATTCTGAAAATCAAAAAAATAATCTGCAAATTCAAAAACTGTTCCTATATCTCCCGCAACCCAATAATAATCCAAATCCTCATCCAAGCTTAGATTAAAATACTTCTTAATCCACTCTTGAGTAATTTTTTCTGTTAATTTATTCCAATCTTCTATCATACTTTTAACCACTCTTTTAAGTCTTCTATTAAAGTTTTTTCTGCGCCCGTTTCTGATATATGCGTCAATTTACCTTTATGGTAAGCAAAGTAACCACAATCTTTACCGCCTATTTCCAAAGAAAATTCATTATCCGAATCTATTTTCCAATCTACAATCAATGTTCCAATTTTTGATTTATAAATATCTGTTATTTTAGAGTGGTGTTCACTAACAAGAGCAATTATTTTCAGACTACTTATATAAACAGATTCGCTTACATCCGCTTCTACTATTTCTTTAAGTATTTCTAGTTTCGTCATCCTTTTATTTTATCTGAAATATCTTCTAAAACTATTTCCATTGCTCTGTCTAAACTGTTTACTTTTGCGGGGATATGCCAAACAGTTTCTTTTTGATCGGGCGTTGTAGCTATAATCCAAAAAGGTTTTCCATCATCACCTATGTCAAACTGTATATAAAAACCTTTATATCGTTTCATTTCTTAGGTACTCTTTAATTTCCTCAATACTCATTTCATCAATATCTTCTAAAGCCATCTCACAGAACATACTTGTTTCCCTTTGTTTATAGTCGGCTATAATGCTCTGTAAACTTTCTAAAGTATAATTTGTCTTACTTAAACCACTACATTCTCGCATAAACAATTCTACTCTTGATTCCATATTTATAGCATCTATAACCTCTAAATAGAGCTGGTTCAAAAGTTGGGACTTACTCATCTTTTCAAATAATTTTACTAAGTCTGGTCTCTGTTCTTTTAATTTTTTAATTGTTTCTATCATAATAATTGTTTTACTTTTTCTTTCACGGCGAGAAATTCTTCTTCTGTAATTGTTTTTATACTTTCTTCGTCGTTCAAGTTCTCACCTTTAAAATAAAGTTCAGCAATTGTTGGCAAACTGTCTCGATAATCTTTGCGGAAAAGAACTAAATAATCCTCATAGCTATCTCTTACTTTTGTAAAACCTACTTCAGGATAAACATCTGAATTACCAGAAGTCTCTATCTCAATTTTGTAGTATTCATAAGGCTCCCCTCCAAAATAACCCAAAGAGAAGTAATAAATTCCATCTCCAACAGTTATTTCTTCTGTTACAGTTTCTATTGTTTTATTCTTTATTAATTTCATCCTCTAGTTTTACGTATAAAAATATATTATCTTTCTTCTTGCCTGTCTCTGTGTCAACTTCATAAGCTATAGAGCCACAACAAGGTGTACTACCAAACCAATTCTCATACCAGTTTCCACATACATTACAAGCTACTGTAAAATTCTCTTCGTTCGCCATAGTTTTCTCATCTGTTAAAATACCAAATTATTATTGAAGTGTTTATTAAAATGTGGAATATATTGTCCACAATTATCATTAGCCAAGTGCTAAGCCATACAGGTGTTTCTTTTTCAAATCCCCAATTATCACTTTTGAAATTCCAATTTACTAATTTTATCCAATATTGAGCAAGCCTATATCTGTCAATAAAATAATGTGTGATTAAGATAGGGAGCCAAAAATAAAAATTAACTAGATATAAAAACAGTAGGCTATAAGTTATAGCATGTATGAAAGCAGGTAAAAAACGTTTAGTTTTATTTTGTGCCACCCAATTGTTCTGAATCAAGTAGTCACCTATAAAATGGAACAGTATTCCTAGCATTACCGCTTTAGATTCTTCCATAATTTTTATTTAAGGTTGCCAATATATATCTTTATGGATACTTTTAAATTTATTTTCATATTTTATAAAATTCCAAATGAAGCCGTAGTCATGGCAAACGAACTTATTCTTTATCCAACCGAAATTACTAACTTTCAAGTCAGACATAAACTTAGGAACTGTTTTTGGTCTTTCTTTTCCTGGTTTTTCTTGTGTCCGCTCCATTATTAAAATTTTACCATTAGGACTTATCCATTTAACAGGTGCAAACCAGTCCTTGACCCACTCTAAATGATTTTTAAGACCTTTGACTTCTTCCCAAAGTAAGTATTCTGCCATATTACAGCTCCCGTTATGAGGCTCTACTTTAATTACGTATCTAGGATCCAAATTGTACTCGTATACTGAACGATAACAACCTTCTCCAAGTTTTTGCCCACAAAGCATAGTTACAAAATCTGTTGCAACATCTTGATAAGACAATAAAGCATGTACTTCATTTAAATTGTTTAGATTATTCTTTAATCTATTAGGTTCGTAAGGGTCACTAATCATAATAAATATTTATCAATTGTTCTCCAACGTGTGACTTCAATCCCTTCAAAACCGCTTGAAGTATATGATTCTTTTAATACTTTATAGGTTTCAAGCCACACTGTAACTTTACCTACTTTCTTTGGCAACCAAGCATATTTTAGAAATACTTGTTTAGTTCCATCTTCTATGTTTGCTGATAGTATTCTCATAGTGTAAAAGTAATCTATTTTAAATGTAAATCAAATATATTTAACTTTATTATAACAAAAAACCGAAGTGTTTTAGGCTTCGGTCTAACTTAATTTTCACGTCGAATGAAAATCTCTATGATGTTGCAAGCTTTACTGCCCACATGCAAGCTTCTTCAAATTTTGTGATTGCTATTGAAGCAAGTCTCGGATCTAATTCTTTTGCATCTTCTATCGCATTAATAATTCTAGCCGTTTGTTCTTTGAAAAAGTTCACATTTCCAACTCCGCTTGGATTAAATTCTGCTCTTACTATTTGTTCTCCTTTTGTTTTCATCTTAAATAAATTCTTCTATTTTTGTTGTAAGGTCTGACATATCTTCGATAACATCTTCCAACCAATTCAATTTGTACTTCAAAATATCAACAGTAGGTATAAATACAGGCTCTCCACTTTCAACTCCTTTTGTGGGAGCTTGGAGTCCTGCGCCGTACACTTTATTTACTTTTGATTCTAGCCTTTCTCTGACTTCAACTAATCTTTGAAGTTTATAGTCCAACTGTTGTAAAAAATTATCTAAGTCTGGCTGTTTTTGTACTACGTTTAAATCACTCATTTTTGTTTGAATTTAATATTTTGACATTACCAAAACCTCCTATATAATAATTTGAAAACTCTTTTGTAGTAGAACATTCGGTAGCTTCTGTCTTTTTTAACATTTGTGCTATTGTTTTATGATCCTCGTCGGTTACGGGATAAAATATATACGGAGGCTCTTTTATAAAAAAATCAGGTTCTTCACTAGCTAAATGGTATAAAGAATCTAGGACTTTTCTAAGGTTTGAGTTGCTAAAATCATAAATGTCAGAGTAGTGATTATTTAATGATACTTTCATTTTGTTTGTTTTAATTATTCTCTAGGAGAAATTATACTGATTACGTCTATGTTTAATAATAAAATCGCTGTTGCTTTCGCATTCTTTAAAGCTACTGAAATACCTTTCTTAGAATCGATGATAGAGTCTTTCAAAAGATTTGAAGTTTCATCTGTTGAGCCGTTATAACCCCATCCATAAATTTCAAATGCTTTTTTAAGGTGTTCTTCGGGACTTCTTCTTGCATTTTGGCAAATCTGCTTTAGAGGTGATAGTAAAGCTCTCTTGAAAGCATCATAACCATATTGCATATCTGAATTTTCAAAGGTTTTGTTCATCAAATTAGAAATATGTGCCAAAGCTGAACCTCCTCCTGCTAGAGAACCCTCCAATAAGACTGATTTTACCGCTTTTATGGCGTCATCTACCCTGTCAAACACTTCTGATGCTCCAACTTCAATATCCCCCCCTACAACAACTGTAACGGATTTCCCTTCTAGAGTTTTTATGCGGTGATTTAAAAAGTCTGTGTCAATTTCAGCATCCTGACTCTGCAAGTTCCTAAGTTCTTGCAATTTCAAATCAACTTCTTGCTTTCTAGGATTCGTTATGTTGGTTGAATTCAAGTTTACGGTTACTTTTTCTGCAAAACCTGCTTCCAAAGGTTCTTGCTGTCCTTGCCTATAGACTTTTCCGCCCGTATACAAAGCGATGTCTCTCATTGTCTGCATCCTACTGTCATCATCTCTATACATGGGAGCTTCAATAAGCATTACGCTTGCTCCTGAAGCGACCACTTTAGCTAATTTCTCACTTGCGAAAGTGGGATCGCCCAAACGTTCAACAACTAATAAAACTGATTCTCCTTTGTTCTTCTTTGAATTGATATAGGATTTTACTTCTTCTGAATCATGCACTTCATACCCTTCAAATACCAAGACGTTGCAATTATCAGCCTCAAATACCCCTTTGGCTTCGTTATTGATAAGGCTTGGCGTGAACCATCCTCTATCTAATTTCATTCCCGTGGAAACTCTCAAAGAAACTGATTTTTCCTTTATGGATTGTATTGAATCTATGATTCCTTCTCCATTATTGGATTCTTCATAGGCTCTTGCAATAATTTCTCCAATGTTTTTATCGTTATTGGCTGAAACTGTTGCAATGTCCCTTACTGTTTTCTTTGTAGTTTTCTTGGCGAATTTATTGAGGTACCTTTGAGCATCTTTATGTGCCTCTTCCATACCGAACTCCATTTTCTTGTTAAAGTTTTCTCCAATTTCTTCTACTAGGGATTGAGCTAGGACTAGAGTTGTTGTGGTATTATCCCCAATCTCTGTCAAAGTTTTAACGGCCGCCTGTTTAGCCAGAAGAACGCCCTGATATTTCACAGGGTCATTCTCTAGGATATGTCGGGCAACAGAAACACCGTCTTTGGTAACTTTAGGTACTCCCATTTGGGTATTCTCTAAAACAGCGAGTTTTCCCTCTGCCCCTAAAGTTCTTTTTACGGCGTTGCAAACTATATTAAAACCTTCCAATAAATCTTTTTTATCTCCTACTAATGTTGCCATTCTTATAAGTCCTCCGTTTGTTTTTTAGCTGTTCCGTCTTCTACTAAAGCCTTGTGTACGTTCTTAAATACATTGACTAAATCTAATGCGTGGGCACCCAGAGTAGTCATTCCTGATACAGGTCTTTGACTGAAAAATGAATTCGCATTTGGATATCCCGCCCATTCAATGTCAACCGTATCTAGATTCTTATCCTCTGTGAAATTAGGATTTACTAATTGCGGGTAGACATCTAAAAACACATCATCTACTCTGTTATCGGCAACTACCAAATTCAATAATTCGATTAGATTATAAATTTGATACCCTTTAACGTCAATAGTAACCACTTGATCGGGGGAGTAAGTATACTCCATTAAATTAATTTTTTCTTCCATATTAAAAAGGGAGTCCTGAATTATCTACTGTTTCCTGTTTCTTAGTTTCTGCTTTTGGCACAGGTTGTTCATTACTTTCTCCCGAAACCCATTTCAATCTTTCTGTCTGTGCTTTTAGGACTTCTAAAAGATATTCATTCTTAGCTTCTAAACTTACCGCACTTGGCTTATTTTTACCTAAAGCATCTTTTTTCCAAACGATTGCAGGAATATCTCCTTTTACTGATGTGCCGTCTTTATAGTAAGCGTTTGTCAAAGTTCCTTTTAATTTCTCACCATCAATTTGGATAGAAATTCCAATTTTAGAATACTTATCTCCTTCTGGAATAAAGTTATATGCTTTAATAGTAATATTATCACCTTTGTTTAGCTTAGGTAAGAACTTAATTAAACTTTCTGCGTAAGTATCTACATTTCCTTTTTGATCGGCTATAGACACTGGTACATAATGAACAGTATCCCCATCTTTAATATTTAGAGATATATCATCTCCAAATTTGCCAGAATAAATAGAAACAGATTCTAAAATTCCACTAACCCCATCTTTATAGTACTTTCTATAGGAGATGTTACCCTTTGTAGACTCGTGTCTGACATAATTCGCTTTTTCTTCTTTTGAATATTCAAACCATTGACCTGATCCAAATTCAAGCTGAAGAAACCTTTTTTCAATTGCCATTCTTATTTAATTTAGTTATTTAATTTTTCTGTTATGCGGAAGTATTCTCCCAAATTCTTTTGCAATTCTAAATACTCCTCAAATTCATCAGCTAGAACTGCTCTCTTTTCAGCTTCTTCTCTGATTAAATCTGCTGTTGATTTTTCCACCGCTTTATATGAGTCTGTAAAATTTAGGGTAGCAAAACTATCAGTAATACCACTACTTCCAATATAGCCCACATTACTTTGTGGATAATTTCCCAAAACTTCACTTTTTGTCTTTGTAAATCTTAGTGATAATTCTAAGAATCTTTTGAACTTTTCTTCCATTTTATTGTGTTCTTGATAATATTAATGATTCTGCTATGAGATTGGACGCATCTTTTTCATCACCCTCTATCATTTCAAATGTAATTTTTGCGTGAACTCTTTTACCTTTATAGTCCGATTTAATTTCTAATTTGTTTTCTTCCATTTTATTTCTTTTACCCAATCTGTTAATTTTTGATACCAAGGTCTTGAAATCATGTGAATCATATAGTAAATCATCTCAGGGGTTTCTTCAATTTCATAAATATCTCCTGATTTGGTTGTCAATATGCTTGAAATCATTGAAGTTTCCACACAAGACTGAAATTCTTCTAAGTCTATAATTAAATCATTGAATTCATATTCAACCTCATCTTCTGGAAGTAGCATATAACCATTTTCGTCGATTTCTTCTGTTTCATCTTCCTCTAAATCAGAGGGAGGTGTGATATTCATAGACTTAAACCAAGCAGATGTCCCAGGCTTTGCAAAATCTTCATCCCCATCAGAATTTCTATTTTTCTTGACGGCTTTTTGAATTCTTTTTTGACCTTCTTCTGTCGGTATGGTTGTTACTGCGGTTAAAAAAAGTAATTTCATCTATTTTTTAATTTCTAGTTGGTCAAGTAAGATTGAACAGTTTGTTAAACACGCCGCTAAATGGTCTTTAAAATTTTCTTCATCTCCTTCAATAGGTTGAACCATTTTCTTTACATGTCTGAATAATGCCCATAAAATCTGCTGTTTGTCTAGAGGTTTTTTACTGTTACCGTGTTCATATTTACCTTTATTCGCCGAAAATCTGTCAGCCATCAAATCTAAAATACCTAAATTAATTTCGGAGTAGTCTGCTTTATTGACTGTTTCTTTTTTACCTTCTGTTGTTTGAAAGGCAGGTTGTTGCCACTTACTTTCCCACTGTTTAATAACTTTCTGTTCGGCTAGACCTTTATTAAGCTCTTTTTGCCTTTCTTGATTTGCTTCTGAAAGTTTATCTTCTCTGAATAGTCTATTAAACTTTGCATCTTCCGCTCTATTTAGAATATTTCCCACACTCTTTAACAAAACATCAGATTGAGCCCTATTTAATTGTACTTTTCTAGCTTGGTCAATAAGCTCTTTACCCTTATCTGTCATTGAACCTGCCCCAATATCTTGTAGTTCTGTACTTGGTTTGGCGGGCGAACAATAAAAAATAACATCAATATCTTTTGAAGTGGTATTCACATTTGTAGTTTTTCCGTTTTCAACTTTAATCATCTAGACTTGAATTAATTTTTGATTTACTTGATAAGATTCTCCCCAAAATTTAAAAGTTTGTGCACCTTGTAAATAGGCTTTCAGCATTCTTTGGTGAAAAGCTTGGTCTTGCTTTGAATTGAAATTTTCAGTCTTACCTAAAAATCTTCTTGTGTGAGTTGGTTTTTTTAGCATTATTGAATAGTTTGAAGTAATTCATTATAGTTTTTTATCACGTCTTCTATACAGTATGTGGCATTTAAGTTTGATGCGATTCTCAATAAGTCTAGTTTTTGTTCTGTTGTCATTTTTTTTGTTTTAGCTATTAAAATAATCCTTTTTATTTAACCTCCGCCAAAAAGAATCAAAAAATGTGTTAGTCACTACGATACTAAAGAGCTTCCACGACACTATAATAAGGAAATCCGAAGATACTCCTAAGCTGTAATCTCTGTCTACGTTCCTCACGTCTGAGGATAATCTTGTGGTTTTGGAGAATTACGATATCCCGACCCTTGAATTATGAGTTCAACGCTCTTACCTCTGAGCTACAAAACCTTTAAAAATAAACCTATAAATATTGATGCTGGTTTCATCTACATCCTGAGCTTGCGGAAATACTTATAGGTTTAATAATTTAATTAGAACTATACTCTCATTTCTGATTCGTGCGCCTATACCTAGAGGTAAAGTATAATTTTTAGGCAACTAATTAAATTTCTTATGCAAATATACAACCATTATTCCAATAAAACAAATCGATTAACCTAAAATTAACAATATTTTGAATAAGAACTGCATTGTCTTTCATAAGTTGGAATTTTCGCGGAAGAAAGAGTTAAAGAATCAGTAATAAGTTCATACTTCTTATCTAAAATATACTGTCTAGAAATCTCTCCATTAATATCATAGAAACTGTCTTCAAACTCCAAAATCCAATGACCATCTATTTGAGAATACCAAGGCTTAATTTCGGGTAGGAGGCAAACTAAAATAGAATATAATCTAAAACAGCTACCCTCAGTATAAATCATTTCATTGAGGTGGTAGGAGGCTTTTAATTCTTGTAGAAAAAGAAGTATTTGTTTTTTACTCACTGCTAGAATTATTTTTATATTTTTTAATAAGTGTTTTTATTAATTCTTCGACTATTTTAAAATCATCTTCCTTAAGACTGTATACACCTTTTAATAAAACTCCTTTTCTTAATTCTATAATATTAGAATCTAACATATTTATTTCTATTTAGTTAATTTTTCTATAATTCTACAAATTCAAATCTAGTCTTGTCTAGTTCAAAAACCTTACCTCTTCTTTTTTGTATTTGTAAGTAATTCTTGGTGATTTCTATAATTTCTTTTCGGCGCATCTGATGTTTTTCAGGATCTAATATAGCAATAGCACAATTACTAACACCACTTATCGATTCTAAAAAATCATTTAAGCCTGACTTCATACCTATATCACTCTGAACAGCATCCGCATTTAAAAACATTTTAGAACTTTGTGGGAGTCTTGTTATGTAAGTATGAGCTTCAGAGGCAGTTAGATTTTGTAATTCTGAGACTATAACGCAACTGAATTCGGGAAATGTGTTACCGCGCTGAAAACCCACGTGTTCAAATTGAACTTTTGATTTTATAGAATTTGAATTTTCCTTGCCAACTATTTTATCAATAGAATCATAAAAGCTTTTCAAGTACATGTCAGTTTTTTCTGACAGAGTTCCTGGCATAAAACCTATGGATTTAGATGCCTCAATTATTGGCTTACAGATAATTACTCTTTCAAACTCTTTATTCTTTAAGGCCTCTATAGCTCTATACATTTGAACAAAATCTTTAGCACACCCAGCATCACCTATAACAACAGAAATATCTTGCTCTCTTAAAAAATTTGCTACTGCTTTTTGATGTGGTTTTAATTCAGAAGTCTTTACCTGCTTGTTGCTTGTAAGGGTATGTTCTACGACTTTTGGTTTTTTGATCTCTTTCTTTGAACTTGGTTTTTTCTCTCCTGTCATTTACTTGATTGTTATTAGACTTCTAAAGTACTTATTTTATTTGGTATTTCCTACTGTTTTAACAGAAATTTATTCAGTTGTTGTTGCTTATCTTCAAGGTATTTTCTAACTTCTTCTTTCGCCGAATTTAAATCATATTCTGTTAAAAGCCAAGTATCTTCCAATTGAACATCGTAGCTAGGATTTTCCTTATAACCTTTCCATTCAATTCTAAATTTACCTAAAGGGGTTTCTAAATCGCAGTGGTTATAGTAACTCTCGTTTTCTATTGGCGGTTTATTTTCTGTCCAATTCATTTTATTTTTCAGGTTTTATCTCTTTCCAAAACTCTTCATTTCTTTCCACTTCCCTTTCGGAGATTGTTGCAAATCTTGTTGAACCTTTTAAAGAAGGGTGTAATTCATACTTTAAGTTGTCTCTTTCTACAACTACTATAAAAGAATTGTACCACTCTGTTGGTAAAGACGGATACCATTTCCTTAATAAGTACTCTTTCATTTTTTATTTGGGTTTAAATGCTTAGCATAAACTGTTGATTTACACCAAAAATTGTAATAATCTTCACTTAGTAAACTGTCCGAACAATATATAGCCTGACTTTCATAATATGTCAATTCAGCTTTTGTAAAGCACCACCTTAAAATTTCTTTTTTATAAATGTCGCCGTTTTTAATATCTTCTAGTAGCATCTTCGAAGAACCACAATACGAAGACCAAGAATAAGCTCCTTTAGAAATTCCTTTATTTACTCCGCTTTTATGTTTAGGTTTTAACATAGTTTTTCTACCCAAATACTTTTTATTTTTAGTAATGTTGGTTATTTCGTAAATAAATCCCAAAGCATTTGGTTCACAATCAGCTAGATTTTTTATTTCTTTGCCGTTGTAAGTCCAATTTACTGTTTGTTTTTTTATAGCCATTTTCTATTTTTATTACCATAGGTAAATCCGCCCATTACTATTGCATTAAACATTCGCTCAAAAAATAGATTATTAACATCCCCTTCGAGGACTTTAACTGTTATTGTAGTTTCTATTTTTTTACCCTGGGATTCTCCTGTAAAAACTCGGGTCTCGGTATTATGTAAAGTTTCCATATTCAATTCTGTTTAGTTCTTTTCTAACTGTTTCTATCCCTTCTTGGGTTCTAATTAAATCTGAAGGTTTTGCATTTAGATATTTATTTTCTTCTTCCAGCCATTTTTTAAATTTTTCTGATTCATTATTAAAAACTTCTAAGCCATATTCAAGCAGTTCATAATTTTCCAAACATTGTTTCATATTCTTCTTTTGGGTATATTTTAAAACTTAAATCGTTTATTTTATATTCTTTTTCGCCGAATAATGGTATACTTGTATTGGCAACAGAATTTATAAAATCAAATGTTTCTTGTGATAATTCAAGAGTAGTAAACTGTTTTAAGTTGTTTGATTGCTTGTCGAAATTTATAGGTATAAACTTTAGCTTACTTAATTCTTTTTTAAGTTCCTCTACGTTAAATTTTTCTGGTTCAATATAAACCTCTCTATCTAACACTTCTGTTATTGCTATGTATTTCATTTATATCTCATTTTTTTGGCTATGTAAAACACTTAATTCTTTCTGTTTTATTTTTATTAATTTTTCTATATCTGAAATTTTCTTTTGGCGCGATTTTTCTTTTTGAATTTCTTCTTTTGTGGCGAATTTAAACTGAGTCAAATTTTCTTCTGATATAGAATTTTCAAACTCATTTACAAATGGATCGGAAACAAAGCCATAAGATTTCTCTTCGCTTGATAATTTAAAAGTTTTCAAACCTCCTGAGGAGTTTATAAAATACTCACAAAATCTAGTACCTTTTACTGGATATTCATTTCTAAACAATGTTACCCAAACTTCTCCTTCTTTCACCTTTTCTCTTAGATACTCAAAACTATGTATATGATTGTCTAAAGTCCAATACTCGTCATATATTTCTTTGGCTTGGGAATAATCTATGATTTTATAATCTCTTATCTGTTTTAAGATTGAAGCTATTAAATTTCTTGTACTACATCCTTTTCTTTTGGGTGTGAAGTGTCTATATCTATTTAAGAAATTAGATTTGTTCTTTATTTTACTTACGTCTTTATTCCACTTATATAGAGTCCAAAGATTTTTTATTTGTGTTAGCATATTAAAATTTTTATAAATACTTTCTAGCAAAAACCAAACTATAATGACTATAATACTAATTTTTAGATTCATCCTTTTTATTCATCTCATCTATTATGTAAGAAGTACAGAAAAATATGGAAGCGCAGATAATACAAGTACTCCAATTAGAAAATAAAGAGGTTATTAAAAATACCCAACCCGTTATTCTAGCACATAATTTATTTGTCATAATTCTTCTATTTTTAGATTATTCAACCACTCTTTAAAATCTCCTTCTGGATTATCTTCTTTAACTCTTTGTTCAATAACTGATACTAAACTTTTCTTGGCGAGTTCTAAAGAAGTTATTACTTCCATTAAATAAGTAGCCCCTGTTGAATTAAGAGCTACTTTATTATTTTCACCATCATTTGTTACTTCTATTATAATTGTGTTGTTTAGTAGCATATTATTTCATTCTATCTTTTGTCTCATTGATGTACATATTAAGATCATCCCTTAAATCAGAAATATTAGTTAATGATTCCCTGAAAAAACCTCTTTGGTCAATAAACTCTTTATATTTTTTACTTCCTGATGCCAATTTTTCTGCCGCATTTAAAGAGCACTTTTCATAAATTGTTTCATCTTCTGGATCGGAGTATCTTCCTTCACTTATTGCCACACAAATTCTATACTTAATTGAAGTTGCTGACTTGTCATCACGTCTGATCCATTCTTTTGTAAAATAAGTATGGAATTCTCTTAGAGAAGCTTTAATGTCTATAAAACGCCCTTGGAACTCCAAAAGCGTATTTTTATTAGCATCACCTGTGTTTATAAAGTCTCTATAAGATTGTCTATCGTTATCGAATTTCTCAATAAGAACCTGCAACCTATCTCCGAAATTATCTTGCATCTTTTAGTTGTTTTTTTAGGAACTCAAAGTCTTCGAGATTGGCTCTCAGATAAACTGCGAATTTATCCGTGCCTTGCACTTTTTTCTCTTCTCCAAATCTGTCAGGGAATGTAATCCACCCTGTTGCACCTGCATTTACTAATTTAGTCTCACAAAAAATTTGAGCATATTCATCTATTTCTTGAAAACCTCCATCATAATAAAAATTTAAAGTAATAACTTCTTTTTTGTCAAATGCTCCTGCCTTACTTTTCTTAATCCTTACGTCTAATTTATGCCCTATTACATTTTTTTCTTCATCTCTGATTAAATCTTTTTTTGTAAAATCTAAATGGGTAAAAGGCATGTATTTGTTAAACTGACCACCTGGAAGGGTTTTATTATCCCCGTGCATAACTCCTGGATTCTCCCTCCATTGATTTAAAACAATTAATCCTGTTCCTCTTCTTGCACAATTGGCGTTGATTATTGGTAATCTCGTGCCCAGTTTCTTGGCCTCGACACCTATAGAAAAATCTTCGGCAGACTTAGCTTCAATGGCCACGGAATAGAAAGCTTTGATAGAGTCAATAATAATTCCACAAATATCTTCTGATTGCGAAAATACTTCTGCTGTATCTAGCATATTTTCCAATACCGAATCTTTATAGACAATAAGACGATTTTTATCTAAACCAAATCTTTCCACATGGCTGTCGGTAATGGTCTGTTCTCCGTCTAATACCGCAACAGTTTTTGTAGGATACTTTATTTGAAGCTCTCTTGCAACTATTAATGCAATACTTGATTTACCACTCCCTTCCCAACCTGTTAGCATTGTCATAGCACCTAAAGGAATAACTTTACCTTCCATATGGTAATCTAAATATGCACTACCCGACGAAGAGAAATCTAAATTAAGCGTCTCGATGTCTGAGACTTTTTTAACTTGATCTTCTACTGCTTTTCCCTTATTTAATTTCTTTAATGTTTCCTCTAATGTCATTATTTTGTTTTTTATTATCTCTTATTATTTTTCTATAATGGTATCTGCAATAACCTTTAGGGAAGTAAATGTGACCTAATCTATGCTTTTCTCCCTCTTTTTCGCACTTACTTATTTTGCAACATTTTGGCTTCTCTTCGTCGGATTTTCTTTCTGGCACACATCCGTATACTTCATATGTGTAGAGAGCTTTATCATAAAGTCTTGCTACTTCTTCCTCATATTCTGAATACCCTAAGTAATAGGAAACTTTATTTATATGTATAGTTCCTCCCCATACGTTATCTCTTAACTTATGTACCCCTACATATTTAGATGTATTATTTTTATTTGGACTTTCAAAGCTTACATTTTCTCTGACAGTGCAATATCTTAGATTTTCTAATCTATTGTCTTTTATATTACTATTAATATGATCTACTACTAATTCAGAACATCCTTTGAAAGCCATCATAACTAATCTGTGAACTCTGAATGTAAACTTTTTTCCATTTTTAGCTAAATTCAACTTTAAATAGCCGTCTTTACCCTCAACATGCGATATTATAGTTCCTTTTATATCTTTACTTCTACCTAGAGAATTTATTATAACCCTATCTAATCCTCGGATTCTACCTAAATCCGAAGCTTGATAATAACCTTCAAAATTAGGAATATCTTTCCAAATTTCATTCGTATCTGTCATATACTTTATAATTAATTTTTTCTGTAATATTTTGTTCTAACTGTTTGAATACTTCTTGTACTTTTGGATAAATATTCATTTGTTTTACTTTTTCTGCGGGAAAATTGTCATAATTTGAGTGACAGTTATTTTTAGAAAAAATTCCACACAAATAAAGAATGTTACTATCTTCGGTTGCTACCGACTTAAAATATGACTTAGGTAAAACGTGTGCTATCTCAGATGCATTTCCTTTTAGTTTTTCCCCGCATTCTTCGCAATATTTTGTTTTTGCAATTCCTATGTGCTTTTGGAAAAATTCTGGAAAGTCTTTTCGTTCTTCTTTTCTTTTTTCTAATCCTTTTTTACTATATTTTCTAATCACAATAATTCCTCTAAATCTTGAATTACTAAAGTAAAAATCTCATATTCTTTTTCTAAAACCGCCAAAGAAATATTAAAGTCGTTAATTTCTTTTTCAGACATTCCTTGTAATTGAACTTTGTTAAGCTCTTGAATCTCCATAAGAATTTCTAACTTCGTCAACTTTCTTATTTCAATTAATTCTTTTATTTTATCTATCATTTTAAACTGTCTTTAAATTCTTTTTTCGCAATTTTTTCTTTAAGTTCTTTCCTATCAATACCCAAGCAATGAAAACATCGGCACTCATAACCAGTTGTCTTATCTTTCAACCCTTCTTTATGTACTTTATCGTATTTATCTTTTCTTAACGTATTAGCCATTGTCAATCTTTATAAACTTAATACCTTTATGCAAATTAATCATCCAATTCTCCATTTTTGACTTCTCTTCATCTGATAAACCATCAATGATACTGTTCGCTTCTTCCTCAGTAAAGCTGTTTACACTTTTTACGGCGTTTTCCAAAACCAAAACATTATTGTAATCTTCTAAAGTCAACAGGTTTTCTCCGCATTCAGGACAGGCTCTGTTAATCATTGATTCATATTGGTATCTCTCAACTGTATCATCTCTATAATCGCAGTGGTCACACTTCAGTCCTTTGTGATTTAAAATTACTTTATCTTCCATTTAAAATCTCTCTTTATTAAATTATTACAGACTAGAGTTCCAACTAAATACATTAGATTCAAGCTTTCAGTTGACATCCAATTGTTTTTCCATTCGATTATATAGTATTCTTCTTCTAAGTCTACTGTTACTGTGCAATGATTGTTTTTGAATTTATTTTTATGCGCGTAAAAATCATTTTCAAGAAAGAATGGAGCTATTAATTCCATAATTCTTTGGTCTTCTACTTCTTCCATTTTCTGTTTATTATTGTATGGTAAAAGTAATTAAATAAAGTTAGATTAGCTAAGATTTTAACCAAACATTAACTTCAAAGTTTCTTCAATTTTTTTATTCGGCGAAGTATATCCACTTTCATAAAGATATTTCAAATACCATCTGTTTCTGAAATAAAGTTGCTTTAGACTTCTCCCTTGGAATTTCCCATTTAATAGTTTATCCGAACCATTATGTTCTTCTGTAAATTCAAATTGGGTACTCTTAGGCTTTCCGTGTTTAAGAAGATACTCTTTTGTTGTTATTTCTTTTGAGCCCGCGGGGACGTCTGTAAGTAGCTTATCACCGCTGAATAAACCCCAACCATAACCTTTAATATTTTCAAAATTAAATTTAGAAGCTGATCCGAATTTTCTATAATTCCCTGAAAAACAAATCACTCTTCCGAATTCTTTATCAGGATGTGTTCTTAAAATTCTACCGTATCTTTGCATTATTACTCTTACTGAATTTGTAGGCGAACAATCGACCAGTGAAAAAAGTCTTGGAAAATCAAAACCCACATTCAATGCGGACACCGATATCATGGTCTTATACTTTCCACTTAAAAAGCCTTTTGTGTTTTCATCTCTTAAAGTGTCATTCATTTTAGAGTGTACAGAAACAGCTTCGGGTAATAATTTTTGTAATTCTTCCAAGCAAGCTATTGAGGGAACAAATACTAAAGCGTTTTCATTTTCAGGCATCCTAAGAAGAAAATCTCTTACCTGTTCAGATAGACTCATTTCTTGGTAAAACAGTTCTTTACTCTCATCCGTAAAATCTGATTGATTTGTATTAAGTTCAAGAAACTTTGCCCCATCTTCTTTATAAACATCGTAGTATTTTATAGGACTCCAATGTCCATCTTTTATCATTTTTTCGGGAGGAACAACATAACAAATATCAGTGAAGAAGGCTCCTTTAATTCTTGTCATAACTTTCGCCATAGAACCATCTTGGCCTGTTGCATCAATATGTATGGGACTAGCTGTTAAACCGAGACAAGATTTAATTCCCAACTGTTTAAGCATTTTAATGATGTGGGAATCCTCCTTACTTCCGTGGTCACATTCGTCTACGATTACATACTTTATATTTTGGTCTTTTAGTATTTCATAAGAGACAGATTTTGGTGTGGCGTATATCAAGTTTTCAGAAAGTTCTCGTCTTTTCATACTTGCACTATAAACAGATGGGAAAATACCGAATGATTCTACCTTACTTAAATTTTGCTCTAAAATATTCTTATCTGGCTGCAAGCAAAGTATCTTACCTTCTACCAATTCTTTAGCTATTCCTGCTATTATCAAGCTCTTACCAGATGCTGTGACTGCGAGAATAATCTCTCTTCTTCCTTTTGGGTCTCTTAAAACTTCTAATCCTTTCTTAACAGCCTCTTCTTGGTAATCTCTGAATTTAAACTCCATTAAAGTGTGAATAGTTTTTCAGTTGAAAGTTTATTTCCACCAGATTTCCCATTAGCACTTAAAGAAGATTTCAATTCTTTTTGCCAAACACATTTAAAATTTTCAGGCATTTCATATTCTGAGACATAGACATAATGCCCTTCTTTTTTCATTTCTTCACACCATTTATAAAATGCATCATAATCGAAATTTTTAGATGTGGAATAATGTTTAGTATTTTTATAAGGGATATCGCAATAAATTATAGCTTCTTTTTTGGGACTTATGGTTAAGATATCTTTGCAAGAAAATATTACTGATTTTAATAAAGGCATTTGCTTTTCAATACCTCTAATGCTTTCTGAAATATAATTCCTATCTGTTCCTATTTTAGTTTTTGAAATTCCAGAATAACCTCCCTCAAAAAATCTACCGTTTGCTGAAGCCATATAACCAATCCATCCTATTTCAAAATCAGACATATCCGTTAAAATGTTATTATTGTAGATATTTCTTGCTTTTGAATAAAGTTCTTTACTTATTTCTAACGGTCTTTCTAGATTATTTTGAAGTCCTTTATATAAAGCAATAAGGTATCTATTATTATCTAAAGCATACCTTGGAATATAACTAGGTACTTTATCAATCAGATTAGCTCCTCCAACACAGGCATCAATAAATATCATTCCACCTTGATAATGCTCTAAAATAATCGGCAGAATTTCTTTTGCTATTCTTGCCTTGCTTCCCATGTATTTCATACTAAAATAATATTTCAAATCTCTCAACTATTATCTGTGGAGATTTTGTTAAGTTTTGATTTTCTTTTATTCCATCGTGAATCCTAAAGTAGTGATTTTTAATATCATCTTCAAAATAGTTTTCACTCACCCTCACTTCAACTTCGGTTTCATCTGAAAACTGAAAATATTGTGCTTTATGTGTTAGGGGTACTTGATTACAAAAGTAAACTAAATCACCTTTTATTTTTACCAAGTATAAAAATTCTTTCTTTTCCATTTTAATATTTTTCTAAGTCTTCAATTACAGTGAACCAAAACTCTAAATCGTCTATTTCATAACCTTTTACTAAATATATTTGTTCATTTCTATTAATCATAGATATTTGAGATTGCACCAACATTATTGCATTATTTACAGCCTCTTCCTTATGCTCATTAATATCTATTATAGGAGTATTGTGCAATTTAAAATAGTATATTGAATAGCTGTTTATCAATCTATTAACTATTTTTTTAATTTTGTCCATAATTCTTATTTAGAAAGTAAAGGTAAGCTTTAATTATTTATTATCCAAATTTTTATAATCTAAATTTAAAATTTTAACAGAATCTTTTATATACCTGTACCACCTTTTTACTGTTCCCATTGACATATCTGAATTATTTACAATGGATATTTGGTCTATTTTCCCAAAGTTTTCAAAGTCCCAATCGTTTATAATCTTAAACATTTTTGATATTGTATTCTCCCTTCTTATTTTTGCTATTTGATTTACACTTAATGAGCGTCTTTCCTTAACACTAAAGTTATAGTCAGGGTTAAAAAGAATTCGCTTGGTCTTGTTAAGTATTATTTTTGGAGCATCTTGATTAAATACATTCTTAACAATATTTAAAAGTTCTGATTTTTCTAAAGGTGGCTTAAATCTATCTTCGTTAACCACTTGTGCCCAACTTGTAAGTTGTGAGATATTAATCCAATTATTCAGTCCATAAAATTGACTCAAAACTGAAAACATTACCGTATTTCTATTTCCCAAAGTTACTATTGGTATGTAAACTTCTGAATAACATATTTTGTTATCTCCTAAATCTATGAAAGGTTCTCCGTTAAAATCTATGTCAGAAATTTTGTCTTGTAAATTTGTATACCTATATTTTGTATCCTCAAAAAGATTCGTTCTCTCGCATCCTATAATATTATTAGTTTTAATGTTACTGAACGAAACTTTATCCTTTATAACCTTTAAGCATTCCTTATATTCATAAGTAGAGTAGAACTCATTGTAGTAAATATCTTTATCATAAGATAATACGCATAACCTATCTATTGATATAGCCCTTGTATCAATCTCTATTCCTAATTCATCTCCTAATTTTTTAGTAACTTCCTTATAGTTTGTAACTGTTAAACCTTTAACTGATAATAAAATCCCAAAACCCTTGTTTGATAAACTTTTCCAAAAAGAAACCACGTAAGGTATTTCAGATAGATTTATACTTTCTACATTATCTATATCCAAATAGAGAAATCCTGTAGGATTTACAACAGTACTTCCGCTTACATAACTGTCGTGTGAAAAATTAAAAACTATTGACGGCAAGCCACACTTTAAAACAGAATATTTTTCAGATTTTCTGTCAAGGGTTCTTGCAAAATCAACTTGTGACTTTCTAATATGGTCAGGATTTCTAATAGATTCTACAAAATCTGGTAATGTAAGTAGACCTATAATATCTCTCTTCTTAATATTCGCGACTAAATCAAACATATATAAAATTAAAAATCCCCGAATAATAAAAACCTTAAAGTGGAAAGGAGGCTTCTATTAAACAGGGAAATCTTAAATTCTGTTATAATTGTATTTTTTGCTACCCTTTCCACAGAATCACAAAAACCTATATTTTAATTTTGTATGCAAATGTAGCTATTATATTCTTAATAACCAAACAGTTTAACCTTTCACTAAGAAAAATAAAGCCGTTTCTAAGACCTGAGCATCTCTTTTTATTGATATTTCCTGAACTTCGCTGGTATAATAACTGTTCCAAAGCGAATAAAGGATTTCTTCTCTTTTTTCCTCTTGAAAGGAATTTATTATAAGTTCATTCAAGAAACCGTAGATCACTTCTTTATATTCGAAGAATCCGAGTTTGTCTTTTTGCATTTTAATTTCTTTTTTCTCCCGACAAAGATAATAAATTTAATTCTTTTAAGCAAATCAGTAAATAGAATATTTATCGCTGTTAAACTTTAGTTAAAGTTCTTGTGTATTAAATTATATATTAATATCTTTGTATAGTGAAGCGTAAATACAATGTAAAGCAAAAATATTATACGAGGTTCATTCTTTTGATAGAAGCGGAATTATTAAGCCAAGACTTTATTTTAGACAAGAAGAATTTAGATATGAAATACTACCTCAAAGGAGATTATGGAGTTTTCATACCTAAAAAATTAGTTGAAGATTTAGGTCTTGTGATAATCACTTACAAAGACTTATCAATCGGATACATAAAATTTGATGATTTCCCCTTTGGTCAAAAACCCGCATTCATTCAAAGAAGAAAAGATTTTTTGCAATCAATAAATTCAATAATAGAAACACATAAATATGAACTTGACATTCCCTGGAAAAAAATTAATCGTATCAAACATAAGCTCAGAACCTTTGGGGGGGACATCTTCCACAGTGCAAGTTTTATTTGCAGGAGAGGATTCCTTCTATAAGAAAGGGGATAATGTCTTGATTTTTTCTAAGAACGAGCATCCCAAAATAAAATTTAAAGATATCGACGGACTTTGGATAAGAAACTCTGATTTGGAAGTCGTAGGAAGGGTGGAAGAGAATGAGTAGTCCCGTAGCTTTAAAATTAGACTTTGAGTACTCTAATGATTTCAGGTTCATGGACTGCTTGATTTATATGTTTTCAAGGTGCCAAAAAAATTATATCTTATCCAAGACAGAGTGTGAGATTTTAAGGGAGTACCTTTTAAGGGGATATTCATCGGAGACTAAAAAGCACATAGTTAAATCTTTGAAGACCACTATAACAAGCGTAAATACTTTGAATTGCAACTTGCAGAAGAAAGGTTTTCTGATGCCCGATCCAAATAAGCAGATAAACAAAACTTTGAATCCTGAGCTTTTAAAATTAAAGCAGTTTTACGAAACAGACTCGCAAAGAAAAGTACTGCTTATAAATTTCATAGACGAAAATGTTTAAGGTAAAAGACCCTCTGATAACAGAAGAGATGATTATCCAAAATTACCTGCAAAGAGGAAATAAAAAGGATGAAAGGGCGGTGAGAGAAGTGTGGCGGGTCTTAAAGGAGTTCATAAAACAGTCGGGAAAGACTCATACCAAAATAAAAATAGGGAACAGGCTAGAAATATTCTCCGATTTATATCTGAAAGCTGAAACAAAAGAGTATGAGGGAGAACAGCTTCAATACCTGATGAACAGTTTATACTGCGACAAGCCAAGAAAGTATGATGAGAACTACCTAATGAATTCAAAGTACCGAGAAAATAACATAGAAGAAATAGTAGAAGATGTGGAAAACTTTTTTAAGAATCCTCCTTTCAAGAATAAGAAAACAAAAGAGTAACAGGAAAATCTCAGAGAGAATAGAAGAATGCCTCAACTGCCCCAAGAACAGCTTGAACATGAAAGAAAGTGAAATACCAAAAAGCAAAAAACTTTTAATAAGACTTTCAAACTTCTATTCTCTGATTACAGGACAAAAACACAAAGACAAATTTGGCAATTGCACAGCTTGTCATTCTTGCTCGGTATATTATAAAGCAAGAGAAGGAGAATGGGAAAATTGCCCCGAAAACAAATGGAAACAATGGAAATAGAACTAATAAACAAAGAAATAGCCGAATTTACAAAAGACGGTAAAAACCATATTTTAAATTATGGTTATAGGCAAAGGAACAGTGATTTAAAAACCGACCTCAAAATAGAAACTAAAGAAATAATCAGCATAGTAGCTACCTGTCCTTGCACAAAGATAACAAAGAACAAGACAGATTACGGATATGATGTTACTTTGGAGTATGATTCAAAAAGGCTGAATGCTTTTTCAAAAGTTTTGAAGGTAGTCGCGGATAAAAAAGTAATAGCAGAAATAACACTAAGAGGAACAATTTTATAATGGATAAAATAGGAATTGTAGATAAAATATTAATGTTGTATCAGCAAAGAGACAATTTCAGGTTAAGACATGAGTATGAAAATGAAGATTCTAATTTTAGAGAAAGTTATGTCGGTATAACGAATGATGAAGATTTCTATAGTTGGAGAAAATCTCAAAAAATAAAAACAGAAAGGTTTTATGAAGACAGTCTTATATACGCCCATAATGAATTAGATAACCTTGTAATAGAAGAAACCTTAATAGAAAATATAAGTTTGAAGCATTTGAAAGAGTTAAAAGACAATTTACTAAATACCTACAAGAAAATTAATAAATTATAATGGGAGTAACAAAGGAAGATATTGAAGAATTATATCAAGATGCCAAGAAATTAGATATGATAATTGAGGACAAAACAAAGTTAGATGAATTTTTAAATATATCTGAAAAAGAGAGAATTACAAGTAAAATATACAATTTAGAACAGGAAAAGAATTTGTTATTAGCAAAGTCATTTTTAATAATGGCTACAACTTGTGAAGCAATAGGTGTATACAAAGAAGAAGTTTGTCTTTATGGAGATAATATGGAGTTATTAGCTAGAGCCTCTATTAAAAACTATAAGGTTGAGGGCACAATTAATAAAGTCCGTAGTTATAAAATAGGAGATGGTTATTTTTTTAAAATTTTAGATGAAAAATTAATTCAAGAGTTTGAGAATACTTTTATACACAAAGCAAAATTAGACCAAGAACAAAAATTACTAGAAGAGGTAAAAGAACTGTATAACAAAATAAAAAAATAATGGAAGAAACAAATTTCAAAGGAAACCTGCATACAGTTCTAGGAGATATATTTACAAAGTATCCCGAAGTACCCACAGCTCACGTATTATATTCAATCTTGCACAAAAGCAATTTCAAAGGCAGTCATTTTTTTGATATGAATGATGAAAGACTTTATGCTTCGGCGGAAAAATTTCTAAAATATGGAGATTTAGAAGATGAACAATATACGGACGAAGAATGGGAACAATGGAGAGCAAGTAAATTTCAAGGGGTATGATAAATAAACTTGACATTAATAGTAAAAATAGCCAAATAAAAGAAATCTACAATAACGAGGGGTTTGAAATGTTAAATTATATTGAAGAAGGATTAAAAAACACGCATGATACGGAATTTGATGATGCAATAAAGTATATCTATGAATTAAGAAATAAGTATTCAAAATAATATGACGGAACAATTAAAAAATAAATTTGAAGAAAAATACAAGTCTTGGAAAGCCTATACAAACTACATTGAATCAAACCAAGAACAGTTAAAAGAAAAACAGAAAGACTTCTCTAAAAGAGTTGTAAACATCACCACAAAGGAACAGATGGAAGAACTCTTCAAACTTCAAGGAGAGCCAGGAAAACATCTTTCAGACCATACAAATCTCTCAAATGACTTAGTTTTGCTTTATAGTTTGTTCACAGATAAGTCAGAATTCCCGCAAGAAGTAAAAGACGACATGGAAAAGCTAGGAACAAGAAAATTATACTATATCGTAACAGACGGAAAGCTTGTCAAGATAAATGAAGAAATCCATGAAATCGCAAAAGAGCATTTCTACCAAACAATGCAAAACGTTTTGACACTTGGAAAATAGTAGCAACGAGCAGATTGATGAGTTCATAAAAAGAAATAGTCCCCGATTCAAGAAGTGGAAACAGCATTTAGATGATTTCGATTGGAGCAAGGACGTTCACCTTTTATTTATAGAAGAAAAAGACATAGTTATGTTCGGAAAGACGGCGAACTATGAGCACGAATTTTATCAAAAAGATAATGAATTTAGAGTACAGGTCGGTTTAGTTAAGAAAATACTAGACCGACTTAAGTTTTTTATAGACAAGTCAAAAGGAGATTATAAAAATCCCAAGTTCAAGGCATTTTTCAAACTCGCCACAAACATAATAAGCATCCACCTAAAAAGATGTGACAAGTATTCCTTAGAAATTGACGAGACGGATATAAAAATCCACGATCTGAGAAGCAAGGAAGCAAAGTTCAATTCAGAAGTATTCGCAGAATATTCAAAAGTTGACAGCACTCTAAGTTCATACGGCTTCGTTGAAGAGGAAGATAAAGGCTCAGACTATATTGAGTTCTTTGATAACAAGAAAGCTTCTCTAGCAGTCTATAAAGAGGTTGTCAGAGATTTTCCCGCAGTAAAGGAGAAGATGAAAACAATGAAAATTGATTTTGACTCTTTAGCTCCCCAAAACTTACACATATTAAATGAAAACCCACCGATATGGAATCCAGAAAAACACTTCTGGGAGCAGGAAAAAGAAACAGTTCAATATTATGTGGATGAGTTAAAAAAGATAGAAGACGGAGTAGAGATTGACGGAGTTTACTTTGATGGATGGATATACTACCACATAAATCATTTCAGAGTTAAGTATCCAACAACAGTAATGGTTAATGGGCATCCAAAATCTAAAGATGTTACAGGTAGACCCCCTTTAAGGGACAATGAGTGGATTATGTCTGAATATTTTATTAAGGCTAGTCGAGAACAGGGTTATGCACTTATCGCTGCCACAAGACGTGCCGCTAAGACAACTTTAAATGCGTCTCGTGTTGAGAGGGCTAAAGTTCTTGGTAGAATGGGTATATTATTAGCAGGCGGGTCTTCCTCAGATTTAGGTCAGATTATTGATAATTGTAAGGTCAATATGGATAATTGTGAACCAGCCTTTGCATTAGATTCTTTAGGGGAAACTAAAGAAGGTAAGGGAGAAGAATTTGGTATTAGAACGAAAGACAATAAACGTAAACGACATGCTGCTTTATATGTTAAAAATCTCGACGGAGGAACTAATAAGAAAAAAGGTGAATCCTTAGCAGGATTCACTATTGATGAATTTATTTTAGATGAGGCTTTCAAATTTCCTTTTATGAATCAACTACAAGGATTGGAACCAGCTTTGTTTGGAGAAGGTGTAATGAGAGCAACGCCATTACTAACAGCTTGTGTTTGTGCGGGAACTAAGGTTTGGAATAACGAAGGTAATTTAGTAAATATAGAAGATTTAAAACAAGATGATGGAATTGTAGGTTTTGATATAATTGAAGAAAAAATATCAAAAGAAAACATAACTTACTGGCAAAAACCTATTGAAAAAGAATGTTATAGATTGACAACAAATAAAGGAAGAATTCTTGAATGTAGTCATGATCATCCTATATTAACTCGTACAAGAGATGCTTGGGATTTCAGAAAAGGTAGAGATAAACCTTTTAGAAAAATGTTTTTTGACAAGACTGAAAATTTAAAAGTAGGTCAAAATATAGGAACTGTTGAAAACATTCCAATCGAAGGTAATAATAGAATGTGGAATCCAAGACTGGTGGGACTTTTAATAGGAGATGGAAGTTATGGTAAAGATAAAACACCTATTTTATCCAACTGTGATGAAGAGGTAAATTCATATATCTCTAACAATTTTGATTGTATAGTAGAAAGGGAAAGGCTTACTTTAGATGGAAAACATTATAAAGAGACAAGAATAAAAGGAATAACTAAAGAATTAAGAAACTTAGGTATATATGGACAAACTAAAAATAATAAAAGATTGCCATTAAACGTACATTCTTATAGAAACGAAGATATTTATGAATTGGTTGCAGGACTAATAGATTCCGATGGACACGTAAGCATATCAAAAAATAATGCTACTATTGGAGTAACTTTTTCAGGAATAGAATTAACAAGAGAATTACAGCTCTTGTTACAGAAAATAGGAATACATTCTAATATACAAAAAAAGATGCCGAGTAAAAGTAGCTATGGTACAAATCCATATTATACTCTACAAATATTAGACAGAGATAGTATATTAGTTTTTTGCGAAAAAATAAAATTATTAATTAAGTATAAGCAAATTAATTTAGAGAGATTAATTGATATCTATAAACACAGGAAGAGTGGGGCAAAACAAAAAAATTTAAAGAATATAAGATTTGAAAATATAGTAAGTATAGAAAATATAGGTCTCAAACCTGTATATAATTTAACTGCTGAAAATACTAACACCTATATTGCAAATGGGATAATAACACATAATACAGGAGGCGATGACGAATTAGCAGCAGACGGTATAAAAATGTTGAGCAATCCTGAAGCAAATAAGGTGATTTTAATGAATTGGGATGACTTGAATAGAGGTGTTCCTAGCGAGCACAAAACTTGGACTGAAAGACCTTTTGGACTATTTTTACCAGGTCAAATGTCGATTAGATTCGGCCAAAAGAATGCTATGACTATGAGTGACTATTTAGGCTTAAAAGCTGAAAATTGTCCTAGTCTCTCAAAACTTATAATAGGCGTTACTGATTGGAAAAAAACACTTGACAATATAAATATAGAGAGAGATAATAAAGTTAGCGATAAAAAAGCTTATGTTAAATTACTTGCTTATCATCCAATAGACCCCTCTGAAATATTTCTTTCGGGTAAAGTTAATCCCTTTCCTGTTGCAGAAGCAAAAGCTCACAGAAAATATTTATGGGAATCAGGATTGTGGGATAGACGTAGAGAACTCTACAAGGATTCAAATGGAAAGATACAAGTAGAACTTTCGCAGAGACCCTTGATTGAATACCCGTATAAAGGAGTGATGGATGCACCATTTATGATTTTTGAAAACCCTCCTGAAAACAAAGTACCGATAGGTACATACACTGCTGGATTTGATGATTATAAGCAAGAAGACTCAGACACTGATTCCGTTGCTACCTTTTATGTTTGGAAGAATGAAATATTAGGTGATCCATTCTCTAAAAAAATTGTAGCTTCTCTTTCCATAAGACCTCTAAAGCATAAAACAGTTTGGGAAAAATGGTTATTATTGATGGAAGCTTATCAGTTAGAGACAACTTGCTTCGGTGAGAATGAAGATTTTAAAATTAAAGACTTCTTAGACAATAGACAATTAACTGAAAAATATTTAGCCAATAGCTTAGACTTCACTTCAAGTTTCAATAGACCTAATAATGAAAAGCGTAAATTTGGGTGGACTCCTAGGGCAGTAAAGAGATTCATATTTGACTTTTTTGTTGAATACTGTAATGAAACTTTCGACATAGAAGTTGAAGATAAACAGACAGGTGAGATTAAAATAGTCGAATTAAAAGGAGTACAAAGAATAGACGATATCTACCTTTTAGATGAAATCATTTCTTATCAGGAAAATGCCAACGTCGATAGGATTATCGGGGCAATGGGTGGTTATGCTTATTTAGAATATTTGATAAAAGCTTTGCATTGGGTGCCCTCAAAATCCTTCGATAGGTTTAAGGGAAGAAAAGAAGAAGCCAGAAAAGAAATACAAAGAACAAAGTCTTTCTACCAAAAAAATCTAAAACCGACTTACCGATCAAGACGTTAAGTTAATAGAAAATTTACACTTTTGGTAGATTCCTATTAAAGAGTTAAATTTGCAGATATTTTATATAACCCAATGGCAAAATACGAAGGCGAGTTAGCCAATTTTAATATAATTGATGGCGGAATAGGAAACTCAATTCCTATCCAATACCTCCCAAAAAACAAGAAAACTACAGATTGGAAAAAAGCAACTGTGGATTCTATTTGTAATTATGGGAACAGAATGCTTGCAAGAAATAGAAAGTTTGCTGAGTATAGGAAAATGAAAGATGGTGAGTACACAGGAATGGCTACCGATTTCATAAGAGAGTTTCAAGATGAATTTGAAATATTTGGAGATGACGATTTCAATAAGAGCGGAGCACCTGAATGGGTAAGGCATTATGATTTTACAGCTATTATTTTAAATGCGTTTGTATCTGTTTTCCAGGAACTTGACGATAAATACAGAATCGAAAGTGAAGATGAGTATTCAACAAATGAGTTTCTTAGATTCAAAAACGAACAGATAAGAAAAAATGCTGAACTTTTATTTGCTGAAGAATTAGAAAGAATGCTTCTTTTAAAAGGAGTAGATGTAAACAAGTCAGATTTCCAATCAGAGGAAGAGCAAGCACAGTACCAAGAATATGTAGACCAAGAAGTAAAATCCCTAACACCTGATGAAATTGAGAAATTTGTTGCAAAAGGATTCAAAGTCTTGGCAGTTGAGTGGGCGCAGAATAAATTAACAGCAGACAAAAAAGACTTCAATTTCACAGAACTTGACAAAGAACAGTTCATGGATATGCTGTTATCAGGCAGATATTTCAGACACTATAAAGTTAAATTCGATACTTATGACATAGAAAGATGGTCTCCTGAAGAAACTTATTTCTCCGCGGAAGTTGATACAAAATTACCGCAGAAAGAAGAATTTATAGGAAGAAGACGATTTATGTCCAATTCTAGCATCATAAATACTTACGGTCATATAATGTCGCCAAAGATGATTAAGGACATAAGTGAGTATTGGGGGTCTGAAAAAACTTATAAAAATTACGGTTTTGGAAGCTATTCAGGAGAATTCTTTACCTCTGATTATAAAAAAGCTTTGATACCTCAGCCAGTAGTTACTCCTTTTCATAATTATTTTGAACACAAATTCTTAGAGAAGCTAGAGGATGCTACAGGATTCCCCACAGGAATTACGACAACAGTAGATGAAGAAGGAGAAGAACATTCTTTCAGAAGCTTCGTACCGAGAGAAGAATACGGATATTCAGCTAACCGACCAAAAGGCTATCTAAGGCACGACATAGAAGTCAGAAGAGATTCTATTCAAGTGGATGAAGGATATTGGAGAAGCTACAAGCAGATGGGTATCTTGATTTTTGAGAATCAGTATGGGCAGGTAGAATTGAGCATAGTAGATGAAGAACTTTTAAAAGGATTCCTAGAAAAAAACGAAATAAAAAAATTAACTACAAAAAGCATATCTGAAATAAAAAAAGCTTTTGAAAGCCAGGACTTTTCAGATTATATAAATACAATAACTTATTTCCCCCAACCAGAGTCTTGGAAATTCGTAAGAATAAAAGGTAACGGGTTTACTATCAAAGATGATTTATATTTAGACGTAGCACCAACAGATTTTCAGATAAAAGGCACAGACGGAAACTTATTTGACGTTCTATTGCCAGTATCAGGACTTATATCGACAGGAGTAATTCCACACATCATAAATGAGCAGATTGGGTATAATATCCAAATGAACGGCATTACCGAACTTACAATGGATGAGTTAGGAGTTATCTTTGCTTTGGACGTTACGGGTATTCCTGATGAATATAAAGGGGAGAGTACTATGGAAGCTCTAAATGGTATGTGGGATGCCGCAAGAGCAACAAAACTTATGCCTTTGGATTTAAGCCGTCAAAATACGCAAGGCAACTCTCCAAACGTATTTCAAAGACAAGACTTGTCATTTACGGATATGATAACCGCTAAATGGAACTTTGCTAGAAATTATAAACAGGAAGCTTTTAATAAATTAGGCATTTCAGCAGAGATTCTAGGAGCTCCACAAGCCTACGCAACAGCAGAAGGAGTAAAACAGGGAGTTAATGGATCAATGGCTTTAATGTCACCGTATTTTGACAAATTCAATTATGGAAAGACAGAAGGCATAAACTTTCACTTGGCATTTTCACAATTCTGCGAGTACAAAGGAATACGAAAATCATCCATTTATAGAAATTCTGATGGAGACACTTACTATCTTGATATTATGAAAGAGGATGGTGAGATATTCCCCCTAAGAAAATTAGGAATAGTTGCCGAAACAGATAATAAAGACAGAAAAATTGTAGAGACAATCAGAAACGTGGTAATGAATAATAACACCATAGTAAATGATTTGGATGATATGATTACTTTGTTCACCAATCCTGTGCTTGCTGAGTTAAAATCGGCCGCACAAGAAATGAAGAAAAGAAAAGAAGCTCAAGGACAATTAGATTTTGAAAGACAACAACAGCTTAACCAACAGAATATAGACGCACAATCTCAGGCAATAGATAAAGACTACGCTCACGAGAAAGAGATAACGGCAATGAAGATCCAAGGAGATAATGAAGAGAAATATATCGATGCAATGGGCAGAGCGGCCGATAAAACTTCAAATACCGATGGTTATGACAGGATTGAAAAAGCCTATAACCAATCAATACAAGACGATTTCCAAAAAGCAAACCTCTTGATAAAGAATGATGACGTAAATAGAAAATTAATAGCCGATGATAACAATAAGGCGGCTAAAATGCAAGAATTGGGTCTTAAGGCTAGAGAAATCGCCCTAAAAGAAAGAGCCTTAGCTGTTAAGGAAAGAATAGCACTCACACCAAAAACAGTTAATGTAATTTAAACACATAAAAAATAAATTAACTTATTATTAATCAATTTATACATTTTGCAAATTAAAACAACATACTTAACTTTGCAGAGCATTCAAGAAAATGGAACAAGGAACGCAATTATTTGACACAAAAGGTTTAGCTGAATTCTTAGAGGTTAAAGAACCTGTAATAGTAGAACAGCCGAAAGTTGAAAATGAAATAAAAACAGTTGAAGACTTATTTGACAAGAAAGAAGAGGAAACTCCTAAAGCAGATGAGCCTAAAATAGAACCAAAACAAGAACAAAGACAGGAGGAGATTCAAGCACCCAAAGGAAGTGACTATTCTGAACTCGTTAAGTCTTTGGTCGAAAAAGGGGATTGGGGAGACTACAAGATAACAATTGCCAACGAAAATGGCGAGGATGAAGAAGTAGATATCCTAGATTTAAAACATATTGACAAAGAACTGTTTTTTGAATTGAAAGAGGCGCAAGAAGCTGAAAAGAAATCAGAATTTGATAAAAACTATATAAGTAAGGAAGGTATAAACGAATACACTGAAAAACTTATTGAGATTTCAAAAGAAGGCGGGGATATATCACAGCTTATCCAAACCCAATCACAGCTAATTAATCCTGTATTACAGATCAAAGAAAACAGAGATGAAAAGTCCTTAATTGATTTGGTGGCATTTAAAATGCAAAGCCAAGGATATGAATCTGACTATATCAACTTAAAGATATCTAAGTTTTTAAAAGATGGAACTTTAGATGAAGAAGCTGATAAAGTCATTAACGAGATAGAAACAAACTACAATACACATCTCGAAAATACCAAATTACAATTAAAACAGCAGAGAGAGCAGGTTGAAAAAGACAGAAAGGAATACAGGAAAACCCTTTCAGATAAAATCAACGTATTCAATCTAAAAGAGCACGACAAAAGAAAGACTCTAGAAACAGCTTCAAAATATGATGAGAATGGAGTATCAGAAGCAGAGAAACTTTTTTATAAAATCAGGCAGGAAGACCCTGAAAGATTCTTAGAAGTGGTAATGCTCTTATCAGATAAAGAAATGTTTGAAAGCGTAAAATATACAAAAGCAAAAAATGAGGCAACGATAGGTACATTTAAAAAAGTACTCCAAATCAAAGCTAAAACAAATACGGCAGAGAAAACTCCCGAAAAGAAAGAAGACGGTTTTGAAGCCCTCTTCAAGACCAAGCAATCCTTATAAACATTAAAATTAAAAAAGACAAATGAGTTTTTACACAAACCATGTAGCGAATAGAAATTCTGATATGGCTGTTGCATTTACAACGGCAGACGCAGCGAGGTCATTAGTATCTCAACAAGGATATCAAGACTATTCAACATTACAAGACATTTATGAGGAAGATCCTCTAAAAAATCACTTAGGACTTATCAATCAATTTGGTGAGCAAGGAGACGTATCAGTAGTACCATTCTACCAAGACGCACTATCTTCAGGAGCAATTCTGGAAGTAAACGGATGGGAAGGAAAGTTCCACTATGACTTACCTATCGAAACAGATAACAGAACAAAGACTACAGGAGATACTTCTGACCAACCTTTGGCAGGTATCGATGGAACAACTTTCCAGATTATCTTGAACAAAGAGTTCGCTCCAAATACAACTTTGACAGCAAATGCCATCGATGATGAAGGTATGACTATTGTTGTTTCAGATGCAGAACCAGTTCAGGCAGTATCAGGAGGATTCTTGCATACAGTTGTTTTAGGAACTAATGATTCTGAAAAAACTTATGACACATCTCTTTTAAAATCTGATGTTACTTATATTGATTCAGGTCATGGAGTTGCAGAGTATGGAGAAAAACTAGCCTTGGCTCATTTAGAAGCAGGTTCAAACTATCAAACTTTTGAATTCCAAATTGGTTCTCCAATGGGAGCTGAAACTTTCTATACAGGAAAGGCCAACGAAGTAGATTTAGCTTGGGGTAAAACGAGTTCTAGAGATTTGATTTCAGATGTTGAGAATTATGCAGCACAAGGAATGGAAATTGCTTTCCTAAAACAAAACGTACCAGGAAGAGGAACAGTTAAATCTGTAGCTTCTATGATGCAAATCTTGACTATCAGAAAATTTAATACTTTAATGTCTCGCTCATTAATGTGGCAGAGAGGTTTCACAATCAAAACTGAAAAAGGTATCGTAAGATATAATGAAGGATTGTGGCATCAGATGAGAAGAGGATTTATTTTGACATACGCAAAACGTATGGGAATGAAACCAAGCCATTTAGCAGTTTTAGCTGATTATGTATTCAAGCAAAACCCTATGATGGATGTTATTGATAGAGTATTGAGATTCAAGACAGGTACAGAACTTGGAAAGAACTTCGAGATGATTTATCAAAATGAATTTAACGAACAGATTAACCGTATTGCACCTCTTTTAGGAGCAGACAGAGTAATGACTACAAGCCCTGTTTCGGGGCCTTGGGATGCCTTGATTCTTAAGCCTGTAAAAGTAAAATCAGTTTACTTGCCAGGAATTGGACAAGTTGAGCATACAGTCGACAAAGGGTTGGATTACGCAGCACAAGGGCTTCAAGACAGAAGATTCCAAGGAGCTAATGCTAATGGATTCTCAAGCACTACTTACTCAGGAATTATGTGGGATGTAACAGACCAAGCATACTCAAATAACGGTAGAATGCCAGCAGGAGTTACAAACATCGGAGGAAATGACAAAGCTAATATCCACTTGGTTGTACCAAAAGGAGATAAAGTTTTCTGGGGTACTGAAAATGGACGTTACAGCTCTAAATCTGCAAAAGATATTGTAGCTTCAAGAAAAACAATGACAGAATCATTCTTCATTTACGGTTCTGCTTCAACTTGGATGAGAGACCCTTCTAAATTTGCAATGATTGAATTGGCAAAAGAAGCACGTAGAGGTTACAACTAAAATAGAATAAGCATATCCTCCCTTGACCTAAGAAAATCAGGGGAGGTTTTTAAAAGAAAAAAGAGAAAAACAAAACAAAATGAGTGAAGTAACACTAAAAGTGGGGAATACCGAAATTACAGTAGGTGGGAACCATAAATATACAATTATTGGAAAGCCTGATTTGGATGCCCCAAAAGGTTTTGCTGAATATGATACTTCAAAATACCTGATGTCAGGAATTGGAGAAAAACATTCAGTGCCTTACGATTCACAATTAGACTGCTATGATACATCTTTTGATAAAGATTCAGCTTCTAACGAAGGGGTTGAAGAAAGTATAATCAAAAACTATGTAACTCATATCCAAAAACCTTATGAAACAAGATTCAAAAAGAAATTAGATTCTACTAATGATGAGTTTTGGGGAGAAGGCGGAGATAAAGGCTTTATGATGGATTTGTACATAGGTAAAGTTTTTGATATGAATAACTTTAAGCACCGTTTGGAGTTGTTCCAAGCTTTGAAAAAAGGACACATCTGTGAAAAAGGCGAAAAAGACCACTTCTATCAAAAAGCTAAATATTGCATCGTAGACAATAATAAAAAACAAAATGTAAAAGAGAAAAAAGCAAAAGACAAAGCAAAAGCATTCTTTACTTTTATGAATCTCTTGAACGAAATTGAAGAGAACGATGACCTTTATTCAATCTTGGAATGGATTAATTTCCCAAATCCAAGAGGAACAGACAAGGATACTTTAATGACACAAGTTTCTATCTTCTTTGATAACCTTACCACAGGACAAAAGAACTGTGAGAAATTTATGGAAGCCTATGGTATGCTTGATGACAAGGACAAAAAAGTTGAAATGGAGTATTTCTCAGCCTTGAACAAGCTAAACCATAACAAGAAACTTACATACAGAAGAAGTCAATACTATCTTGGAGATCTTCTTTTAGGAAACAGCTTAAAAGCAGCCGCTAAAGTCGCAGTACAAAAAGACGAAAAAGCTTCCCAGCTTAAAAAAGCAATTCAAGACGAATTAGACAATATAGAATAATATGACACCCGAAGATATCTATCTAATATATTTGACCAAGGCGGAAAAAAACCTTACAAATGATGCAAAATCAACAGATAGAGGAAGGTTTCAAATACTATGGAACAACCAGCAGATAGTCTATTACCGCAGGCTACTTGAAATGAAAGGGAGTGATAACATAAGAGAAGCTCAAATTTTTCTAGAAATATCAAAACCTTTGGAACTAGATTCCAGAACAACCCAATCTTCAAGATTCAAACTACCCCAAAACTTTTTCGACTTAGGAGACATAGAGGCTTACGCCACAAAAGAAGAATGCAAAAACCAAAAGATTTTTCTCTATGAAACATCTCCTGAGAATTACACGGAATATTTAAGAAACTCAGACACAAAACCAGACTTCCTATGGAGAGAAAGCTTATACTCTCTCTCCTCGGATACGGTTGAAATATTCCAAGACGACTTCACGATAGAAAAAGTTAAAATGTCCTACTACCAAAACCCAACGGAAATCAAATTGATGCAAGAAAATAATCCAGAGTCAGACTTTGACGATGACTTCATCATAGAGTGGGATGACAAATCAATTTACAAAATTATCGACCTATGTGTCCTAGAATTTGACACATCGGCTAACTCAAACAGGATAAATCCTGATTTAAACAGATTACAAAACTAACAAAAATTAAATAAGAAACGATGCCAGGTATTCATTCAGCATTATCTCGCCACCTTTTTACAATTGATGGCGCAGTAAAGACAGCAGGGGTAGGATCAAAATTAGCCCAGGGACAGTTTGCATTAGTGCAAAAAGACAAACCAGTTACAATTGGAACGCAATCAGGAGCGGCAGTATTGAGCGCAGGCTTGATTTCAGCACTTTCTCCTAATGCGCAATTGGAAATGAGAATGGGAAAATTCCAACTTCCTAATCCAACAAACGTATATAATAACAAACCTAACTCTTCTGAGGTATTCAGATTAGGAGATATCAAGGCTATTAAAACAGTTGCACCTAAATATTCAGAACAGGAATTTGATTCTTGGATTATCGGCTATGACGGTATCAACCCTTCAACAGCTTTAACAATTCCAGAAGGAGGTTACTCGGTAGTAGATATTTCTTTCTGCGGAGATGCTTTGGAGTTTGTTACGGGTACTAAAAAACATTTGGCAAAATTCCACATTCAAAGAGAAGTGGGACAGTCAATGAAAGAAGTAATTGAAGAACTTTATAGAAATATTCAAAACTATACTATTCAAGGAAACATTCCTTTGACTTCACTAGCTTCTGTAAAACTAGTAGATTCTACGGGAGAAGCATTGACAGGAGACGAATATGTATTCGCAACTTTGACAGTACAAGACCAAGGAGAGCCAGCAGATTTGGCAAGAATCCAAGCGCAGTATGATTACACAGTAGTTTTAAAAGAGCGTCAAGGAATTAATTCTGTTTATTCAGTAGTAAGACCAGAAGGAGTTGCTTTAGCAGATTACGTGAGAACCTTCGGAGGTTACGTTAAAGGTTGTGAGGACTGTCCAGCAGGATATACAGAACTTGCAGGCGGTGTAATTTATTCAGTGTCTCTAGAAGATGACGGAGGAAGTTCAGCAGCATTAGTACAAGCACTTCCAGGAGCAGTAGCAGCATCAGCAGTAAAAGTAGGAAACAGTGATGGTATGGGAACATACACAGTTGTTTTAGATAACGAACTTACTGTAGCTGAAATCAATACTTTCGTAGCGGCAGGGACAATACAAAAAACCGCAGAAATTCAATTAGTAGGACTTGTATCTGATTTGTGTAACAATACAACAGAAACAGAATTTGCATGGGTTGATGGAGAAAGCTGTTTCGCCTCTACTGAAACTTACCAAATCCAACTTCAAGATGACGATTGCGACGGTTCAAGACTAGCTGAATTGCAACTAGCTTACCCACAATTGACAATTGCAGTAGTTAATACGGATTTTGCTACAAGAACAGTGACATTGACAGGAACATCAGGAACAGCTAACGTTTCAGTTAAAGGTACAAACTACTTGGCAACTTTTGCAACGAGCCTTGCAGTTACGGCTACAAACTTCGTTACAACGCATTCTGCCGCTTTAGCAACAGCAGGAGTACAAGTTACAGCAAATGGAGCAGTTTTGACTTTCAGAGCCTTAAATGCAGATGTAACAGGTATTACAATCACAAATGCAACTACAAACTTAGCAGGAACTTTAGGAGCAGTTACTCCAATCGCTTCACAAGGAGGATGCCAGACAGTTTATCAAACAACAGTAGCAACAGACCTAGTTTGTGAAGACTGCGACCCTATCTTCACAGAACTTTTCACTTCGGAAGCTCCTAACGCTTATGAAGGAATTGAATGGAGAAGATTAGATGTTGTAGAAGACGCAGAAGGATTAATGGGAATCAAGATTACAGGTAAGCCAATCATCCAAAGACCAGATGATATCGCAAAAGACCAAATCCCTTACTATGAAACTTCTGTAAGAATTATGGTTGCTGGCGGATACGCTGAAGAAATCAACTTATCAACTTATGTGAACATCGAACCTTTTGCTATAAAGCAATTGAGCTGGGCACAAGACAGAGATAATTTAGGATGGCATTTGTTAGGATGGGAAGAAGCATCAAGAGTGTATTTTGAAGGAACTTTCCGCCATAAAGACAATATGTATGCAAGACAAGTATTGGGAGAAGCTTCTAATTTGAATTTCTCAGCACAATATGTAGGTTTTGAAATCACTATAATGGATAGAAAATTCTCTCAAGGAGTAGGGCACACTTCCAATATCGGAACAAGCTATACAATTTGGGCAGAAGTCGGATAACACCAAGACCTCCAAGTCTTAGTAAACCAACTGGCCGCTAAAGTTGGGATTCCAGTGGAGAAAGCTTTTGTAGCATAATAGATTAAAAATAGAGGGAGGTGTAAAAAGCTTCCCTCTTATATTAATAACAATAAAATTATAATACTTTGAAGATTGATATAGATTTTTACGTCCTGCCTACTTCACCAAGAACGATAGCAGTATATGATGACAGTGATTGGTCTTATGCTTCAAAGAAGACTGCTTATATACAGATAGTGCCACCAGGATCAAAGAAATGCACAACCCTGACTTTTCGCAAGAATAATATTAATATTATTAATGCGAAAGATTTAGGACTCGGATGCGGAGACTTGCCTGATGGGATTTACGAGATTAAAGTTCTGAGCAAGTTTGAAGATATCAGTGAAAGCAAATACTATCTCAAAACAGACTCTTTAGAATTCCAACTATCAAAAAAGATAATAAAAATAAATGAGCTTTCATATTTCGGCGAAAAAGAAATAAAAAGTGTGTTTCAACTAAAATGGCTATTAGAGGTTGCTAAATCTTACATAAAGGAAGGTAATTATCAAAAAGCTGTACAATCATATAATTCTGCCAAAACTTTAGCAGAGTCAATAAACTGTGAATCATGTTAGCAGGACAGATAAGTTTTAAAAAGTACTCTTATGATGACATTGAAAAAACAGCACAAGAGAATTACCAAAAACATTATAAATATAAACATTTCAGGATAGGTTCGGACATAGACTTCTTAAAGGACTATTTTAAAATGGAAGCCTATAGAAATTTCTATGAGTGTCTGGAAGATGAAATAAAAGAAGAGATAAACAATCAAACTCAAAAGAAGTGTAAAAAACACGGATTAAAAGCACATTGCAATCACTATAAGGAACATAAATGTGATTGGTGTGAAGAATTCAAGATATTAAGAGAATGTGCGCCAAAAATAGAATGGTAACTATGGAATGTGAAAAAGAAAAGTGCAAAGAAAACAGCATAAATTGGGTAAAGAATTTGCCTTCAAAACCATGTCCTAATTCCATATACTTTCTAAAGACTTCTGATGGAGTTTTGATGTATGTATCTTCTCTTACAGGAGTACTTACTCAAATAGGCGGTTCTAGTCAAGGAGGTGATATAACAATAACTTCACCTGATTCAAGCATCACAGTAACTGAGAACGGGCAAGATTTTCAAATTAAAGTTTCAGATATTCTTCAAAGTCTCATACAATCTGCATTACAACCAGGAAATAATGTATCAGAACTTGTAAATGACGCAGGGTACTTAACGGAATTAGGAGAACAGTTTCAAACAGTAGCTACAGATTCTTATGTAGGAGATAGGTTAGTTCCAGTAGATGCAAATATAAACGGCCTCCTGATAAATAAAAACTCAAATACAAGAAACGGATTTGAAGCAGTAAACATAAATGCAGGAAATGGAGCAACTTCTTCAATAGTGGCTAGAGGTTCCGCAAATCTATATGAAAAAAGCATTTCAATGCAATGGTTTGGATCAGGTTATTTTGTACCCTACTTAAGAGATAAGGGAGCTATAACTTCAACTAATGATATTGTAATTGCACCAACAAATAATACAGGAGTAGATTTCAAGACAGGAAGTACAATTTCGACACTTACAACTAAGATGAAGTTGGACGGGGATGGAACTCTGAATATAATCACACAGCCCATAACAGATAACACAGTCACAAAAGGACTCGCAAGAAAATCAGATGGAAAGGTTGTTGAATTTGACATACAAGGAGAAACATTGCAAGACTTACAATCTGTAACAGATGAAGGTCAAATTACTACAAATAGTATGGCTATTATTGGAGAATCTAAATCCTTTAATGTTAACAGTGATTCCTCTGGAGATAATTCTGCTGGAATGTATCTAGAGGGCACTACTCCTAAATTTCAAATTAGAAAAGGATTAGTTGACTATAATATATACGCTCAAAATATAAATTCTATTGTCAACAGACAAGCTTCTAATCAATCAGGTTATGAAGTAGTTTCAGTGAATGGAAATCTAGCGGACTCTAATGGTAACGTATTAGTATCGGCAGGTGGTAATTTCATCCCTCTTACAGGAACAACAGAAGGTAATCCTGTTACTGGGGATATTGAAATGTATAATCCTGCAAACGACGATTCTTATAAAATTAGTGCTTCAGATGATTTTTCAGTATATAGAACTTCAGACGGAAAAGGATTCGGAATGAATTCTACAGGTATTAATTTTAATTTTGACGAAGACTCTAAAGGAATTCAAGGTTCTTTTTTATACGACAAGCAAGATGACCCAAATGCTTTTGCACAGATGGGAGATTTAAATATAAAAGTTTCAAAAGGATTAATCTCAGGAGATTCTACGATTGCAGCTTACCTAGGACAAAACGCAGTAGCCAGTTACATACTAACTTTTGCAGATATTTCCGCAGGAACAACTCTAACAGATATAGCAGTTCCAGGTCATACAATTACACAACAAAAAGCTAATTGGTTAGCTCTCACTGACCAAAATACTTACGATTGGATTATTGTTGAGATTGGATTAAACGATACGGATGACGGAGAAACTGTTTCAGGAGCAATTTCTAAATATCAAGATTATATAGACACCATTAATCTTACTAGAAAAGCAAGTTCTAAATTAATAATTGGAACAATGACTCCTTGTAGAGCAGTTGCAGGTATTGATTATTCTGTATGGCTAGGACTTAATGAAGCCATTATGGGCGGTGGAGCTACACCTATTACAGGAGTAGATATTAGAGTAAACAATCACACTCTTTTGCTTTCAGACGTAAATGATAATTTATTACCAGCTTACGATATGGGAGACCATATCCACGAAAATAATTTAGCTAGAAATGTAATAGGCTGGTCTTACAGAAGAGTATTGAGAGATATAAATTATATTCCTCAATCAAGTATTAATACTACAGAAAAACTTACAAGTACTGCTGGAGGATATGTTGATCTTATCAATAATCAAACTATTGCTGGAGAAAAGTCTTTTACAGATACTTTACTTTATAAAGTTGGTAGTCAATCTGTAGGATTTGGAAAAGATGGCACAGACCCTGTTTTACTATTTAACGGTGCATATAGAATGCTACACAGTGCAGGTTATGGAACAATATTTAATGTTTCACCAGGAGAAAATTATGCATGGAGAATAGGTAATAATTTAAATATTGAAATGCATTTACATCCTGATGGTAATTTAGCTAATGGTTTTGCTTATAATGTAAATACAGGAGAAAAGCTTCAGATTAATGGAGATGGTAAATTTGTAGGTAAAGTTTCTGGATTAGATGCAGTATTACCTGAACATTTTGTACCACTTGGTCAATTGTCTAGTAATACGTTATCATCGGCTAGCTCATTAGCATTATTACCTACAAGCAAAGTAATGTACTACAGCTATACAGGAGCAACAGCCACAACTTGGACATTACCGACAATAGCAAGTAATTCTAGAACAAGGTTTGTATTAATAAATACAGGGACAGGCACTATAACACTGAACAGTAGTTCTGGAGGAAACGATATATGGGATTCAGGAACTGTCACAAACACTTACCCTATATCTCCAGGCTCTAGTATGGAGCTATTCAATAATGGAAATTCTTATATAATACTTTAAATTACAACGATTAATGAAAAATCTTTTAGCACTAATTACAATTTTACTTTCTTCAACAATTTACTGCCAAACTCCCAGAGCGGGAGGAATTAATAACTTACAAGCAACAGTTTTAAATACAGTGCATGATAATTTTGTAGGTGTTCAGACAACAAATTTAAACTCTTTCGCAGTTTACAGCTTTGGAAGTAATTTTGATTATAATCTAGGACTAAAATCTACAGACAATATCTCTGAAGGAGTTACAAATAAATATTTCAGTAATACATTAGCTAGAAATGCTTTTAGTGCAGGGACAGGTTTAAATTATTCAGCAGGCATATATAGCTTAGATAGTGCAACGCAAGGGACTCTAGCATCTATTAACAATAAATTCAATACCCCAACAGGTACTGTTGTGCAGTATTTAAGGGGAGATGGCTCCATATCCAATTTTCCAACAATACCTTTAGCCCAAGTTAACAGTGATTGGAATTCAAATAGTGGTGTAAGTCAAATACTAAACAAACCAATATTATTTAGTGGTTCTTATACTGATTTATCTAATAAACCAACAATACCAGTTAATACAAATCAATTAATCAATGGTTCTGGATTTATTACTGGATATACTGAAATAGATCCTACAGTTCCTTCTTATTCAAAAACACTAAGTTCTTTTAATATAATTAAAACTTCTACAGATGGGTTATATCAACCTTTAGGAAGCTATCTTACTAAAACTTTAGCTGATACATATTATTATCCATCGACAGGCAACCCTAGTGGATTCTTAACAAGTCTACCGACAAAAAGTTTTAATAATTCGGCGGTAAAAACGATAAACGGAACAGGAGTTCAAATATCTACAACAAGAGATGCCTTTGTAACCTATACAGTAACTCACACTATAGCTTTGACATTGTTGTTAGCTTCAGGAAGTTCGCAAGTATTTTTAGAAGTAAGTCCAAATAATTCAACTTGGACTACAATAAGTCAAGCAGGGTATTCAGACGGAGTAGCAGTAGCCGTGGCACTCACAAAAACAACTACGAACAACGTACAAGGAATGATTCCAGCAGGAAATTATGTCAGACTAAGAAGCGTGGTATCAGGTGGAGGGTCAACAACCTTCACAAACGGTCAAGAAGTACTTAATTAAAAACCAAATAAAAACAAAAATGAAATTATTCCACGACAGTGCTTATTTTGTAAGCGGTTCAAATCCAAATGCAATTCCTGACGCTATTAATGCCCTTAGAGATTTAGGTATAACAGTGGATGAATACGATCCCTATGATTTTGAAGCTTTGGGCATATACCTTTCAGCTACTGAACAGCAAAGGTCGGGTTTGCCACTTCCCCAGAAACCTAAGAAAAGAATTTAACTACTAAAAATCCTCCCAGAGTAAAATTTGGGAGGTAATTAAAAATTAAAAACATGTGTAAAGATATAAATTCCTGTGGTGACGTTACTTTTGCGCAGTGCGTGAGATACGAAGAAGATTTACCAGAATTTTCAAAAATAACAAAAGATTGTGTTAATATAGAAGATACCAACAAGGATATTTATGAGCTTATTGGAGAAATAAAAGAAGGGATTCCTGCAAATTTAACAACAAGATTAGAAGAATTAGAATCGCAGGTTTCAGAACTTCAAGAACAAGTAACAGCTTTACAGAATCAAAATGTTTGTTTAAAAGATATAACAGAATGTATTAATGTATCAACAATAGAAGATCCATGCGGGGAAGAAGTAACAAATTTAGGACAAGTTTTGAATTACATATTAAGCAGACTTCCCTAATAAGTAAAATAGCATATTTACCCGTAATACTAGCATTCACATATTTGACTATATACAATTTCATTGATTTTAATTATTATATAAATCTGTATTCCAAGCTTGTGATAATAGACAATATAATGGTATTTTTTGCTATAATAGGCTTTATTTTAGGAGGTTATAAAAAATGGAAATTGGAAGTCATAAGGTGTTTTTCTTTTGTTATAATACTTAACATTTTAACTGAATATGCAAGATACTATGATGATATAGATTACTTCAAGTGTTACTTTGCGATACTTATTCTTTTCATAGTCTCTTTCACCATAACAAGCACACAAACTAATGATTGATAAAGCACTAGAATTTCTAAAGACGCTTGTTACCCTCACCAATAGACAAATAATAATTTTACTTTTTTCAATAGTGGTGGCAGGTTTAGGAGTAGTTATATGGAAACAGAATGAAATAATAAAGAGTAAAGATGAAGCTATTACTAATAATGATGTTAGATATAATAATAACATTGACGCTCTTCAAAATAAAATCAATGAACAAGAAAAGGAAAAATTTAAAATCAGCGACGATGCTCAAAAGTATTTCAGAGAAAGATTTGAAAAACTTGAAGAAGAGTCCCGTAGAAATTACAGAGAAGTAAGACAAATAAAACCGAGTAAATAATGAAGACATTAGGAGCATTAATTATAGGATTTTTTCTCGTACTATCAGTGAAGAACAATGAGAAAATTTACCCCGAAGTAGCGAAAATAAGTTTAGAAGAATCAAAAAGTTTTGAAGAAACAATGCAAGAAACCGATTTATATAAAAAGACAGTTATTGTAGAGGACACCATAATTCAGACACAAAAAATATTAAGAGAAATAAAAGATGAAAAAACTCATAGACGATCTGCTGAAATCACCAAGTGGTAAGTATTCAAGAAAAAGTGTTATTATTATTATAACATTTGCATTCACAATAATTTTAGGAAGTTATATAGTAGTAGCTGAAGTGTTGAATAGTTATGCCTCTGGAATATTTGATTCGTTATTAATATTTTTAAGTACCTTGCTTTCGATTTCGATTGCCGATAAGAAGATTTTAAATAAATCAGTACCGAATATAACTCAAGAAGAAACAGAAATATAAAACCAAGAAATAATGCCTAAAGCAAAAGAAACAAAAAATTTAGTATTTCATACCTCAGCAGGATTTTCATTAGTTCCAGGAATAGAAGATTTTTGGAGAAATAATTTAAAATGGAAATCAAAAGGGTATGCCGTAATTATAGAACCTAAAGGTAAAATTTGGTACTTGAACGACAACACTGCCAAATATGGATATGTTGAGAAATACAACCAAGGTAAATGTTTTGAATTTATTACTAATGGAGTAGCAGGAAACAACTCAAATAATGTACATATTTGCTACATAGGAGGGATAGAAGTTGCAGGAAAAGATTCAAAAGGACAAAATATCTACAAAGGAAAAGACACAAGAACACTTGAACAGAAAGCCTCATTTGAAGTAGTTATAAAACAGTTTTTAGATTGGTGCAACGCTAATGGAAAAGATACCAACTTTGCGACTGGCTTTGTGGGGCATAGGGACTTTTCTAAGGATTCTAATAAAGACGGCATAATTGCAAGTTGGGAAAGAATTAAAGAGTGCCCTTGCTTTGATGCGATAAAAGAGTACGAAAAATACGCTTCTCCCGATAGAAAAGGATTACTACCTACAGTTCAATCTACTAAACCACAAACAATAAAAGATAATAGCTTCAAGTTTTATTCTGTAGTTGCGGGAGATACACTTTCAAAAATCGCCATAAAGAATAAAACGACAGTTATAAAAATTAAAAAAGATAACTCTTTGAATACCGACTTAATACAAATAGGACAAAAACTTAAAGTATAATGATAGCCTTAAAAACATATTGGAGAGAAATACTCATAGGATTGCTAGTAATTACAGTTATAGCTTTATTGAAAGATTGCAACCCTGAAACATCTACAGTCACTACTTATAAAGACGTAAAAGTAAAAGTCCCAGAAGTTGTCGGAACATTAATTCCTGAAACAAATACAGAATTACCAAGCAAAGGGACAGACTCAATAATCTACAAAGATAAGATTATATACTCGACTCATCCATTTGACAAGAATCTGGCAGAAAAATATTTAAAATCAACGGACAGCTTAAAGAACTTATTATTTATAAAATCAATTCAAGAAAAAGAAAATATAACTGATTTCTCAGACAAAAATATAGAGTTAAAAGTAAGGACAACAGTACAAGGACAGCTTAAAGATATTAAGGCAGACTACAAGATAAAAGAAAGAGAAGTGATAGTTCAAGAAAAAACTATTACAAATACAGTATTAGTCGATAAGACTCCTAAAATTGGATTTCTGCTTGGAGGAGGTTATAACCATTCTTTAGATTTGAAAAATAATTCAAGTTTTGAAGTAAATGCAGGAATAAGAATAAAAAAAGTAACAGTATTAGGATCAGCCACAACAGAAAAAACAATAGGAGGAAAAATCCTCATAGAATTATGAAAACAGTAAAACAACTAATACAAGAATTAAACTGGTTTGATTTTTTAAGAAAGATTAAAGAGATTTTATTCAGGACTTCAGATAATCCGCTAAATTCCAAAATACAGGCAGGGGATAATATAACCTTATCAGGAGAGGGGACTGAGGAATCTCCTCTAACAATAAATTCAACAGGTGGAGGCTCAAGTGAAGTGCCTACTCTTCAAGATGTAGTACATTCAGGTAACGTTATAACTTCGGGAATAGTTTCACAAGGAGCCCCTATTGAAGTCAGAGGTGGTGGAATGGATGTTTATGACGGGATTAGTTTTATAAATCAGGCAGGAGATACAGTATCTTCTAGATTGAGTGCTTCTAATTCTAGTGGAATAACTACTCTTTCGCTCCAAAATGGACTTCCCTTAGATATAATAGGGGGGGTTAGGTTAAGTTCAGTAACTAATCAACAGTACAACAGAGGACTGGCGTTGAATTCTGATAATGAAATAGTAAGCTATGCTAATTCTGAAATTTCAGGAACTTTCACAACACCTGTTTCAATTACAGTAGTAAACGGAATAATAACAGCAATAACTTAACTTAATTATGACAGAGTGTAATGATTGCATTGAATTAGAACAGGATTCGTGCCAAGGAGAAAAAAAATTTACAGAGTGCATAGTTTCAAAAAATGCTGTACCAATTTTAGGAATTGGTGTAAATGAGCCACTAGATATAACTATCATAAAATTATCAATAATAATACAAGGACTTGAAGCAAGAATTCAGGCTCTTGAAAACGCTTAAAAAATGTGTAAAAGTAATTGTGATTGCAAAAAATGCTTCTCGGACAATATATGCAACGAATGCCAAGTCAGAACAATGACTGACTGCATAACGGTGAATCCTGAATTACCTAATATAGGAACAGAGGCAGGAGAAGTTTTGTCAACAGTTTTGGAGTTAATAGACGCACAGCTAAGTATAACACCGCCAGTACCTACGATATCCATAACAAATGTAGGAGCAGGAGAAGAATTATATAAAGGCTTGAGTAATTTAGGCAATTATGAATTTAGAACCTTAGTTCCAGGGTCGGATACTGTAAGCATAGTTCAAACCGCCGATACTATAATAATAGACTTCGAAGCACCTGTGGTAACACAGAGAACCTATAGTGCAGTAAATACAGGGACAACTGGCATAGGCGTATTTAGAGACGCAACAGTAGGGTCTATAAACACACAGTTTAATTTTAAAAATATAAATTCTGTAAATACGGGCACAGGAACAGATCTCCTAAATGCAGTCGCACAAGTAGGGGATACTATAACAATCTCTGCAAAAAGAATTGCATCTGACAGTTTGATAATAACAGAGACTGACGGAACTATAAATATAGAGACTCCTACAATTGTAGATATACCTAGATTTATAGTGAATTCAGCCTCACAGGCACCTACAGAAGACGGTACTATATCTAAGCCATTTAAAACGATACAGGGAGCACTAACTGCATTCGTAGGCACAGGCACAGCAATAGCTCCCCAATTTGCAGGAGCAGAAGTAGTAATTCAAAAAGGACTTGGATACTCATTTACAGGGAATTTTAATTACAATTCACTTACCATAATATTAGAGGAGTCAACATCTATAGATTCAAATCCTGCTGTGGGAGATTTTATATGCGATTATGATGCACTTTCTGACACTTCATCTTCAATTAAGATTATAATAAAAGAAGATGCTTCCATCATACTTCAAAAATCAGGATTCAGGAATTCAGGAACAACCACAGCAACCAATAATTTTGCAAATAGTAAGAGTATTTCTATATCAGGAATGGGTAGCATTAGACAAGTAGTGAACAGCAACACCAATAGCTACAGAATTTTTGATTCTAATTATAATGCAACCAATAGCTATAATAATGATGGAGCGTATCAGTTTACTGTATCAGGAATAATAATAGGTACAAATACACAGTCTATTTACAGAATAGGCGGTAATAGCAGGATAATACTTGAAGAAGTCTTAATAAGCATTCAAGGTAGCAACACTCTACCAACTACAACTGAATTTTTTAACCAGGTGGGTGGTTCTGCGATATTTTCAAGGGCAAATCTCGAAATCATACCTGTATTTTCAATAACTTTAAACAGGTTGTTTCCTATATCTCAATCTGCTTCTGTAGCTACTACTTTAGTGTTTAATAATTGCAAACTTCGCGGAAAAGTACTAACACTTTTTGAAAATATAAGCGTACTTCAGCCTAGCCTGCAAGCATCTTCAAACACGACAGAATTTTTTAATTGTACCAACATCATAAAATCTGGCTCTGTCTTCTGGACAAACTGTAGTATGTTTAATAATGTTTTTCAATCTGGTAGACCCGATTTTACACAAGTAGATCTGACAGGAGCTAATAACTATAGTACATATAATATATTTAACTCAAATGTGGTTGAAAATTTGAGATCTTTTTCAAGCAGGGCAGTGGCTGTAGCGTCAGGACTCAGAAAAGGGGAAAAATTTATAAATACCGCAGGAGTGGCATCTCCTACAACAGGTTGGATAATAGATACCGTAATGGAATAAAAATTTTGTTTTCTTTTTTCTTGGAAGGAGGGTGAGGGATAATACCTTTGCTCTCCTTTTTTAATAAATAATAAATTAATCAATTTTTTTAATCCAAAATTCTTTAGTAAATTTGCAAATAATAAAAACACAATTTTGAAAAATTCTGAATTTGTAGACTTGGTTATAAATCAGGCGAAAGATAACAATATAGACTCCGTGCCTCCAAGAAGATATATCTTAAGAATGGGCAGAGCCTCCTCTATAAACTTAATAGCCCAAAAGCTTTTAGAAAGAACACTTTTCAGAGAAGCTTCCTTATTCACTACTCTAGAATGTATTGAATTAGAGAGAAGTGACAGAGTAAACTGTCCTTTGGTAGATTTAAGACGATGTGAGACTTTAATGAAATCTAAAAAACCTCTTCCTAAACCTGTTTTTAGCCGATTAGGGAGCTCTATTAAGAATATAAGGAGCGTTGATGGAGGATTTGAATTTTCAATTGGTTATGACACTCAAATAAGGCGGGATAAGAAAAGAAAATACAATTATAAATCAGACGTTACAGTTTATATTGGAAGTGATTTGCATATCTATATTCCAGATGAAGAGATATATCACTTATCTGTAGATTTGATAACTTTAGAGACTGAAAAATGCGGTTGTGGGGATGAGTGCAAAAGTGGATGGGATTACGAGTTTATAGTTCCTGACAGATTTGTAAAAATAGTAATAGACGAAACAGTTCAAAAAATACTTCTAAGAAAGCAGACACCCGAAGATCAAAACCCAAACGGCATAAACGGAAATTAGATGGATCACAAATTTTTATTCTTCAAGGAAATAGACTCGCTAGGAAGAGAATCTTATGAGTATTTCAAAAAAAATAAAAGATTTACGCATAAAAGTTATGACGAGTTTAAAAAATGGCTTATAATTGCAAGGGCTTTAGTGACTGAAATGAACATAATGTATGGGGAATCGGATGGTGGTTTGTATCTTAAAGATTTAGGTTATTTTTTATACCTTCCAAAATATTTAGCAAGAGGTAGAAAAATATCGGTAGTGAGAAGAAAAAAAGACAAGTTTAAATATGAGCAAAGTTTTATACCTCTGTGTAACGAGCTTTTAAGTTTCAGAATTGAAGGTACGTACCTCACTGACAAAGTATTGATACCCAACCTTAAAAAACTAGATCAAGCAGATGAATTTCAAAAACAAATCATCTATTTAAGAGGCAGAATAAAATTCTTGCAACCCACCAAATATATGGAAATTTAATGGATACGATATCAATAAACGAATTTATAGCCGAGATAGAGGCAAAATATCCTATACTTGCAGAGAGCGGAGATATAGATAAGTCCTCTATTGTATTTACTGTGATAAATGCTTTGAGAAAATTCGGAGTAAATGTACAGAATCTAAAAAGTGAATTTTTAGATATAGATAATTCCAGAGCAATGCTTCCACAAGACTTTAAATCTTTAAGATTAGCTTATATCTTAGAACCTCTCGGATTTACAATATACGGAGACAGGCAAAATCTTACAGATAACTATGTTTATAGAGAAAGGATAGAAAATCCCGCTAGATGGAATGAACTTACGAATGAATATATGAAAAGCTGTGACACCAAAATAGTCACGGAAAAAATAACAATTAAGAGTTCCCAAATTCACACCCATTACAAACACCGTTTTTTAGAAATAGAAGGGACAGTTGAAGCAAATTCCTTAGCGGCTGACTGCCTTAATAAAAAACTTAGAGTGGACAGTCCTTACAAAGCAAGCATCTCAAACTCTATATTAAATACTAATTTCGACAAAGGTAAAGTTTATATTCAGTATTACTCCTTACAGACAGATGAGAACGGAGACATGGTAATCCCTATATTTTCTACAGGAGCTATTTACGACTATATAGAGAATCTTGTAAAAATTGACATAACAGAGTACCTGATAAATAATAATCTGAATCCGCAAGGCATTTCACAGCTATACCAGAAGCTAGTACAAGAAACAGTTGGATTGAAATCTTTGGCAATGAAAGAGTCAAAATTTAAGGGATTGGGTAAAAATTGGAGTAAAAGTTTTTCAGAGAACAACAAGAAACACTTCTCAGGATATTTTAGATTTCCAAAATAAAATTAAAAACTGTGCAACAGAAAAAAGAAATAAGCTTACCGCTTCGCGGAATGAACAGGGAAAATAACATAGACAGACTCCAAGATGGAGAATTTGTTTTTGCTCTTAATTCTGACACTAACGGACAGGTAACTCACAATGAACCTTCAAATTACTTAAATGTAAACTTTCCAGAGGGTTATAAAGTCATAGGTTTTAAAAAGAACGCCTTAAAAAACGTAACTTACTATTTTCTAACCAATAGAGAAACAAGCAAGTCTTCGATAGGATATGTCGAAGACTTTTTGACTTTTCACGAAAATGAAGACCCTCAAGAAAATTGTGTAGGCTGTGGAAATGCAAACGTATTATCTGAACCTTTGGAACAGACCACACAAACAGCAGAGAACATTTACGTAGAGCTTATAAATGATAATTGTCTAGATATAGGAAAAGGTCTGAATTTCAAAGATATCTATCCTATAAAACATATTGTAATAAAAAATGAACAGTCAGGTACTACTATCTATTGGGAAGATAACTTAAATCCTCCAAGATGGTTAAACGTATCAGATACAAGCTATCTTTTTGAAGTGGAGATTCCTTGCGAGGATAATGATATTACAAATTGTATAGACATAAAAAAACTTCTGCAATTTCCTGAACATTCTCCTCTTTCAATCCAAGCAGTATCTAGAAATGTAGGAGGTAACTTAAGAATGGGAAGTTACGAATACTTTGCATGCTATTGTGACAAAAATGGTGCTGAAATGTCAGAGTACTCTTCAAGTTCAGGAGTGATAAAAATATTCAACGAAAATGATAGAATCTTAGATTCAACTGAATTAGATGACCTGACTTCATTTTCTATAAAGTTAAATATTTTAAACTTAGACCCTAAATACAGATATTACAAGGTAGTATGTGTAGAAAGAGGCGTATTAAATTCAGATATTTTTGCCTATGAAGAGGGGATTTTCTCTACTTCAAACGATACTGTTTTGTCAACTTCTTCGGGAAGAATTTACACAAATACCCAAAGAGACAGTCTTATATCTCCTAAAAAGGAAGTACAATTAAACGATATATTTTTTAGAAAGCCTAAAATAGAAAAGGCAGAAGGTGAAGCCGTTATAGGATCGAGAAAGTATATACACGGAGTAAAAAGAAGGGAAGAAGTGAATATACAGCCTGTGGTAAATCTGCTCTCATCTCTTATGAAGTGGCAGACAGTAATCACTAACGAGGAGTTATATAAAGATGGAGTTATTTCAGCCGATTATATGGGATATATGAGAGATGAAGTACAGCCATTTTCTTTAAGGCTTCTTTTCAAGGATGGAGGCAAGAGCTATAATTTTCCTATCATATCCAGACCAGCAAATAGTGAAGATCTCGAAACAGGATTTTCAGACCTAATGGGGGATATCTCAGGATGTGATTCAACCGACAGAGATTATAAGTGGCAGTACATAAATACAGCAAAAGTAGAAAAAACTTGCAGTATAGCCACCAGCGGTACAGAGGTAATACAAGCTGAATCTAGAGTGTGTGTAGTTCGAGGAGTTGATGAAATTAGTGCAAACACAATAGAGATAGAGTTAAATACAGAGTTTGACAACCTAAAGGATTACATAGCGGATAATCCTAGCGTAATCATTCCTGAAATAACACCTTATCTTTTAAACCCTTACCCTGAATCTCATTGCATCCCTGTTTTTGGAACAGTTTCCACTTCAGGAAATTTGACAGAAGGGAAAAATTACATTATCTACGATTTGCAACCAGGAGATGATTTCTCAAATGTAGGTTTTACCACAGAAGGCACGGTCTTTACAGCTACTGGAAATACGCCAGTATCATGGTCTAATCAAACAGAGGTGGAAGAGACTGTATGCGATACACCTACTCTAGATGAATTTAAAGTTTCTATCAATACTGTTGAAGGAGAATTTGTCAATAGAGAAGAATCAGCATTTCCAGAAAGCTACGAAGATTTTCCTAGCAGTTCTTGTAACTTTTATGAAGCCAGTTCGGCAGGAGGTTATGTAAGGGATACCACTTTTGAATATCTCTATATGATGCGTTTGGGAATACCTGACAACACAAGAAAGACTGTATTGAAAAGAAGCTATAATTCTACCAATGAAGGATGCTCTTCTGCCAGCGATATCATCAACATTTCCGCAATAAATAATAATGCTCAAAGATATTTTATAAACTACAGAGGCGGAGAAACAAGAGCAGAATTAGAAACTGCTAAAGAGGCATACTTAACAGAACTTACAGGCGTAAATGGGTTTGGAGAAAAAATTCAGTCAGGGGCTTTGTGGTTTAAAGCAAATACCCTTAATAGAAATAAATTTATATTAGAAGTATCTAAGACTCAAGAGGCTCCCGCAAATGACGACATAATAGAAACAACAGTAAATCCTACTCAAAAAGTGAGGGTTTCCCTGTTTCACAAGTGTTCTGATACACAAGCCTTCTATGGTGAGATTATTCCCATAAGAACACAAGGGTTAAAATATAGAATAGAAAGTTATAGAAATACGGATTCTAGATTGGTCATTACAGGAACTTCGGGTTCTGCAAGCGTCATAATAAACCTAGAGTCTTACCCTATGGTTTTTGACACAGATATAGACACTACCATTAACAATTTTATGCTCGAAAACGGGACAGAGCTGGAAGAAAATGGAATAAGAATATCGATAGAAGATGGGATTATAAGTTTAAGATCGGCTATAACCCTCACAGTTAATGTAGACAACCTGGCAGGAGACCTAGACGGTACTTCTCAGAACGATATAGTAATAATTAATAATACTGTAATTCCTCTAGTAAATCCCTTTGCTTCGGGAGATATGTTTGTAGCTATAGATCCATGGGTAAATCAAACTTTGGGACTTCCAAAAGATGACACTCAAGAAAACGGATACGATCCAGAAGCAACGCCCGTAGTAAAGTTTAGAACAGCCCCACCAGACGGATGTTTTGCTGTAGTGACAAGAGACGTAACCTATGATAGAGCAACAGTTTCATGGACTTCAATAATTCTTGACAAATCTGAGAAATACTCTACCTCATGTACTTATTTTCTACCCGATAATTTAGAATGCGAACCTATACCTTACCAACAAGGGGAATTTGCCTTTTGGGAAAGTACTAGGACATATCCTGACAATAAGGACTTATACGACAGTAGCGGATTAAAAATTGAGCCTTCCGACATACCTTCTGATTTAAGAAATAAGTTTGAACAGTATTATGCCGAAGGGTTAGACGACGACAACTACTATACGCTTAAAGAAGGTGCGGATTTCCGATGTGCAAAAATACGACACCCAAAAATGCCAGATAATAGAGTAGCGCCTTTTATTGCAAATCAAGAGATGCCGTCTTTTACGGACAGTTTTATATACCCTCTAGGAGTGCATTTGGATGCTAGAGTGGTTGAGGGCATGTTAAAAATCGCAGTCAGAAATAATCTTATGACTCAGAGGGAAGCCGACAATGTTTTCGGATTTGAAATTTTGAGAGGGGATAACACTTACAGTAAGAGTGTTATTTCAAATGGACTAATGTTTGATATGTATCAATATGACAGGGATGACAAACAGTATCTTTATTCTAATTTTCCTTATAATGATTTAGGAGGAGATTTGTATCATAAGCCTAATAGAAGTGCAAGTAATGTAATACAGCACCCTTATCAAGGAGAAAAAAATAATAAATTTACTTATATTTCTCCTGACCTGCTACATACAAAAACTCAGCTTGGTACAGAAATTTCTATACAGGGGTACTTAAAAGGAACGGCAAAAAGTAATTTTACTGAATTAGAAGACCATCCTAAATGGACAATATTAGGAAGAAAAGCCAGAAATACAGCAACCACTCTAGCAGTTACAGAGGTTGTATTAGAAACGGCTATCAGTGTAGCAGAACTTACGTCAAGCCAGTTCTTTATGGCAGGGTTTGTTGTAGGTACAAGTTTGGGACTTGTGGGTGCCATACTAGCAGGAGTTGCCTACGCCACGAGCGGGTTTGTAAAGTCAGGACAATACAGATATGACTGGATTAAGTCTTTTAGAGATATCGGAGCTTCTTACAACTTTGCTTATTATGGGTACAGTTTAGGAAAGTATAACAATATTATAGTAAACAGGGATGATGCAAATTATTTCAAACCTTTAAGTATATCAAGGTATCTGCCAGACGGGGATTTCTCTCTAGTCGATACAAAAGCGGGAGAGACTTACAACATAAACAATTTCCAAAGAGAGGGATCGGTATTTCTGGCTTTAGGTGATAATTTTTTGGAGTACTCTCAACAATACCAAAGCATAGATAACTCCAATATAAAAAACACTTCTTCAAAAGCTACTTCTAGTACTATAGGCTGTGATAAGAGAGAATTTTCTCCTGATATTGCAAGTCCCTATGTAACTATGAAAAACTATGTTCCTGACCAATATGGAGATATCGATACGGTGAGATGGCTTACGACAGGGAAGATTTTTGAATTAGGAGTATCCAACAGCTGTGAACCCGTATTTGGCGGAAACATAAATATAACAAGATTCACCTACAAAAGAAAAATACCGTTTTTTAGAAGAACTGCTTTTGGAACTCCCGATAAGACAACTTACGAGTATTCGACAGCAAGTAACATAGGATTCCCAAGATTCTACTGTGATTATGAAACAGATACCGAATTTGACGGATTTCTAATACCTATGCCAGACATTGATTCTGACTACGAGTTTGACTGTAAGCCAGGAGGGAATAAGTTTTATATCAGGCCTTCAAAATTCTACACAGCCTATTATAGTGTGGTAGATTTTCTAGTAGAGTCGGAGATGAACTTGAATATGAGATATGCCAATAAAGATATAAATACGCACTTCTATCCAGTAGTGCCTAATTTGGAATTCCTCACTCAAGAAAAGAACATATCTATAAAAGAGCCTAATTCTATTCTATATAGCAATGTATTTTCTTTACCTAGAATTTACACAAATACTGTAAATCTTCCCACAAGTTATGACAGAAAAAAATGGAATCAAATATCGCAAAACGTTAATGAAATTATATGGTCAGAACTGGATAATAGCGAATATGACAACTTTTATGATCCATACTTAGTTTATAAGCCTTTGAACTCTTATGATTTCGATACCGATTCGGGTAAATTGAAAAGCCTAAAAGAGTCTACAAGAAATCAGGCAGTTGCAAGGTTCACAGATGGGATGCAAGTTTTCAATACTGTGGACAATCTCGCAGAAAGAATAACAGCTCAGACAAAAGAACTTGGAACAGGAGGAATATTCACAACAAAACCTGTGGAGTTTGTAAAGAGTTCTCTTGGATTTACAGGTACTCAGCACCATAATGTAATTGAGACTGAATTTGGAGACATCCATATAGATTCTGAAAGAGGACAGGTTATATTCCTAAGCAATGGGGCGGATAAGATAGAAGACATGGCTTACAGCTTTTCAGGAGAGATATCCAATATGCAGAGGTGGTTTAAGAAACAGCTTCCATTTAAAATAAAAAGATTTTTCAAAGACGCTGACATAGACAATCCGTTTCTAAAATTAGGAATTTCAGGAGGGTATGATGCAGTAAACAAAAGATTCTTTTTGACAAAATTAGATGCTGTTCCGATATCAGACTGTATTGAGTATGATCCTGAGACAGGGTTTGTATTAAACCTGACAAATTGTGAAGGAGAAGAACCACAGCCGACCTGTTCGCTAGGTTTTACTTACAATCCAGAAACTGAGTTATGTGAAAGAGTCAGTGAAGTTTCTGCTTGCCCTGCGGGATTCATTTATAATGAAACAACCCAAATGTGTGAAAAAACAGAAGCTTGTGGTGAAGGTCTTGACTTAGTTTTTATATTAGATGCAACTTCATCTCAGCAAGGTGCAATAGACTCCATAAAAAATGCTATATCTACAGAAATAGTTCCTGCAATCATATCTCAATTTGGAACAAATTACAGATTAGGGCTTGTGGCAATAAAGGATAGGAGATTTGTAGGTGCTGCATTATTTGACAACCTTGTACCTATGACTCTTTCCAATGAATCTGCAATAAGTTCTGGGCTAGCAGGAATAGTAAGCGAAGGAGGCGGGGCAAGTCAAGAGCCTAGTGATATGGCTTTAGAAGCTGTTCTTAACAACACAGGAGAAATTGATCCTTTGGGTACACCAATAGCAGGCTCTATAACAATAGGCACATTCCGACCTACTTCTTCAAAAGCTATCATACTTGTAACAGACAGCTTGCCATCAGGTTTAAATGATAATTACAGATTAGAAGATTGGTTGCATGCTGATCAGTTGGCGGACGAAGCTTCAAATAAGCAAATACAGATATTTCCTTATCTCACTTCTCCAACTCAGGCAAATCCTATACCCCCAGGAGTTAATCCACCGAATGTAACTTATCTTATGCAAAACTATGCTAACAAAACGGGAGGAACTTACTATTTTGCACCAAACGGCTTGAATATAAGTGACGGTGTAGTAGATGCAATTCAAAGTGTTGGATGCGAGGTAGAGGAGGTTCCACCTGAATGTTCTTCAAATTGCGAAATATTAGAAGGAATGTGCACTTGTATTTTCACGGAAACTCCTACTTATGAAGACATAAGAATACCTATTGAAGTTTCAAATCCTGAATACTTTGAAGATAGATCTTGGACTATAAGCTATAAATTTGAAAGAAAAGGATGGAACAGCTATTTTAGCTCAACTCCAAATTACTACAATTCCCATCAAGATTTTTTCCAAGCGGGATTTAATTCAAATCAGTCAAAACTGTGGTCACACACTTTGGAGAATACTTCCTTTCAAGTCTTTCAAGGAGAATTAAAACCTTTCTTAGTAGAGACAGTTTATGCAAATAAAAATGCAAGCAAGCTTTTAGATAACTTAAGTATAAATTCAGAAGCTTTGAGATATCAAGACAACTGGTCATATTCAGAGTGGGCGAATAAAGGGTTTAATAAAGCCATTATTTATAATAATACAAATAACTCGGGAAAACTAAACTTGAAAGAGCAAAAAACAGTCTCTGATATAAGAAAATATCCGATAACAAACCCTGATAACACTCAAGACATCTTATTTGTTCAACAAGATGAGAAACAGCACATAAACTATTTCTATAACCGCGTAAAAAAAGAGAACAGAAATATTCCGCAATGGACTTGGGATGATAACAATATCTACAGAGAGATTGACAGAAGAGCGGTAAATTTCGCAAATAAAAAACTTCTAGAAAGAATGAGAGGAGATTCATTCATAATAAGACTTGAAAATGATTTAGAGTCTAGATTTAAGATTAATTACAAAAACACAGAAAACGATGCCACCTATTACGACAATTAAGTCTTTTCAGAATGACCCTTATGAGCAGTATACCCGAAAAGTGGCATCGGCAGAAAGTGGAGAAAAAACAACCGCCAAAAATCCTTTCGGTGCGGCGGGACTTTTCCAATTTGTACCTTCTACTTGGAGAAATCTTACTCAAAAATATAATCTGAATTACTCTCAAGATGACAGGCTAGACCCCGAAAAATCTAAGCAGGTAATGAAACTGTTCACGGAAGAGAATAAAAAACAGCTTTCTAAAAGATTAGGTAGGCAACCTGATGACTACGAACTTTATCTGGCACATGGGTTTGGAGCGGCAGGAGCGGGAAGATTAATCGAAGGTGTAAATAAGAACCCAAACATAAGAACAGATCAATTTTTCTCTCCCATAATTTTAAAGCAGAACAGAACCCTTTTATATAACAAAGACGGTTCTGCAAAAACTTTAGGAGATATAAGCAACCACTTCAAGGCAAAGATGAGTGCGCCTGTAACAAGGTATACAAATAGTGAAAAACAAATAACACCACAAGAAACAGTCCAAAACCTTCAAGAAGTTAATAACAGATTAACAGATTTGGTATTTACCAAAGAACTCCCTAATTTTGCAGGAACTTCCTATATTCCCGACGAGGATGAAAATATACAAAAACTTGAACAAAAACAGGCGGAAAAAGAAATAATAAGAGAAAAGGAAGTCGTAGTACAACAAGCACCTCAAGAAGAGTCTCAACCTATTCAAGAAGATACTACAGAATACTATATAGATCCCAATCAAACTTACGCTGAAATAGACAGTTTCTTACAAATGCAAAAAGGGGGAACTCTATACGTAGATAATACTAATGACCCAAGATATCAAGCGTACCAAGATAGTTTATATCTATATGAAGAGAACAGACAGACTAAAGAAGATATGCAGAAAAGACCTTTAGTGTATATGGGAAGCTTGAGAGACGTTGATAATAGTAATAACGGAAGAGTTTTTGATATGAGCGTTACTGAGGATGATAACGGAAGACAAATCACAGGCATAAACCCAATTTCCCGTACAACTTTTAAGAACACCATAAAAAATCCGATACAAGGTAGACCTGATATAAACACTCAAATTTCAATAGGTAATTACAAAAAGCCAGAACAAACAGTTACTATAAAAAATAAAGCAGGTTATCAACCAAAAGCCGAAATTTACAAACAACAAAGAGAAATACAAAGTACAGTCTCAAAAGTAGAGGAGCAAGGAGTAGCCCAAGTTTATAATAACATTGTACCTCAAGCAAGTTTAGAAGTATTACCAAATGCTCAAATACCAAACAGTTTCAGCCTATCAGAATACAATGAGAGAATGAATAATGCTCAAGGCTATGGTTCGGGTAGGTATGATGAAAACGCAGACATTCTGAAAGCTGAGAGAGCTTTGGATTATCAAGAGAAATACAACCAAGATATAGAAAGGCGTTACAACAATCCCGAAGCTCAAAATAACCCAAAGGCTCAAGAAAGGTATAATACTTTGAGAAATTACCTGAATATAACTCCAAACTATCAAATAGGAGGAGAAATACCGACCTCACCTTTGGGTATGTGGCAATATCCAAATCAAACAGTAAGAGTACCGAGCGGGAACATAACAATGAATTTTATGAAACACCCTATAGAGGCAATTTCAGAACAAACAGGTGAAAGAGTAGTGTTAAGACCCAATGAAAACTACTCTTTCAAAAATACAACATCCGTAATAGAAAAACCCATAAGACTATGAGCTTCGATAATTTAAAAAAATTCCTTACATTACCAAAAATGCAATTTGGCGGAGGATTTGATCCAAATAATCCTATGTCAAGATATGATTATACTTCACCATTTCAATTTCCGCAAAGCCAGCAAAATCCGAATTCGGGAATGTCAGTCTATAGTGGGTATAATCCCGATTTGCAATATCAGCAGGCAAATCCTTATTATGGGATGAGTGTGAATAGCGGATATGCACCAGCCCAAGCTCCCGCACCTGACATAAACTGGCTTTCGGATTTGACTAAAACCATGAGTCAAAATATCCAATCCGCACAAAACCCAGTAACTCCAATAGCACAAAATACATCAACAGTCCAGACACCCCCACTGACGGCATATGATGATGGGTCAGCTCCTCAGCTAGGGGCAATCAGTTCAAATTATAAATCACCCCAAACAAACATATCGAATTTGAATACCCAAGGAGGTTACCAATTTAATACTTCGGGTAATAACGTAACAGCAGGGCAAGCTTTAGACGCACAAACAAATTATAATAAACAACAGGCAGAACAACCTCTCAAGTTATTCAATCCGTTTGGAGGAGTAGATGTATCAGCAGCATTACAATACGGTTTCTATAACGCTGGACAAGGGAACGGAGGTCAAGCCACACTAGGTTTTGGAAAAGGACTATTAGGCTTAGCTAGGCAGGGATTTAGTGCATACGGAGCAGGGAAGGAACAGAGAAACCTTATGAATCAGCAGAATAATCAACCTATTTACAACTCAACACCTCTAGAAAAAGGGGGATTTGTAGATTATATGCAAAAAGGAGGGTCGGTAAGTGTAGGGAAGTTTCTAAGTGGTAAATATATTACTGACTCATCGGATCAAAATGTTGAAATAGAAAAAAATGAATTTGTGTTGAATGCAAAAGATGGCCAAGTACAAAAAGCTATCGGAGAAACTCACGAAAAAGGAGGAATTAAAACTAATCTGCCCGAAGGTTCGCAAGTTTTATCAGACCATACAAAAATCGGTGCAAAAAATGCTAAAGAGTTATCTAAAGAATTAGATATTAAAGTGAAGGCTAAAAATACTTTTGCAGATGTTTTAGACAAATATTCAAAGAAAATTGGCGTAGAAAAAAATATAGAAGAGGGAGAAAAATTAGTAAACCAAACAGAAGAAACTCTAAAACTTGAAGAAACAGACACTAAACAAATAAATTTAGATTTCATTCAACAAGAAACAGCTAGAATAGAACAAGAAAAAGAAGAATTGAACACGCAACAACAAGAAGCTTTTAAGACAATTTTCGATAAGCAGGAATCTCAGAAAGGGAACTTTTTACAGGAGGGAGGAGAAACTGTAGCGACAGCTACTCAGGAAGAAGAAATAAATCCAAATGATATAGTAGTCCAAGTTCAGCAAGCAGTTGCTCAGGGAGCACCTATTGAAGAAATAGTGAACAATCTTTTGTCGATGGGATACTCAGAAGACGAAGCATCTCAAATCATACAAGCTTCACAATCAGAACAGCAACCTCAGATGCAAGAGGGAGGCGTAGCAGGAGAGCCAGGAGCAAGAATAGGTGACTTTTTAAAATCTGCTAATTTAATAGCACAATCAAAAGGGGTAGAGCCTCCAAAACTTGATTTAGAGAAAGGAGATATCACAAAAAATTGGACAGAGCTTCAAAATTGGTTTGTAAAAAACGCGCCAGAAGAAGTAATAAGCTACTTTGACGAGCAACCTATTACTAACAAAGGTATGGAAATACTTTTAAAGAATAATAAGACAGCTCTTAAAAACTTAGGTATTGACACCAATAGAAAACCTAACAGTTTTAGCCTAGAAGAAAAAAGAGCAATCCAAGAAGCTATTCCTTTAGATGATAAATTTATTTTAGATCAATTTGCAGACGGTAAAGTAGACTACAGATTTCCACAAGTAAGTGCGAATTCACTTTCTTCAATCACTCCTCAAAATCAAGCAATAAACGCTTCTATGGTTTCGCCAAGTGGTAATGGATTTCAAGAGCAAGAAATGACTGCTCAAGCTACTGATAATAATACTCAACAGAATTCCGCGCAGAGAGGAAGAAATGTAATCCCGATGTTACCTGTCCTTGAAGGACTTACCCCTAGTGCCGCGCTTATTCCAAGAGCAGACCAAGTAAGATTCAATAGGCTAGAACCTACTTTAAGAACACCAGAGGCTTCAATAGCCGCAATAAATAATCAGACTAATTTTGTAAACCAGCAGGCATTTCAGTCAAATCCAAATCTTGCACCTTTCTTAACGGCAACAAATTTAGGAACAACACAACAGTCTGTAAATAAAGCAATAGCAGAAACAGACGCTTATAATGCCGAGGCAGTTAATAGAGCCAATACTTACAATGCAAATGTAGGCGATAAAGAACAGTTGATGAATATAAATCTCGGTCAAAACTATGAGCAAAGGTTATTCAAGACTATTGATAATCAAGAGCAGGCTTGGAGCAGATATCTGGTAAACAAGCAATTGCAAAACAAGCAGAATTGGATGGACGTAAATAATTTGAATTTGACAAATGCAATGACGCCTAATTATCAAACTGACGGATCAAATGTGTATTTTTCAAATCCAAGAGATTATTCAACTAGAAGTGAACAGGACATACAGTTTGATAATTGGTATAGAAATGCAACACCACAAGAACAGATAGCGTACAGAAATAGCGTAATTTCTAAAAAACAAGATGGTGGGTATATTTATGAGTTTGAAGATGGTGCTCAGCCTATGACTGACCAGCAAGCTAGAGAAGTGGCACAAGCAACAGGTTTCACAGAAGATTTTGCAAGAGAGTATTTCAGACAGCAAGGGGCAAATCAAACACCTCAATATCAGCAAGCTCCTCAAAGACCAAGAGTCAATCTTGAGACGGATATGATTGCAGATATAACTTCGGGAACTAATAGATATACACCTAATGGTGGAGTTATCGTAGGAGACTATAAAAAAGTATGGCTCAATAACAGACCTGAGACTTTCACAGCAAGAACCCAGCCACAGGAGGGAAGGGATTTTACATACCTTTCACCGCAAGATTTTGTTAAATTTCAGCAAAGTCAGAATTACAAGCAGTATAAGTCTGGATACAAGACTTCAAACATAGCTTCTCGATAAATTTTCAATTAACGAATTTGTATAACTCAAATTAAATCATTAAATTTGCCTGCTTTACATCAAGAAGTGGGCATTTTTATTTAAAATATGGCAAACTATACTTCCAAGGACATAACCCTAGCTCCCGTAACAACGAGCATTAATCTGCCTCTGATACAGCAAGTATTGCAGGTAAAACAGGGTACGTACAATCAGGCGGATGCACAAGTCCAAGCAGGATTATCTTCTCTTGAAAACTTAAAACTTTTAAGACCGCAAGACACAGAATACCTAAACTCTAAGATTAGAGGTATGACGGCTTCTTTGGATAATATGCAGGATAAGGATTTATCTAATCCAAATGTAGCTTCAAATTTCTATTCCACTATAAAATCAGTAGCGAGAGACCCATTTGTAGTAGAGGCCGCATCAAATACAGTGAAGTATCAACAGTTTCAAGCACAGATGCAAGACATACAGAAGAAAAATCCTGATAAGTTCCATCAGATAAACTATCAGTTTGCTTTAGATAAGGCAGGATTAAACCAGTATATGGAAGGAGCTACAAACTCTTTGGGCAGTTTCTCTTATCATAATTATTCCGATTATAATAAAAATCTTTTGGATAGGATGAAGACTTTGAAAGATGTCAGAGGCGACAGGGAAGTCCAAATACAAGGAAATGGAGTAAATGGCTATCCTGAAGGAACACTGATAACTAAAAAATTAAGTGGTTTAACACCTCAAGAAATTGTAGATTATGTTCCAGGCATGATGACTTCAGAAGATGATATGCAGATGAGGATAGAGGGTTGGTGGACAGGTAAGCAAAATCCGCAACAACTAGACTCAGAATTTTCGCAATACACGGAAAATAAAAAAGAACAGCTTGATTCAAGTATAAATCTATTAGAGACTAAGGTAAATAATAAGCAGAATACGGAAGAAGAAAGAGAAACAGCCAGACAGCAATTAAGGGCTTTCAGAGCGGAAAAAGAGAATTTCTTGAAAAATAGCGCAACGGCAACTTTAGAAGAGAAGGGATATTTTGTCAAAAAGAATGATTATGTAAAAGCATTGGCAACAAGTGCAGGAGCATCTGAGAGTGTAAGTATATCCGAAGACAAAGCTTACTTTGCACGTCAAAATCTACAGTTAAAAACAGAAGAGCTAGATATAAAAAGAGCAGAGTTAGCACTAAAACAACAAAAAGCTGGAACTACAGGAGGTCTCTATGGCATGGAAGGTATTAGTGAATCGCCACTCACAGCAGAAACAGCCCCTAATATTGACCCGATAGAACAAGTTACAGAAAACTATAAATTAACACAAGGACAGCTTACAGAAAATATCTTAGATATATACAAATCTAACGCTACAGCAAGTGAAATAAAAGACCAATACTCGGCATCTATGAATGCTATGGGATACACGCCAGAGGGGAACTTGTTAAATGCAAATAAACAGCCAACTATAGATAAGGCAACGGCTATGTCTAAAGCTTTTGAAGACTCAAAAATGTATTTATCTAATCCTGATAAAGCAGCGGAGATTGTAAGATTGAAAACATTAGCTGATAATTCAGCCTTAGATTATAATAACACTATAGGCTCCGCTTCCAAAGAACTTTTTAACAGTGCTCCCCAAAAATACATTAGTGAATTTGTTGAAAAAATAAAAGCTTTGGAGATGGAAGATGACGGATTTATAACAGGATTATTCGGTATTGGAGGAGGTTCGGAAAGAGTACAGAATTTAACAGCTGAAGCAAGAAAGTTCATAAATGAAGTAGGGGGAGAGAGAAATTTAAAGAGTATAGGAAGCAATAATGCGAGACTAGAAAAATTTAGAGACCTTTATGGTAAACTTTCGCAAGAAAAAGAATATAATCTGAATTTTAGATTAGGGAATATGACGTTCGCTAGAGATGTGGAGGCAAAAGCAGGAGAACTTCTTAAATCTACAGGAGTGATGACTTCTTATGGAAGTGCCAATCAAGCAACTCTTAGTAATGAAAGTCAAAATCAAAGACTTATATCAATGATTCCTACAACGGAAGAGAGTAGACCATTTGACCCAAAGAAAAAAATAACAGTATATCAAAGAATTGTAGATGGAAGCCCTTCATTTGTAGTAGAGCAAAATGTCGGTTTTAATGAGAAAATGGGACAGATTAAAAAAGCAACAGCTGTACTGACTCCTAAAATGGCAGGATATGAATTCCTAAGACAAAGCTTAGATATGAATGAATCTTCAAGAGGACTCAGTGCAGAAGTAGCAAAAGAAAAAATAAGTATTGCGAAAAATCCAGCATATATAAAAGATGACGGAAAGTACGCACCTAAAATTGCAGATTACCTGTTAAAAAACACTCCTCCTAACTATATAGGAAAAGCATTTTTCGCAAACCCAGCAAATTATTTGACTAAAACTAATACGGAAGAGGCTTATTCAAATGTTTTAAGGAATAACTTTACTCCCGAACAAATACAGCAAGTTACAGAGCATATTTCAAGCCGTCTATCCCAATATAAAATTGATCTAGAACCCTTGGATGGAGAATGGTATATGTCTCTGGAAGATAAAGAAACAGGTGCAGATTATAGAGGTGGAAAATTAGGACAGAAAAATTTAGAAACTCAATTTTTAAACATTGCTCAAAATTATCCTCATACAATAGTCTTAGACTTCTTTTTAAGAGACCTAGCTACAAACAATAAAAATGCATTTAATAGAATTATGAATAATGGCAGATAACAACTTAAATGCGCTTATAGATAATAAAACTATTTCGCCAGAACTTCAGGCAGTTGAACAGGATATTAGAACTAGAGCAAGTACTCCTCAAATAGACCCTTCTAAAACTAACGGAATTATAAGCAATATTAAAACCGATAATGACTATTTTTACAAGGCTCCTATTAACAGTCCTCAAAAGATAGCATTAGAGTCGAAAAATTACAATATAAATGATGCTTATGCTCAACTTAATGATGGTACCTACATAGCAAAATATGATACTTATAAAGAAGGAGCAAACAATAATGAGATTCATGCACAAAATCAAGGAACAGGAGAAAAGTGGCTTAATGGCTTAGCTAAATTTGGAGGCAAAACTCTAAACGCAGTTATAGGCGGAACAGCAGGAGTTGTTTATGGAGCAGGGGCGGGAATAGCAGATTGGAAATTTGACTCTGTTTACGATAATAATTTTTCAAACTGGCTAGGAGATTTAGATACCAAAATGAACTACAATCTTCCTAACTACTACACGCAACAGGAAACACAAAAAGGATTGGGAGGACAATTATTCACTTCTAATTTTTGGGCGGATAAAGTTCTAGGAGGATTGTCTTTTACAGCAGGAGCAATTGTATCAGAGGGTATATGGGCTTATGCAACAGGAGGAACTTCTCTAGCAACCACTACCGCAAGATGGTCTACAAGAACAGCGGGTATGGCAAGAATAGCTAGCGGGACTTCAAAGTTTTCAAGACTTTTAAAAAATTCACTCACAGTAGGAGAGGATGTAGCAAGAGTAGGTACGGGATTGGTAGATGATTCTATAAACGTGGGAAGAGCCGTAGCTTTTGGTAAGGCGGGAGATGCTTTAAACACTTTAAGATTTACAATGACTTCGGCAGGATATGAAGCCTCCGTTGAAGCCTTGCAGTATAAAAAAGAACAAGAGGAAAACTTTTATAGAAATTTTCAAGAAAAAAACGGAAGACAGCCCGATCAAGAAGAGATAACAGCTTTTCAAGAAAATCTAAGTTCCTCTGCAAATGCAGTTTTTGGAGTGAATATGGCTTTGGTGGGAAGTTCTAATTTGGTAACTCTAGGAAGAGTATTCAATCTAAAATCACCTGTAAAAACAGGTTTTGGAGAGATGTACAACAGAGCCTTGTATGGAATAGGAAAAGCAACGCCTTCAAGACTCCAATCCATTAATAGAAGAATATTACCCTTTGTTCAAAATGCAGTAACTGAGGGACTTTATGAAGAAGGTGGTCAATCGATTACTTCAGCTACGGCAGGAAAATGGCTAGAACATGCTTACGATACAAACAACACAAAAGACTCTTTTGATTTAGCAGGGGCTTTATATGAAAACATTTCTCACCAATATGGTTCAAAAGAAGGATGGGTTGAGAATGGAGTAGGTATAATCATTGGTCTTTTAGGAGAGGCTGGGACAGGAAATACAAGAGGAGGAATAAGCAGGCAAGTTCAAGAATTTGAGAACCGTTCAAAATTAAATGAAACTTATACTTCAAAAGCATTATCGGAGCATTTCTTGATGATGAACCGTATTAACGGGTTTAATAAACAATCAGAAGATGCGCAAAAAAGAGGCAATCTTACAGAAGCTAGAATAGCACAAGACGGAGTAATATTTTCACTTTTAAACAATCGTTACCAATTAGGAGATTCTGTTTCAGATGTAGGCTTAGATATTGAAAAAGCTTTGGGAACAGTTACGCAAGACCAGCTAACAGAAATGGGAGTAGAAACTGATTTAGACACTTGGAAACAAGAACAGTCAACAGCGTTCTCAGAAGTTGCAAAATCTTTCAAAAAGAACAGACAGTTTGCAGAATATATAATAGGAAGAAATCCTGTTGCGGGAATACAGGAATTAGAGTCAGTTAACCAACTCAATGGAATTACGGACGAAAATGGAAACTCTCGAATAAATAATCAAGAAGCTCTTATACAAAGTCTAGCTTTTACAATGATGGGTGGTCAAAGATCGCATACCACCATGAAGGAAGCTGTTCAAGAGATGTCTGAGATTTTAGATTATGAAAAAGTAAAGGCTTTAGATACAATATCTAGCTTAGAAACAGTAACTCAAGAAAAAAGAAATCAAGTAAATATTGCTATAAACAGAAGCAATTCTTTAGAGGAGCAAAGAGGAAGACTTGTAGAACAGTTAAGAAATATTCAGGAAACCACGCAAGGGGATACTGACACAGGAACTAAAGTTTTGAGGTTATCTGACAGGCTTGCAAAACTTACAAACCTGATTGATTCTAATAATACAGAATTACAGCAACTTGCAGATGAAGTAAATCTAAATAACAAAACTTTAGAACAGACCACAGGCGTAAACCTAAATCAAGGTTTAGATATTCAGAGTATCAGTGTAGAGGACTTAAAAAACCTTGATTCAAATATCAAAAATTTAGGGTCTGTAATGGATGCTATAAAAGCTTCTAATCCTGAAAATTCTGCCAGACTTGAAGCAATTTTAGAAGAGTACAAGAACTCTAGAAAAACATTTGGAGCTTATCAGTCAACTGTATTAGCTTTCAGGGATGGAAAAGTAAACATTGATAACATCAATACTTTAGTTGGGCGCAAAGTCTTAAAAAAGAACAAAAACTTAGATTCGGCAACAAAAGAGTGGCTGTCAGAAATTTTAGGAAATTACTCAAAACAAGCTGTAGACGCTTTAGATGAGTTAACTAAAATTAACAACAGAACCACTGTTATTTCAAACGAGTCTATAGTAGATAAGAGAAGAAGAGGTGATACTTTATCAGAAGAGGAACAAACGTACTACAACGAAAATAAGACGGAGATAGATACTTTTATGAAAAGAGAGCCTATACTTCCAGTTGTACCCTTACCAACAGCTAAAACTAAACTTCAATACCTGAGAGAAAGACTTGCTAATTTAGTTTCTAGGTCTAATAACTCCTTGACTTTTATTGGGACTTCAACAGACGAATTTCTTTTAGAAAAACCAACACAAGCGGAAGTAGCAGAATACCAAAATCTATTAAGAGGAGAAACGGGGGAAAAAGCACAACTTTATCAAAAACTTGACAATTTATATGAAACACTTTTATCCAATGGGAACAGTGAATCAGAAGCAGAAAGACTAGCTTTAGAATCGCTAACAGAGCAAGAAAGAAATCTTTTAAGACAGAGAAGTCCGAAAAGAAGAGAAGTGGAAAACTCTTCTGAATTAATAGTAGGCCAAAGGGTAAGCACTCTGACCGACCAAGGAACGGTTACTTCAATTGATGGAGAATTGGTAACTATTGACTTAGACCAAAAAGGAACATTGACCGCAAACCCAAGACTTGTAGAAATTTTTACCGAGCCTTCAGTAGTAAACGTAGATAGATTAGAGCTGTTAAGGGAAAAATTATCAAATTGGAAAGTTTTAGACAGTTTCATAAATGAGGAAGGACTAACAATGGCTGACCTTGCAGAATTGATTCAACAGCAACAGCAGAACATTTCAGAGCAAGAAACCATAACTGAAATCACAGAAGATGATTCTTATGCTATGACTCAAGAATCTCAAGCAGGAGAAAAACTTGATGATTATACTCTGGCACAAAATGTCACAGGAAATGCCACAATAAAGAGAAATAAAGACGGCTCTGTGACTTTGCATCACATATCAGCACAATCTCTGGTAAATATCATAGGGGAGCCTTTCCAAGCTACAAGAAAAGGCAAGCCTATTGATATATCGGAAATCGCAATAGGCGATATAGTTACGACAGAAAGTGGATTAATGTTTTCAGTAGAGTCAGGAAACATCTTGAAAACGAGGAGTGAAGCATTTGATAACATCCCTCTTTTAGTAGTAAGAAGTGCCTCTACAAGCTGGACTTATGCAGATTTATACTATTTTAACGGTTCGGAGTATGTAAAGAAACCTTCAGACTTTTTTGAAGATATCCAAGCAGATGAGATTTATAATCTTGAACAAGGCGCGCCTATAAGATTTGAAATTGACAGGCAGGACAGTTACACAAAACAGCTTTTAGATAAATACAAAAAATCACCCACGGAAGAAAATCGAAAAGCTTTAACAGACGGTATTAAAATTTATTTAGTTTCAAAGGGTAGAAGAATTTCAACTTTAAAAGGAGAAAGAGGCGCATCACCTGATAATTTCAAGCTTTTAAGAGAAAAGGCTTTTGAATTAGCTATACAGGACAGCTATGAAGCAGACCTCCAAGCAACTTCAACAGTTTCGGCAGTATTTTTAGGGAGCCCTCAATTTTTCATTTCAGAAGACGGGCAGTTAGAATCAAGACCATTCACAGAAACTTCATTAGATAAAGTTTTGACTAAAGGGTATATTTTAAATGGTGAAGTCGTAACATCAGAAGACCTACCACAAGTAAATACTTCCTACGTATCTAAGATTTCAAGAAAATACCCTCAAAGAAAAATGCCCTTGGTGGTTGTAAAAAGAGGTGAAAATTACGTAGCTTTGCCAATATTTTTGAATAAATCACCTTTAGGGCAAAGAGGATTAGACATGGTGGAGAATGCCATAGAAACAGCCACGAGTCCAATAGAAGTTGCAAAGAACTTGAATGCACTGATTAACCAAGAAGGTATCAGAACTGAAAAGGTACTACCGCAAGAAGTTACAGATGAAAATCTTGAAAGAATCAGAACAGCTTTTCAAGAACATTTAATTTTCACAACAGCAGATGAAATAGCTTCACAAGATTATAACAAATCTAATCTTTTAGTGGATGCTCAGATGTATATTGACGCAGATAATCTAGAACAGGTAATCAATGCTCCAAAAGTAAGAATAGATATTCAAAATATGCTTTTCAATCAAGAAGCAACCTTTGATACATCTGATGTCAAAACTTCGGTGGAAAATGAATTAGATACTTTAGCAAAAGACCTTTATAACGATTTCATAAGAAATGCTTCCGCAACTTACGTAAATTCCAAAGGAGATATCATAGAAAATTCCTATACGGATGCCTTTGACGAAGAAAGTATGATGGAAGGGAGTTCACACCTTGATAAACTTCACAACATACGAATTTTAAGAGAAGCTTTCAAAGTGGATTTCTCTAAAAATAAGATTTTGAGGGATGCTGTAGGAAACGACAAGATTGAAAGAATAAAAATTCTTTTCGGTATTTTAGATAACATCAACAAACAAGTAAAGCCTAAAGAAGATATTCTGAAATCGGGCAATAACAACACTAAATGTTAATAAATTGAGCTGTAATATAATAAGAGAAAATGGAGAAATAAGAGTAGTGACGGATCAAGATACTCCGTCATTGCTTTTCCAGGAGCTAAAAGAAAAATTCACCCAAGAAGAAGCTTTAGAAATCTATAAGGCTTCTAAATCAGAGGCTTTTGAAACTGTCAACAGAGCTAAGAATGCTTTATTATACTCAGTGAACCAAACTGATGTAAGACTTTCTAGGCAAATCAATGGAAACTCAATCTCCTATATTCCGACAATCAGAGGAAAAAGAATAGGAACTTTGAGGATAAAAGGGGACAGGGTAGATATGATAACTATTTATGACGCTTTCAAAGGCAAAGGATACGGAAAGAGTCTTTACAAGCAAGTGGCTAAAGATTTATTTCAGAGAGGAGTACAGCTAAAAAGCGATAATGCTTCAAGTCAAGATGATTTGAATGTGTGGGAGTCCCTTGTGAGAGATAATCTTGCCGAGCAGACACCGGACGGCAGATATCAGTTCCTACTCCAAAACAGCTACCCAAACGGCGAACCCTCAATGCAAAGCGTCTTAGAATTCCTAAGAAATCAAAACCGCACACAAAGGGAACTTGACACAGAGGAAAGAATAGAACTTAAAAATTTATCTTTAGGATTTCAAGGAGATTTAAAAGCGGAGATGAACAGGGTATTTTATGACCAAGAAAATTTTTTTACAATAGTCCCGCAAAAAATGCAATCTTTATATTCGCAATATGAAATTGACAGGATTTTGAAATCACCAAGCCTGCAAAATCAAATAAAAGAAAGTTTAGAAGCATTTCAAAATACGGAATTTGATTTAGTTACAGAACAAGAGGTGCCACAAGAACAGTTAGTAAAATCAAGCACAATAGGAAAGTTTGGAAAAGCCCTTTATGAGAATCCAAACCGTCTAAAACAAGATTTGATGGAGGAAATTGCTGGCGTAGAGGAAGACATGTTTGAAGAAAATCCTTTTATAACTTTAGAAGAATCACAAGAATTTGTAAAAGCAAGAGTTTTAGCAGATGTAGACGGAACGATAGTAGAGCCTAATCTAGGAGACCGTTTAGCGATTTCGGCTACAATCTTAAAGAATCCTTATAAGGCTGTTTCTGCAATTGTCAAAATTACAAATATCTCAGATGAAACTCTTCTAGAAAATCCACAAGAAACTTATAAAGCTCTGAGCAACATTGAAAACGAAGCCTTGAAAATGGGGATAGATGTCATAGGAATAAAAGACCAAGCAGATAATCCAACTCTGAAACCTTTCTTAAATGCTTTAGGGGGTGTTATGGAAAATCCCATAGAAGAAAACTTGGCAACATTTTCTAAACTCTACTCAGAATTCTTTCCAAGGCAAATCCAAGAAACAAAAGCAATAAGACAGCCTAATGACAGAGATTATATCTACCTAAGAACAGCTTTGAGTGAGGGTGAAGTTTTCAATCAAATAGGGGCGATAAAAAAAGCGGAAAACGTTTATGTTCAAGTTAATGATAAAACTTTAGAAGAACTCTATGAAATAGCTTCATATTACAACCCAAGCCTCACACAACAGGAGAACCAAAGACAGGCTCTGAGAATAGAATCGCCCGAAAGAGAAACAGCAGAAAAAATAAATTTATTTAAAACTATTTTAGGTTTCGAGGGTGTAAATGAGGGAATTAGTGAGGGTATGAACGAAACTGCTTTCACAGGAAACTACGAATACCTTACAAATGATTTCGTGGCAGAATTCAATATAAAATCCCTAAGAGAAAAGAAAAAGAATTCTCCAATGTGGCTCAATTTCTATTCAAATTTTGAAATTAATGAGCAAGGTATAAATTTAAAATATACAGACGACTCAACACTGTCAACAGTAGAAGAGTTAGCTGATGAAAATTTAAGGCAGTACTCTTTGATTTCAAAACAAATGCCGAATCTGAACCAAACTACTTTAGATGAGAATCCAGATATATCTCAAAAAGAAAGAGATTTTTACGTGAACAATCCACAGATGGCACCTCTGATGCAAAGTCCCACAATAGTAGATTCAGAAACCCTAATATCGGATAGTCAAGAAAGGTTCACTAAAAGACAAGATGGAAGTTTATGGGAAAATGTGTTCACTCAAAATGGCAAAAGCTTATTTAAAAGACAAATGGTAAACAGATCGCAATACAATACCTTTGGAAACCCAAAACCACAATTTAATGAATATGACTTTGACTTGAAAGCAAGCATGTCAGATAATTCAAATGTTAAAGATTCCCTAAAAGCAAAAAATATATTAAAAGAAAGTTTTGATTGTTAATAAAGTTTACTATATTTGCTGAAAATATAAAAATATGGATAGAGGAATAAATGTTTTTGGAGCTTTTGATGGAATGAGTAATGGTCAAATAGCTTTAGAAAAACAAGGAATTAAAGTAAATAAATATTATGCTTCTGAAATTGAAAAAGAGCCTATAGTTATAACGCAAAAAAATTATCCAAACACAATTCAATTAGGAAGTATTACCGAAATAGAGAATATTGATTGGCCAGCAAGGAAGATTGATCTATTTATAGGAGGAAGCCCTTGTCAAAATTTCAGTTTTGCAGGCTCTGCACAAGGATTGAGACAAGATAATATAGAAATTACAAATCTAGAAAAGTATAATAAATTAAAACAAGAGAATTTTGTCTTTGAGGGACAATCTTATTTGTTTTGGGAATATGTTAGACTTTTAAAAGAGGTTCAAAAAGTGAATCCTCAAGTAAAGTTCCTCTTAGAAAATGTCAAGATGGCAAAAAAATGGGAGAATGTAATTACAGAAGCTTTGGGTGTAAAACCAAAAGAAATAAATTCAAAACACTTTTGTGCCCAAAATCGACCTAGACTATATTGGACTAACATACAAATAGACAGTTTACCAAATAATGGCGATGTTATAAAAGACATACTAGAAAAAGATGCAGATTTTAATTTCAACTATGCAGGATGGATGCTAAATAAATGGGGTGAAAAAAGAAGATTGGATCAATTCTTTAATGTAGATAATAAAGCTAGTTGTTTAACTGCAAACATGGCAAAAGGTCAAAAACCAAGCTACTGTGTAAATGACGAAAAAGCAATACATAAATTTACAGTTAATGAATGCGAAAGGCTCCAAACAGTACCCTTTGATTACACGAAAGGTGTTTCTAATGGAGCAAGATATAAAATGCTCGGTAACGGTTGGACAGTAGATGTCATAGCCCATATATTTAAAAACTTAAAACAATAAAATGGCTTGTGAAATAATTTATAAGAATGGTAGACAAGTTGGAGTAAACGCTCCTGATGGCAGACCTTCTTTAGTTTTCAATCAAATACTCAATATCCCACATATCCAAGACTTTCAAGAAGCTCTAAAAGGGTATACAAATCTTTTAGCGGATAATAACAATGAAGAATCTCCAATCAGCTTTCAAAACCAAGGTCAAGAATTTCAAACTTTAAAAGAGGCTCTTAAAAACAGCCAACCAAATTCTGAAATCCAAGTAGTTACAAACGGAAAGTCTTTTATGACAATTGACACTACAATAAATCCTCAGACTCGTTCAGGACTTTTAAATTCCCTAATCAAAGAAGACATTCTGACGGGAAATTCTTTTTTAGACGTTGACGGCGCAAAAGTCTTAGAAGTAACAGGAAACAACGAACAGGAAAAAGCGGTCTACGCCGATGTAGCCAGAACAGTTTCAAAACGATATAAAGGTGCATTTTCAGCCTTAGTTGGACAGGATAATAATATTACTTTCAGAGAAAGACAGGAAGTTCCCAAATCAGAAACTTTTACCCAGCTTACTCAAAGATTTGATGAACCAACAGCAGTTTTTATCAAGACTTTAGAAGAAATAAGTTTGGAGACTAATGCAAATAATTCTGCTTTAGAAGAGATTCAAATCATTCCTGAGAATCAGCTACAAGAAAAACTATTACAGCTACTAAACAAGTTAGGCGTAAAGACTACATCCATTGAAAAGTGGGCGGAAAAATACGCTCAAAAGAATGGTTATGAACCATCGGCAAAAGCTCTAGCAGATTTGGCAAATAACATCGTAGCCTTTAAAGATGGTATTATCACGCAAGCAGATTTAACAGAGGAAGTGAGTCACTTTATTATTGCAACTTTAGATGAGGAGCAGATAGCAAACCAAAAAAGAAATGTACATAGAACTAAAGAGTGGGCGGAATTTGCAGAACAATACTTCGAAATCTACTCAGAGACTTTAGAGGGAGAAGGCTTAGAAGATGCTGTCAGAGAAGAAATTTTAGGAAAGGTTTTAGCTAATTCACTTTTAGATAATTTTGCAAGAGAAGGTGAAACTACTTTGGAAGGCGGTATTGTTGCAACTTTAAGAAACTTCTTCCAAGACTTCTTTAATAGAGTTTATGACTTCTTTCAGCCAAACTATCAAACCCAACTAGAAACATTCACAGAACAAGTTTATAGAGACCTTATGAATGACTCCTTGGACGTAGATGTAAGAAACAAGGAGAACAAGTCTTATACGCTCTATAATTCAGCAGGACGTACAGCTTTAGCCCAAACTATTCAGAAGTCTTATGAAACACTTTTGAATCAGCAATATGCTCTAAGAAATTCTTCGGCGAATAAAAATACCTTAAACAAATTAAAGCAGACAATTGCACTTACAGATGAAGCTTCCTTGAAAAATTCAACTCTACAATTAGTAGCAGTTGCAAATTCTCAAGCAAATTCACTTTTGAAATCTTTAGAAACCGCCGATAAAAATTCAAGACACTTCACGTCAGAAGAAAATGGAGTATTTCAATCAACAGTTTCAAGACTTGCTCCGATGCTAAGACAAATCAGAGAAAGCATAAATGACAAGGCTATTGCAAAACAGATCGATGATGTCCTGCAAAAGATTTCTACAATTGAAGGAAGAGTTCCCGCAACAAATACAAAGGCAAGAGATTTGATTGTTGAGAGAGTTATTAGAAAGAACAATATGACTCCTGAACAGGCTAATAAATACCGTGAGTATATAGACAACATTTCAAGAACAGCAGAAGCAGATACAGGCTGGTTGCATGCCCACTTGGGAGGATTAATCAATTCAAGAGACGGACTTTTAAATTTGGCGGGAGAAATTATAGAGAGAACACAATATCAAGAAAGAACAACACATCAAAACCAAACTAAGCCTTTTTTAAACCGTTTAGAAGCTTTAGGACTGACAGAAAGCCAAATTCCCACAACACTAAAAAAGCTTATCTATAATGGCGGAATAATAAACGAAACAGATCCTCAAAAAGTATTGGAAGTCGATAATACAGAAAAAGCTAGAATTTTGTCTGTAATTTTAAGAGAGCCTCTAACAAAAGAAACAGTTCAAGAAAAGATTGATTCTATGCAAAGCGAATATGACTCCTTGCAAAGAGAACTCACAGCAAATAAAGAATTAAGCCAAGAAGATATTGACAAGAAAACGCAAAACAGGGACGAGATATCAGGACAGCTTGCTAACTTGGAAAAAGAGTTTAGAAAGACTTTTACTCAAAGATTCGAGTCTTATTTTGATCCAAAATACTTAGAGAAACTTCAAAACTTCTCTATTGTGACAAACGGCGTAACAATTGACAGAACTTCTATTCCAGATGATGTCTTACAGTTGGATAAATTGTATCGTTCTCAAATCGGGGAAATAAAAAAACAAGGAGAACTTACTTCAAGTGAAATCGCGGAAATAAAAAATTTAACAAAACAAAAACTCCAAGAGGCAAATCCAAGGTATTCTGATGGAAAATTGAAAAAAGGAGTTTTGGAAGTCTATGATAGAGAGTTAAAAAAGTTTACTTATTTCTTAGATGCCTCGGAAGACTTATCAGATTTAGATTTTTCAGAAGCTCAAAAAGTCGTAGGATTGCAAAACCTGATGCTTCTAAATTCAGAATTCTATAAAGGCAATTCAAACTCACAAGGAATCACTCAGAAGTTTTTAGATGAATTAAACAGCTTGAGTACAGAGCAAGAAAAATTTGACTTCTTGAACAATAATGCAACAACAGCTTTCACTCAAGATTTCTGGGACAATTTCGATCCTAACAACTCTTTGGTGGCAAGACTTTTGGAGGTGGGTTCGCCCGAAGCTTTAGAATTCGCGCAAAACATCAGAGAACAGCAGTCAATAATCTCTACAATAATTCGCGGGAATAAAAGTATGTCAAATCCTTCGGAGGTAGACGTATTTGATATGAATGACATAGAAATGTCAGCTGTCAGGGATGCCCAATCTATTTTGGAAGTTCAGACCGCCGAGGCAAGAAACATTCTAGAAGAACAAGAAACAACAGAAATTCAATCAGTTTCAACAGTTAATGAAAGCTACAGAAAAGATTTACAATCTAATGGAATCACTTCAAACAGTCCGCAAGAAATTGATTTTATATTAAAACACGTAACTTCAAACGGTAGAAGCAGTATAGAATCTTTAAGAAGAAACTTGCAGAGATTGCAAAAAGGAGAGTCTGTCATTATGACTGATTTTTTAAGGAACTTAACTGATGGAAGAACAGACTATGACAATGTCTTATCAGAATTTGCGAGAAGAAAACTTTTACCATATTATAAAAGAACAGAACCGCAAGGATTTACGGAAGCCTATGAAGAACTAAAAAGAAATGTCTCTGAAAACCAATCGGGAGCAGTTTTAGATTTTATTGAAAGCGGTATAGTAGAAGTAAAACCAAGTTGGAGCTATTATGACGCAATGGCAAATGTAAACCCTAAATGGATTGAAAATCGTGACGCGCAAAGAGACCAATACACAGAAGCCTATAAAAACTCTGTAAGGAATGATGAATACTACCAAAGATATGGAATAGACGAGCAAGGAAACGCCACACAAAACATTCAAGAGTTCGAAGCCAGAAAAATACTTCTAGAATATAACGACCAAAGTTTGGAAAATTATGGTATCCAAGCAACACATGACAGATACCAATTACCGCAGTTTTTAAGGAGCGCGACAAGAAGATTAACAGACGGCTCAAATAAACTAAAATCCCTAAAAGAAATCGCCTCAGATATGACAGGTATCAGAGAGGATGAAGCAGATTTAGGACAGGATGTATCAGGAAATCTCGCCAAAAAAGGAGACAGCCTATTATCGGTTCCAACTTACGGGGTAAGAAAATTGAAAGACCAAACAGATGTAACAGACGAACTTTTATTGTCTTATGCAATGTTCAACCAACAGTCAGCATTATACAAAGCAAGAAGAGAAAACATCTCAGATATGCTGGTATTGGAAGATTTCATATTGTCAAAAGAAAGAGATTATCCAGGCAAAAAAGCGGAAGCAACAAACACCTATAAAATGTTCAATTCATTTCTAAAATCAAATTTCTATGGCGTAAAAGAAACATTCAGCCAAGAAGTAACAGTTTTAGGGAAAAAAGTGGATTTAGGAAAACTGGCAAGAACTTTCAACAGCTGGGTAAGATTCTCAAATTTAGCGGGTGTGACAGTACCATTGACTTCGGCTCTGCAAGGAAAAACTCAAGAATTTTTAGAGGTGGCTGTAGGTGAAGTTTTAGATAGAACGGCTTACAAGGAGGCGCAGAAAGAATTTGCAAGGAAAGGAAGTCAGCAGGCGGGAGAAATTTTAAAATATAATGGGAAAGCTGAGATTTCAGTCTATGGTGAGCGTTTTGGATTATACAATCTGACAGAAAGATTTGAAAACTCTTACATTGGAAGAGCGGGGAGAGGTATTTTGAAATCATCGTCACTTTTGCATAGTTTGGGCAACTTTCCTGTAACAACGACCGTGATGCTTTCTGTAATTTACGACTATAGAGTTTATGGAAACGAAGTTATTACATATAGACAGTTTAAGGAGATTAATAATGGAAAAGACGACAGATTACTTTGGGAAAAACAACCTCTATTCAAAGATTTAATCCCTGTAAAAGATGGTGTTATTGCGCCTAATTACAAAGGTATCTCTGAACAGTTAAACATAAGTGAAGAGGAAGCTGTTGAAAAAACAGACTTGATTTTAGAAGCAATTAATGCTAGAACGGCTTCGGCGGTTCAGAGAGTCGATTCTCAGATAAAAGAAAGTGACAAGTCAATTGCGGCTAGGGACAGTCGATCTAACTTTTTCTTACTTCATCAAGGATGGTTTTTGGTTGCGCTACAAAATAAGACAAAAAACTATCACTATAACATTTCGGAGGGGACATATCAGGAAGGGAACCTAAGAACTACCTTAAATTTAATAAACAATCTTGCCCAAAATGTTTTAAAACCAAAAGAATTAAAAAGAATTTGGCAAGAAAATATGGCAGATGAGTTATCAAGAAGAAATCTTAGACGTACGGCATATGAGATAGCTTTAGCCAATATATTAGCAATTGCGGCAATACTTTTAGCCAACATGGCAGATGAACCCGACGATCCAGCATACCTACTGACAATGAGTGATTACTTTCTTACAAGAGTAGCGGTTGAGCAGATTTCAGGAACAGTTGCTCTACCATTAAATGTTGACCAAATGCTTTCAGACCCTTTGATTATTAAAACTAAATTTGAAGACTTGATGAAAATAGATGAACTATTTAGTTCTGACTTGGTATCAACAGGAAGTTTCGCAAATGAGACAAAAAGATACCGTTGGCTATCTAAAAACTTACCTTTTGTTAAAGACTATCACAGGTTTTCTGACCTATCCAAAGCCCGTGATACCTATGCGTACTTTTCAGTGGAAAAACCAAATTTGTTTAGGAATTGGGCTTGGTTATCAAATTTAGCAGAAAACGAATCAGAAGAATAATGGCAATAAAAAGATCAGATAGAGTAGGAGAAAAATTCATAACTAGGCAGGGATACTCAGGCGAAATAGTAAGTTATACAAATTCTTATGTTTCAACAGTTAAGTTATCAGATGGCACTTTTATTGATAATGTAGCCTATGAGAGAATAAGTGACGGATGTCTTAAAAACCCTAATCATAGAAATGCTTTAGGTATTGGGTTCCAAGGACAGGGTAAATATACTTTTACACAATATCCTGAAATAGAACAAAAATGGAGATCAATGATATCTAGATGTTATTCAGAAGCAGTTCATAAAAGACAACCTGCTTATATTGGGTGTTCTGTCTCAGAAGAATGGCATAATTTCCAAGTTTTTGCCGAATGGTATGAAAATAACTATAATCCTGAGTATATGAATTCAAGTTGGCATTTAGATAAGGATATTATTTGCAAAGATTGTAAAACTTACTCATCAGAAAATTGTGCTTTCATACCTCGTGAAATCAACAACTTATTTTTAAAATCTGCCAAAGTAGATAATAATTGCCCAAGAGGAGTGTCTAAGAAAAAACAAGGAGGGAAGTATCACATTAATTTATCTCTAAAGGTAACTAAAGGTTTCAAAGGATATTTCATTACACCCGAAGAAGCTTTTAAAGTATTCAAAGACATGAAAGAGCAACATATAAAAGAAGTCGCCGACAAATGGAAAGACCTAATCGATCCAAGAGTTTACGAAGCACTCTATAATTATAGAGTAGAAATAACAGATTAAAAATTAACCCAAACACAAATAAAAATGAACAGATTCAGATTAAGCTGGTTTAACCTTTTCACAACCCTTAACGCATTAATCCTGCCAAAAGATGTAGTAGTTGAAAAAGTAGAAGATGGGGATGACATCCTCACAGCAATAGCAAAATTACAAGCCCAAATTGATGAATTAAACGCCTAAAACGAAAATCCCTGAGACTAAATATCAAAGGGATTTTTTAATTTAACAAACCTTTGGCTTTTATTTTGAATTAAACTTCCTATATTTGCAGAAGAAAAATAAATAAAATATGGAAGATTTTAAATGGAAAACTTACGCACCTCATTCAAATAACAATGAAACTATGGATGATTTCTTGACCAATTACCTCGATAACCATTGCGGGATAGACTTCACCATTGTTTATGAAGATGGATCGTATGCTGAGATAATTAATTCAGAAAAAGAGCATTATGCAATCCATGCCTCGGGAGATGGGGATTTCTTTAACCATAAAATTAGATTTGAAAAACTATGAAAACAGCAATGCAAGATATGATACAGTTTTTAGAAGAAAACTGCATGGATGGAGCAACAGAACCAAAAGAAATTCTTTTTAAAGCTTTTGAACTCCAAGACAAAGAAAAAAAGCAAATTTCTGATGCTTGGGAATTTGGAAAGTCGGCTGGGTACGCTAATGCCGATTATACAGTAGGAGATTATTTTAACGAAATATTTAATTCATAGCTTATGAAAACACAAGAAAACAAACAAAAAGCTATTGAGTTGGCTTATGGGGATTATTATTTAGAAGGTAGTTCAATTGATGAAAACGGATGGACTGATTCTATTAGTTCTGAAATGTTAAATACAATACCTTGTGATTATAAATCATTAGAAATAGAATATAAAAGAACTAGTCATTTTTATAGACCAAAATCACTTTCAGCAATCGAACACAACAACAATTGGATTTCCATACGTTCAAAAGAAGATTTGCCAAATAATAATGGTCATTATTTAGTATTTAATAAACACAACAATACCATTGATATTGATTATATACATTCTGACTATGATTCTCATTCAGAAAGATGGATGGAATTTAATTCACATTACCAACCTATCGAAAAACCATCAAAACCACTGTACTAATGAACACAAAAATTAAAATTTTTAGAAATGGAAATAGTGATAGTTTACTAGAATCACAAGTTAACCAATTTTTAAACAAGTGCAAAAGCATTCTATCAGTAACGGCTTTAAGCACTTCAAAAGTAGGGGATATCGCAATAGTTGTGGTATTTATCGATAATTTATAAAAAGCAATATACTATAAAACAGCAAAAGGAATTTAAAATATAAATTCAACCACTAAATAAAATAAATGAAAACATTATTAACAGCATTACTTATTACAACATTATCTTTCGGGCAATTTAATCCCCAAACACAGCAAAACACTGTAAACCAACCAACAACAGCTTCAAACACTTACTCACACCCTAGTGAGCTTAAATTAGACAACACACTAACCTTAGTAGAAGGAGCAAACCTTACAATAAACGGCAATTTGTCTAGGCTAGGTAATAATGGTAGAATCATTATGATGGGTAATAACAAGCTCATAGTAAATGGAAACATAAACAGTAACATTAAGTTTGAAATGAATGGAAATTGCTGTATCTATTCTTCTTCCAATATCAATATCCAATCAGGCGATGTTACTTCAAATAACTCTGGAAACTATATCAGCAGTGGGGGAAATATTAACGGGCTAAGCAACATCCCACAATCAATTTGTGCCAACCAGCAAATCTCTAATCCTTGCGCCAATCCTAATACGATTAACTGCGGAAACCAATGTTCAACCGATCCGAATAACACCGCCACTTGGAAGACAGTGAATGGAGTTTTAGGCTGGTATAACGGACAGAACCCTACTACACCGGCAGACAAGACAGCTATCATAGCGGAGGACTTTTCAGGTTTTGGATTCAGATGTTGCTCTCTTACAATCAATACAGGAAAATCATTAACCGTTAATACAGGCATTACAGTTTCAGTTACAAACTCTGTTAAAAACTACGGCAACCTAACAGTCAATAACGGAGGAAATCTTATTCAAGTGAACGACTATTCCATTAATTTAGGCAACGCCATAGTAAAAAGAACAGCAAAACCTATGACAAGATATGACTACACTTATTGGTCTTCTCCTGTTGCAAATCAGACTCTTTTTAATCTATCACCTCTAACTCTATCAGATAAGTATTTTAAATGGAACTCAACCAATCAAAGCTGGCAGGTAATTCCATCAGGGAATGAAGTGATGCAGAAAGCCTTGGGGTATATTGTTAGAGCACCTCAGACATTTACAATCTCAGGAACGCCTGAAGTATTTTCAGCCACTTTCTCAGGAGTCTTAAATAACGGCTTAGCAAAAGTAACAACATCTACAGGCTTGGCACTTTTAGGAAATCTTTATCCGAGTTCTCTAGACGCTAGAAAATTTATCTTGCAAAATTCTGTAGGAACACTATATTTTTGGACGCACAACACAAAGGTAAGCAGTATTCCTAATTCAGAGGGTCATTACAGCTACAATAGTGCAGACTACGCATGTTTTAATCTAACAGGCGGAACAGCCACAGGAGTAGGAGAAACGCCTAATGGATATATTGGTTCGGGACAGGGATTCTTTGTGGAGACTTCTACAAGCTCAGAGATAGTTTTTAATAATTCAATGAGAACTTTAGGCAGTACCAATACGCAGTTTTTTAGGAATGGTCAAGAAGGCAGATTATGGCTAAATCTTGTAAATTCTGAAAATACTAGATTCTCTCAAATTCTTTTGGGGTATTTAGCAGAAGCAAATGATGGGTTTGATAACTTATATGACGGAAAAACAAAAAGTTCAGGAAGTTATTTATATTCTATTTTAGATGATAAAGAATTGGCAATCCAAGGAAAGGCTGTTTTTCAAGATACAGACGAAGTTAAATTAGGATATTCGGCGACAACACAGGGAAGCTTTAATATTTCTTTGGATAGCTTTGAAGGAGTTTTTGATAATCAAGATATTTACTTAGAGGACAAGCTTTTAAACTTAGTTCATAACTTAAAAAACTCTGCTTATTCTTTCAGTACTTCGGCGGGAAACTTTAAAGAGAGATTTGTTTTAAAATATAGACAGGCGAATTTAGGGGTAAAAGAAAGTAAACTAGAATGTAATATCTATGCTTCAAATAACATAATTAGAGTAAATAGCAAAGAAACAGTAAAATCAATAGAAGTTTATGATTTATCAGGGAAATTACTATATAAACAAACGGTTAACAACACTAATTTCAAAACAGAAAGAATTGAAGCTGATTGTGTAATAGTGAAATTGAATATTGAAGTAAAGACATTTTCAAAAAAGATTCTGCTAAAGTAAAGTTAAAAAATAATTGGAAAATATTGCGTAGATTTGAAGAATAAAATAAAAGATATGGACAAGATTAAACAACTACAAAAACAACTTGATGTTGAAAGAGCCAAAGAAAAAAGTAAAGAGCTTGAAAAAATTAATAAATTGACGGGTATTAGAATTGGGGATGTTGTTGAATTTACTTATGAAGATGGATCAGGTGGTTATGACAGTGAATACTACTGGTCAAAGGGAGAAGTATACGATATTCATAAATCCTTTGAATCTATTTTTCTCTATATAAAAGGACGACACACTTCTATAAATTTAAAAGATGCTAAATTATTCAATGAAAATGACTATGAGATGCGTCACTCTATCTATGAAAGAGAGTTAGACTTAGAAGATGAGTTTCAATTGATTGTTGAAAAACCAAAATCTACAAAAGGAAAAGTGTATAAGGTATATAAAATATTAAAGGAAGTAGGTGAAAATATTCAATATTTTTATTGGAATGATTATAATAAATCGCAATCCTTATACGAAGGAGAGTTTTACGTAACAAAACCTTGAAATGGACAAACATCTAAAAGAGCTGTATAACGTGTCAATGGGATTACTTTTAAAAGATACTCAAAATAAATCTTTTTTCACGCAAAAAGAGTTTGAGAAGAACAGAGCTAAAATTGGAATTATCCATAACGCAAAAGATAAATTAGAAGAAAAATTAAAAGTATGAGATATTACTATCATCACTTTGGAGACGATGAGCCTGTAGAAGTTTTCATTATACAGGAATCAAAAGGCTTAGTTGAAATTAACCGAGACCCAAAAGCAAGAGCAGGGCATTGGAAAAGTAAAACACAATTAATCATAAAATAATGGAAAAATCTTTCAAAGAGTTTATTGATATAGTTTTTGGAACGACTATGTTTTTTCTCCTTTTGGTAAATTTTCAAGAGGATTTAGGAAGTGCTAAACTACTATCGATATGTGCAGTTTTATCTATATTTTATAGAAAGTATGACAACAGAACTAACTAAAGACATTTGGAATAACTTCATAGCAATTCCATTCAACAAAAACAAGTCACACAACTTTTCGGTAAAAGATTTGAAAACAATCATAGAAAAGCATTTAGGTAAGGAAGAAGTAAAGAAACAGTTTAAACCTTTTAAAGTTGGAGAAGTTTACCAAACCAAAGGGCAAGTTTCAGAACCGTTCAAAATCGCGGAAATAAAAACTAAAATAAAAGAAGGCAAAACAGTTCCATATTACTTTAACGGATTTTATTTAAACAGAGAACACTTAGGAATTTGTCCAATAAACGCAGAACAATTAATACAGAAAATAAGATGAAAACAATAATTCAAGAATTAATTGAGTGGATTGAAGAAAATTGCATAGATGGTGTGACAGAACCTAAAGAAATTCTTTTCAAGGCTATTGAACTTAAAGAAAAAGAAAAACAACAAATTATGGACGCTTATCAATATGCAGAAGACGTTTGCTATGCAGAATCTGATTTTACCGCAGAGGAATACTATAATAAATACTTCAAATAAGAATGAATATATTTACTCTAACCGAATATGACTACGATGGAAACAGCTGGTCATTATGGATGCACAAGACTAAAGAAAAAGAACAGTTTGTTGAAGATTGTCAATGGATTGTAAAAACTCATTTGGAATTGTTATTTAAAGCCGAAGAAGAGGGATTTTACAAGAGAATTGGAAGTGAAGAAGTAATAAATTTAATAAGAGAGTATTTACCTAAGCTAGGCTATGAAAACACCAGAGCCTGGGATTATGGTTTTAGATGGCAAATCCGTGCTGAGGAAATCTTAGAAGAAATTGTAGATGAAAGTACTCTATCTAAGTTAAAGCAACACAATAAAAAAGCATTTAAGAAATGAAAAACTTAATATTATTTTTACTCTTTCCAATTTTAATTTTGGCGCAAGAAAAAGAATTAGAAGTATTCCAAACAAACGAAATAGGGTTACAACAGTTAGTACCAAGCCAAATAGTTATAGAAACAGAGTACAAAACAGAAATCTATAAAACTAATGAGTTAGGTATTAGAAACCTAATACCCGAAGTAATTATAGAAAAGAAAAACGAACAAGATTTAGAACCAATTAATTATATAGATGGAAACAAGAATTAAACTTACATTTGGAAGCTTCAACAATAATCAAGGAGAAGTAGAGGTTACAAATAATATCCACAATCAAACTTATGAATTATCAGAAGAATTTTTAGGAGAGATGGAAAAAGTTCTAAGGTTAGACAGCTCTTTTAAAATCGGCGGGAAAAGTATTGAAACACAAGAAATTGAAATTCATGGATTCAGATTCCTAGACAGAAAAGAGATAGAACAGTTTTTAAATTGGTTTGACAAAAATGTTTAGCTTCAACAACAATATCGCCGAAAAACAAGTAAGAGATAAAATCACGTCAACTTGTAAAAAGATTAAGGTAAAGGTAGGTAAAATCTCATGGACGTACAAATGCCATTTGAATTCTGTTGATAGCGCCATAAAAAAGAAAGATAAAGAGATTGCTATGGTTATGGCTTATAAAAACGGCTATGGGTTCATTCATTTCATAAATCTAAGAAAAGGTAAATACACAGACAATACTTGGGGAGTTTGGTCAGCAGAGTATGATTACTATTTAATCAAGAAAATACCAAGAGAAGACTTTTATAAGGTTGGAGATATTTTTGACAGCTACCGTGCGGAGTTAAGAAACAGTCTACGATGGTATTTGAGGATTACTTCTACAGAAACTTGGTAATAAAACGTTAAAAACAAAAAACTAATTAAATTTTTAAGTATCTTTGAATTATGGAAAATAAAACTTTAGAATTCGTAAGGGAGTTCAACACAGCATTAGGAGAAACAGATGAATATCTTTGCTTAAATTATAATCAAGATGGATTTTCAGAATCAATTACATTTCCAAAGCAGATTTTATGGGATGATAATAATGACAATGAAGATTTTCAGAAACAGCATACACTGTCAAGGCTGTATAGAATCTTGATTCATACAGAAGAAGTGGTTCAGCAATTTATAGTAGATGAAGTAGATAAGTTTTTTGCGGAAAAAGTAAGACAGAGTGAAGAAAAGTTTTCAAATATAAAATTAAATTTAGACAGACAAACAAAATGCTTATATAAATTATCTGTAGAAGGTAATTATAATGAGGATAGAATGGAAGAATTTGTAGATATTTTTAAAGAAGATTTTCAATACCTTTTTGAAGGTTTTAAATTAGAATATGAGTACTAAAACTGTATCACAATTCATTCAATAAATAAAAAATGAGACAAATAGGTAAACAAAAACTTTCATACTTACAAATTATAGATAGATGCAATTTTAATTTTATGCCTTGCGTAATTTATACATCGAATGAAGAAAAATCAAAGAATAATTTCTTAAGTTTTCTAGATTATTTAAAAAAGGATTATAAGGTAGTAGACAATATAGTTGAGTTAAATTTAAGGGAAGTAGAATTTAAAAACGTAAAAGGATGATAACAGAAGGACAATTTATAATAGGGGTAACATTAATTTATTGGATAACATTTATAATTTTATGGAGAAAAGCTTGCGATGAAGCTATAGATTGGGTTTTTAATATTTTTCTTAATTTACTTTTATCAGTTTTTCTAATGTTTGGTACTTTATCTTTGGACGTAAAAGAACAGAGGATAAATTACGAGTATTATTGTAAGATACAATCTCTCAAAAATTCCAATGATATACAAGGCAGTTTTGTTTTGGGGACAGGTTCAGTGGAGCAAGTCGAATACTACTATTATTATTTTAAAGATATCAATGGTTATTTCAGGCGCGGCAAAAAACAAGTAGAAAACACAGTTATTGAAGAAAGAGGAGGAACGCCACACATAGAAAGAAAATACATAAAAAGGGTATCAATAACAGGTATTGTAAAATCTTATAAAGACCAACCTTCAGAAGAATATAAAATAGTAGTGCCTAAAGGAACAGTTATTAACAAATTTGAAGTATATTAGATATGAAAGTAAAAGGCTACACAATAGAAGATAAAGGAGTAAATGTATTGATTTTTCCAAGCACAACTTTAGTAAAGAGTAAAGTAAACGGCAAGACATTTGAAGCAAGTGGAGAAGTTACAGTAGACAATTTCAATGATTTAGTGAGGCTTAATACTAAGACAAGAGTTAAGTCAATCCAGCACAAAGAAACCAAAGAAGAAATAAGTGAAGTTGAATACTTAGATCGCGAGAAAAAACTTCTAGAAAAAAGAAAATATGATAAAGACGAATACACGCATTATTGGGAAAACCTAGACGATGAATTCAACTACAGAAAATTCATAGCTTCCTATGATAACGTTTTAGAAACAGTTTATGAAGAAGAGGAAGTCATTGTGGAAGAACAAAAGAAAGTACTCTTAGACACAAACCATCCTTTCATAAAATCTAAATTTCAAAATTCAGGAGAGATTTCAGATGTGTGCGTGTACAATAAATTTTCTGCTTATAAAGAAATTCTAAAAGAAAAGATGGATGAAATCGGAGCAGTAGAACTTCCAGGAGGAGGTTTTAGTGACCCGACAGAGGGAAAATTGTCTTGGGCAAATTCCACACATTCTTGTATCAGATATGCTAAATTTGCGGGAGGCTATTTATTCGATGATTCTTATGATGTAAAGAGTGTCAGAGTCGGAACATTTGAAGCTTTGAAAGAGGAGTATGAAAATGATAAATTGCGCATAAGAAAAATTATACAAGACAAATATCTTTTAAAATTTGGAAAATTCAATGAAGAAAAGACACCTTTAGTTTTAGAAGCCTTAAATAAAATTGAAGTGGCTTACAGAACCTTGCAAAATCTAAAACCTATGAAGTCAAGTTATAATGACAAATCCTCGGCGATGAAAAGCATAAGGGAAGCAAAAGAATTATTAAACAGTAGTTTTAAAGTAGAGTAAATATGGAATTAGAATTTTACAAGTGGTTAGATGAAGCTCTTGAAGAATTTTGTAGAGAAAGATACATAAGACCAGGGGAGGTATTACCTACCATAAACATAACCAAGGCAAAACTTTCTTTTATTAAAGGTATTTCGGCGAAAGAATATTTAAAAACAGTTTAGTTATGAACACAGAAAAAAGAACAACAGTAGACTTTAGCAAACACATCATCCTAGAAAGTCACTACCAAGACGGGGAATATAATTTAGATGTGTGGGATTTCAAACTACCTGATAGTAATTATAGACATAGAATAACATTCATAAACAGTTGTGGTATTTTAGCCGTAAAAGGAGATTTTGGAAATTGGATATTTTGCAGAGAATTTCATCCTTCTAAAAATGGATTTGTTTCGGGTGGATATTGGGATGAGAAACTAGCAATAAGTTCTCAGCAAGAGTCTTCTAAATATTCAGCAGAAGCTACAAGAAAAGCTATTGAAGAGTTTGAAAAGAAGCATGAGGATTCACAAGAAGATATAAAAGATTGGATTGGATCCTTAAAAGACTCAGTTGAGGATGAAGAAGAATATATATTCAAAGCTTATAGAGAAACTCCAAGAGATATTGATTATGAAGATGTACCTTTTGAAAAAGAGAGACATTACTATCTGAATGTAATTTATGATGCTTTTGATGAAATGTGTAGAAAAATCGCGGAAAAAGACTAAAAACAGCAAAAAATGACCTACATTTACAAACAAAAACAATACGAAATCCTAGACAAAGAACTAGAGCTTAAAAACCCAGAAACAAGAGAATGGCATAAAGCAGTTTTATATAGGCAAATAGAAACAGGACTTTGGTTTTGTAGGGATAAGAATGAATTTTTTAAATTATTTAGGGAGGTAGAGTAGTATGAATTTAGATAGTGCAATAGTCTGTGACATAGAATCGGTGGGATTTCTTGATAGTTTAAAGAGCTTTGAAGATTTACACGTATTCTCTTGCTGTTTTAAATCTGAGGGCACTTGGAAAATAAAGAGCACAAAATCTAAAGAAGACATACAAAAAGTTGTAGGTAATAAGAATAATACACTGATATTTCATAACGGAATTTCATATGATAAGCCAGCACTTGAAATTATGGGTTTAGATTTTAAGGCTGAAATAATTGACACATTACCACTAAGCTACTATTTATATAGTGAAAGAGATAAGCACGGATTAGCCCAATGGGGAGAATTTTTCGGCGTGAAAAAGCCCGAAATAGAGTCGTGGACTGGTCTATCGTATGACGAATATCGAGTAAGATGTGAAGAGGATTGTAAGATAAATACAAACCTATGGATTATGATTTTAGATTATATGAGAGTGCTGTACGACAATGATGACGAGCTCATAATCAAAACAATAAGGTATTTGAATCATAAGGCTAATATGCTTTATATTCAAGACCAAAATCCCATATTAATAGATGTAGAGCAGTGCAAGAAGAATTTACAATACTTAGAAGGGATAATTTCGGAGAAAGAATTGGAATTAAATGCCATAATGCCTAAAATCCCTATAACTTCTCGAAGAAGTAAGCCCAAGGTAATGTACAAAAAGACAGGCGACTTATCAGAGGCGGGGATAAAGTGGCAAGAACTGCTTAAAAACTGCAACTTAGAAGAAGATTATGAAGGACAGATAGATGTGGTTACAGGTTATACGGAGCCTAATTGCCAAAGTTCTGCACAAATGAAAAAATTTCTTATGCAGGAAGGTTGGGTTCCCACAATATTTAAAGATGGGGCAAATGGTAAAGTTCCTCAGCTAAGGGACGATGAGAAAAATTTATGCCCTAACATACAGAAATTGATAGAAAAAGTTCCAAAACTTCAATCACTTGATGGACTATCTGTTGCACAACACCGCTCAGGCTATTTAAAGGCTTTCTTAGCTCATATAAATGATAAAGGGTACGCCAAGGCTTGGGCACACTCTTTTACCCGCACATTGCGTTTAAAACACAGTAATCCATTTGTAAATCTCCCAAAACCTAAGTCTAAATATGGAAACCTAGTTAGAGCCGTTATGATTGCCCCTAAAGGGTATGTTTGTATAGGTGCAGATTTATCAAGTATAGAAGATAAGTGCAAGCAGATTTCCATATTTTCTCTAGACAGAGAGTATGTAGAGTCTATGAACAGTAAGGGTTGGGATGCACACTTAGCTCTGGGGCTAAAAGCAGGAATGTTTACAGAAGAGGAGGTTCAATTTTATAAATGGTTTAACTCTAAGGATAAAAAAGAAAATGATTACACTTGCCCTAAGAGTTTTTCTCACCTTTCAGAGGAAGAGCAAGAAGTACTTTTTGACGTATTAAGTAAGAAAAGGGCTACAAGTAAGACAGGAAATTACGGATTGACTTATGGATGTGGTGTGGCTAAACTTATGGAATCCACGGGATTAAGTAAAAAGGAGTCTGAAAACCTACATAAAGGATACCACGCCATAAATTGGGCGGTTAAAAAATTCGCCCAGGATAGAGTGGTTAAAACTGTCAAGGGTAGGAACTGGTTAAGGCTTAATAAAAAGGCAGGGGGGTTGTCAGAAGTAAATGAAACAACTTGGATATGGAACGAGTACTCTAATATGTGGCTATTTTTAAAAAATGATAAGGATAGGTTTTCTAGCTGTAATCAGAATTTTGGAGTGAAGGTTTTTGATGTTTGGAGTTGGTATTTGATTCAAGGAGGTATCACTCCCTCATATCAAGCGCACGACGAACAGCTCTGGTACTGTAAAGAGGAAGAAGTAGGAAAACATATCAAAATTATAGAGGAAAGTATTACAAAGGTTAATGAAATATTTAATCCTCCTATTCCTTTGGAGTGCGATTATAAGATAGGAAAGACATACGCGGACGTCCATTAAAGTTAATCTTTACTTAATATATTTGCTTTTCTGAAATACTTTTTGTAAGTTTGCAATGTTGAAAATAGAGAGGGCAAGTCTTTATGAGTAGACAAATTAAAAATAATAAGAATAGCAATAAAATATTTCAAAAAGCTTTCATAGATTGTTTTCACTTGCCCTGAATACAGTCCTTGGGAGCTTTTTGTATTTAAGATAGTATGGAAAAATTAACAAACGAACAAAGGCAAGTACTCTTAAGCGGTATTTTGGGAGATGGGCACTTAAAGAATGGAAGAGCAATTTTTAGTTGTATACACAAGGAGTATATGGAATTAAAAAAGAAGTTATTGGGGGATTTATCTCTACTTGTAGAAAGAAAACAAAACAGCGGTTTTAAAAAAGATGCTTTCATCTATAAATTAGGTACTTTGGCACACCCTGAGATAAAAGAGATGGAAAAATACTCTACAAAACGAATTCTTGAAGAGATTGACGAGTTAGGTATTGCGCTATGGATTGCAGATGATGGCTCAAGGCACAAGAAGAATAACTTTTATAATATAAATACACACGCATTGCCAAGATATGAAGAGGAGCAACACTTACTACCATTCTTTAACAGCATCGGCATATTTCCTAGAATTACCACAGAAACTAAAAAAGATGGTAGATGCTTTTCTTACCTATATATCCCTAAGTGGGAGGGAGCTATGGAACTTTCGAGAATTCTAAGAAAACTAGAGTTAAATTGCTATGATTATAAGCTTATGCCTATTGAAATGGAGGAGGCATATTTTAGAAACAAAGATTTAGAAGAGTTCAAAATGGCAAATAGTTATGGGAGAACTAAAATAATTAAGAATGGAATGGGGCTGACATATAAGGACATACTTCATAAGAATGTCACATCAACAGAAATGAGAATTACTAATAGCGCAAACATATAAAAATGAAAAATTTGAATGGTCTGAATTGGATAAGTTGTGGGAAAATACATTTCCTAATACTAAAATTATATTTTCAATGTTTGACTTCGATGAAAATGATTCAGAAAATGTTGTAATACCCACAGTAGATTTTACTTCCGAAATTCCAATTATAAAAGGAAAGTTTAGTGTAGGGTTTCACACTTGGAAAGGATTGATAACACAATCAGGCACAGATTTGACTTGGAAGAAGCTTATAAAAATTTTAGATAAACATAATGATGGAAGCCACATATTCCTAGAGGTTGTAGATGTTATAGGTGATAAGGCTTTTGTATTCTTAGGGTCTTAAGTTAAAAAATTCATAAAAAGAATTTACTAAAGAAAACTATTAAGTATATTTGTAGAAGAAATGCTGAAAAATCTGTTTTTTAAATCTTTTTCGGCGAAAATTAAATAAAATGGAGAAATTAATACTGAATAATCAACTAATACTAATGCAGATTCAGCTAGATAAAAGTCGAATTGGGGTTAGCTATATATCAGATGAAACCAAGAACAGATTAAAGGATCAAATTTTAATAAGTAAAAAAGCTTTAGAAAAATGCTCGAAATAGGACAAACAATCGTATGTATAAACTCGTCTATGCAAACACACACAAAAGACGAAATTGAAAAAGACATGCCAAATTGGATCAAAAAGGATAAGAAATACACAATTAGAGCCTTGCACGATTTCGATTTTGTTTTAGGAATTCTTTTAGAAGAGGTTAGAAACGATTTAAAGTATTTTAAGGTGGTAAACAAAACTATAGAGCCTGCTTTTGCTTCTTGGAGGTTCAGGGCATTAAAAGAGAGTGAAAAAGAAGTAGAAGTTGAACAATTAGAAACAGTAATATAATGAAAAAATATGAGTATGCTAAATTAGTTGAAGAGTATGAATCTATGGGCTCTGTAGAAATAGGGGATATTAATAAACCTTACTTTTTCCCGAAATTATCAGAAGAAGAAAAGAAAATATATTCAAAACAGTTTAAGTTATTATGGGGTGATAAATATTTAAAAAAATAAATAAAATGGAGAATCAAGTATTAAATTACAATTATAGAAAAGGAGTAAGGGAAGTAAAACCAGCTCATCCAATGGTTCAGAATTGGTTATTTTCAGAAGAAACAGAAGACCAAGCAGTTTTGGCTAATTCTTTAGCTATAGTGGCTGAGAAGAACGGGTTAACGGCTAATGATTTGATTCATCTTTTTCCCGCGATTTTAAGAATGCTTAAAGATAACTCAAACTGGTCGAAATAATGGCAAAGATACTAAAACTATATAATGGAGGACAGATTTATACAGGAGATTTTAAAAGGTGTTACTTTTATGTCGCCGCGTATAGTTTCAAACACTGTATAGAACTTTTAAATGAAGCTACAGGAACCAATTCAATACCTTCTCAAATGAATCCTTATTGGAATAAAGATTGTTGGGGAAATGCTATGCAAGGAATTGAGCCTACTGAACCCTGTGTTTATTACACTAATATTTCGGAAAAAGGACCTAAAAGATTATTATGACACTAATTATTTTAATACTTCTGTTCATAGCCTATAAATATTTTAAGCCTGACATTGAATGGATTGAAGAGAGTGAGATTTTGATTATGCACTATCGTAAAGGGTTAAGTAGGGATTATATGATTTTGTGGAGAAAGAACCGTTCGTTTTAATTCTTTTTTTCCGCGCTAAAAACTAAATAAATGACAGATTGGCAACCCCACCCCGACTATAAGAATATGTTCTTTAAGATCAAGGATTTCAATGACTTTACATACTCTGTACAAATCACTTTATTAGAGAACAAAAGGTCTCAAAAGTTCTATGTCACAGCTTCTTCGGGTAAAAAGAGAAAAGATATGGAAGTATTTGAACAAAAAGCTGATAAATCCCTAGGCGGGATGAAAGCTTTACTGTGGATAAAAGAAACAGCTTTAAGTTTTACAGAGTGGTTTAATTTTCTGTATAAGGTAAAAGAAAATCAATATCTTTGTATAGGTTGGGCAGATAGCCGTAGAAGAAATATTTACGAGAGGCTTAAAAAAGACGGTTTTATCTTTATGATGGATGAGGGACAGAAAATATTAATGAAGAAATTATGATAGGAGAGTGGTATAAGTGGGAAGAAGACTTCAATAAAGTAAGAACAGCTTTGAAATTAGAAATAAAAAAGTTTAATAAAGAAAATCAGTTATGTTACTATGATTCGATTGATTTGACAGGTAAAGGACTAGATGAAGAAACCGCCGAAGAAATTGAGGGGATAAGATTCGGAGTTTCTAAAGGAACGGAAATAACACCGATATAATTATGATAAAAGAAAATTTTGAAAAATTAACAGAAGAAGATTTAATATTTGACTCACTCAGTATCCCGCAATGCTGGGAAGAATTCGAGAGAACAGGAGACTTAAAACCTCTAGAGAACGCTTCAATAGCTCTAAATAAAGTCCTAAGAGAAAGCGTTGAAATTTTAAAAACAACAAATCCTGAGAATGTATATTTAATTAACCGCTTAAAACAGTTTATATAATGAAAAAATATTCAGATAATCAATACCGAGGAATTTTTAGAAATAATAATCTTACAGATTTAGCATTAATAAAGAACAAAAAGAAAAAAGGATTAGGTGCAAACTTAGTCTCTTTGGAAGCATTGACTTATATTCTAGAAGATTTCGGAATTAGTGTTTTTGGGGCAACAAAAGTAGAAAACACAGAATTAGAATTTTACTATGCTTGGGTGGATTTAGAAGTGCCTTTAGAGAATGAAGAACTACTTAGACAGCTTTATGGGTATGAAGATATAACAGTTGATGTCGGAATAACCCAAAATTTTGTTGAGAATTGTCAAATTTCTTTTGGATATAACACTAAGAATTTTACTTGCCAGCTTAGAAAAAATATTTTTGGAACAATTGAAGAAAGAAAACTTTTCACTAGCTTTACAGAAATGATGGAAAAGATTAACTCTACTGAAGATGTAGAAAAATGGTTTGAATAATGCAAGAATATAAAAAATACAATACATTCAAAGAGTGGAGCAATGAACACTTGATGCTGGCATTATATCAAGTAGAAGAAAGCTTTGATTATTTCTTAGAGCTAAGAATTTCAGAACTTGAATCTCTACAAGAAAAGTGCGAGACAGAATGTGAGAAGCAAGCCAACATTAGAGTTATTAACGAGTTAAAAAGATTGGGGAAATAGATGGATGAAAGTTTTATTGACAGTATATCTTTTCCTTGGTATGAGGCCGATATCAGAAAAATAAGACCGAAAGGAAACATTACTCTCAGGCAAATGATTAACTCTACCATAGCTCCAAAAGAAGTACTAAAGCAAACTTTTAGAGAAATTGAAAAAGCTTCTTTGGCGGGAGATAAAACTTTGAAAGCAGAATTAAAAAAAGGTCTTTTTGCAATGACTCCATGTGTTCAAATAGAGGGTTCGAGAAATTATGAAAGTGTTAAATCATTCAACAATATTTTAGTAATCGAGTATGATGGAATTGAACATTCTAATATCTTGAGAGACTATGTTTTTGAGAAATTTGACAGTTGTTTTTTTGCCTTTTTGTCACCGAGTAAAAGTGGTTGTAAATTTTTATTCAGAATCAGTCCAGTAACGACAGTTTTGGAATTCAAAAGGCTTTTTTGGGGACTTGCTTATGAGTTAGATAAGTTTATAAATTTGGATTATTCGGGAGCCAACCCTGTATTACCTTTGTTTATAAGCTGGGATGAAGAGGCCAAAGTGAGAGAAAACCCAACAGAATGGTCAAGAGGCGGGTATAAGGAAGGAAGTTTTGTTGCGTATGAAGGAGATTTCGAAACCCCAGAAGATGTAAATGAAGAGGATAAAAAAGAAGTTATAAATAAGATAACGTACTTATTCAATAAGATTGAAGATAATGGCCATCCACAATGCCTTAAAGCTTCCTGCCTCCTTTCAGGTTATGTAGCAAGCAATTATATCTCATTTGATGAAGCGCAAGATCTACTGATAGAACTTATTGACAATAATGACTATCTTTCAAAAGACCTGAATAACTACAAAACGACTGCTAAAACAATGCTATTGAAATGTCTCGGAAGCCCTGTTCTTTTAAAACGCCACCAAAATGACTAGAGAAGAAAAACTGATTAGTTTATTACAACCTAAAGATTATGTTTCAAAATTAAAATTGTATTGTAGAGACAGCGTTTTTAAAATAGAAAAATTCCGCGAAAAAGAGAAACACACTAAAAGAGTAAAAATAACAAAATGGACAGAAGAAGGGTAGAAATAGAAGGTAGGTATGTAGATCAAGAGGGGGGTGTAACAGTAATTTCAGTGCCTATTAGAGAGCTAATTGAAACATTGGACTATAATGGCTACACTGTAGTTCAAGATAGCGAAGTTAACCTGGATTATTCAGATAAGATAAAATTTGAAGAACTGGTAGAGAAGTACTTAAAAGCCTCTTGGAGTGAAAGAGAAGAAATTTACAAAAATGCCACGAAACAATAAAGAGTATTGCCGTAATTGGCACGCTAAGAATAGAGAAAGAAGTAGAGAACTAGCCAAAGAATATTACCAAAGAATCTCAAAGCCAATAGAGCCTTTAAAATCACAAAAAGAAGTGAATAAAATACTTAAACATAATTCTGAGTGTTTTTTATACGATTTAGAAGTTGAGAAATGGTCTTTAAGGCATTGGAGAATATTTGAAAAATTAACAGATTAAAAATACTATATGAAAGACAAAACCCTAGAATTAGACGAAAATTACTCGATAGAAATTACAACAAACGATTTCTACTTGAAGTATGAGAACAAGTACCTGAAAGACGGCAAAGAAGTAAACTCCAAAAACGGATGGTCTTATCCAAACCTAAAACTGAGCCTAAAAAAGTATCTAGAGGAAAGCCAAAAACAAGATAGTTTAAATGGTATTTTAGAAGCAACAAATAGAGTAGAACAAACAATTGAAGCATTATGCAAAACTTTAAAGTAGATACAAATTACACAATTGAAGTAGCAGAGGAAGCATTTACTTTAAATCATAAAGATAAAACTTATCCCCATAAAACCTTAAAAGACGTACTACAGCAGTACATAAGCTTGGCTTTGGACGAGGATAATTTTGAATTGGTTTTTAAAAACGCCGAGACAGTAGAAACAAAGATAAAAAGACAGTTTAAAAAGAGATGAAAGAACTTAGAAAAAATGAGTACGTTGAGCTACTTGAAATAAATGAACTAATTTTTGAAGAAAAAGAACATTCAATAGTAGCGGACATACCAAAAATAGGTAAAACAACCTATTATCCAAAATCGAACAAAGTTCTAATCCACAAAGAAAATAAGTGGGAAGAAGATGGATTTTACTACATTAAAAACAAACTAAAATGAAATATCAAGAATTAGAGGATAACAAAAATTTCCAAAAAGGGGATCGTGTGATTATTCCCGTAGGCTTCGGATATAAGATACTTGATGTATTGGAAGATGATTTAGGATTATACTGTGTAGATCCCTGCGGAGGAAAATCAAGCAAAAGACATATTTTCATATCCGAGCATGATAAGTGGGATACTTCGTTAATAAAAGAATTAGGATTTAGAAAAATAAAACAATAGATGCAAAAAGAAATTAATACGTTAAGAGATATCTGCTATAAAAACTCATTTAATGCAGGCTGGCATACAAATTTAGCAACAGGGGAGATATTGAAAAGAAATAAAGGCGAAATGCTGATGTTAGTAGTCACTGAAATAGCTGAGGCGATGGAAGGGGAAAGGAAAGACTTAATGGATGACCACTTACCAAACAGACCGATGGCAGAAGTAGAAATGGCGGATGCTGTAATCAGGATTATGGATTATTGTGGTAGATGGGGATATGATATTGGTGGAGCGATTGAAGAGAAGTTGCAATACAACAAAAGTCGTTTAGATCACAAAGTAGAAAACAGAATAAAAGATGGAGGTAAAAAGTTCTAATGTCTAACCGACAAAAAGCATTAGAGGCACTAAATTCAAAAACATTGCCTCTAAATTTAATTTGGAATTGCTACCTAGAAGAATGCCATGAAAGAAAATTCAGAGCACATCCAATAAGCACATTCCAAACAGCAATCAACCAATGGATAAGGTTTACAGATACTGACTTAAATTTGTATTTGGTTAAGAAGTTCAAAATAAACAGTCTAGAGAAAGACGGAGAAATCATAAAATATTATTAGAATGTTCGTCAATTTTAAAGTTGTAGATAAGTTCTTAAAAGAATTTAAGATAGAAGATTTATTTTTTATTCTCGCCGTAAAACAGCAAGACCGAGAAAACATACAAGAGTATTGTAATTTAAGTTCAAGCCAAAAACTTTTAGATTCAGGCTATTTAAAACGAATCAAAAACGGTGAATTAAGGCTTGATAAAAAAGGTACAGAGTTTTTAAGGGATTTGGGTAAGTCAGACAAGATTAGCGAGGATACAGAGAAACTATGTTCTTGGCTGGTTGAATTGTATCGAGGTAGAGAAGATGGAATCGTGAAAAATAAACAAGAAATTCGTAGAAAGGCTCAGTGGTATTCGGACGAGACAGGGATCTTTAAAAATCGTTTAGCTGTATTGTTGCAATGTTTTATGCAAGACTGCTACACAAAGGAATCTGGCTTGACAATACAAGAGTTTAAAGAACAGAATCCAAGAATGTGCATGAACAATATGTTGGACAATTTATTCTATAAGCCCGAATCAATGTTCGACAAGCACTACACACTTGCCAAATCTCCTTTGAATAACTACTTTGAAGATAACCAACAGTACATTGAAGAGGTTTGGCGAAAAAACAATTTAGAATAGAAATGAGAAAGAAAAAATTAGTTGAATTATTTGCAGGCTCAAGATGTATGAGTAAAGAAGGTGAAAAATTGGGAATGGAGACATTTTCTATTGATTGGACACCTTATGAAGATATTGATTTATCTATTGATATTGAATATTTACTTTTAAGTGATATTCCTTTTATACCCGATCACGTTCACGCATCTTTCGACTGCACTACTTACACCATTGCCGCTATCTCGCATCATAGAAATGGCACAGAACCAAAATCAGACTATGCAAAAAAATGTGATAGAGTGAATCAAAGAGTGATTTTTTTAATTAAAGAATGGATGAAAGTAAACCCAAACTTAACTTTTACTTTTGAAAATCCAAGAGGAATGTTGAGGCATATGCGATGGATGCAAGAATTTAAAAGATACACGGTTTGGTATTGCCAGTATGGAGATGAAAGAGCTAAACCAACAGATATTTGGACTAACTTGCAGAATTGGAAACCTAGACCTATGTGCAGAAATTACAAATATGACAAAGAGGGTAATATAATAGATAAGCATTGTCATCACGAAAGTGCAAGACGTGGAGCAAAAACAGGAACTCAGGGTAAAAAAGGAAGTTATGAACGATCTAAAATACCAGTAGAACTCTGTCAAGAAATCTTAAAATCAATTTAGATATGAAAATGGAGTATAAGGGTAGATGGGGGATTGCAGTATGAAAGGGGAGGAGGTAAAAACTTAAACTTAATCATGCCAAATCATTTATACACAGACTCCACACGAACAGATCAGAAAAGTATTAAGAAGAAACGGTACAACCATCTTGAAAGATATTTCAGATGAGTGGTTAGATAACATTATTATTTATGAAGAAGACCAAAGACCTGATAATCCTTTTTTACCTATTTATCACGCGGAAAAAGAGTTTAGAAAAATGAATGATATTTCAAACAAAACTGACGATAATGATTGAAATAACGGACAATAAAAAATGAAAAATGAATTAAAACCACTCAAAAACCGTCTAAATAAAATAGGAATCGAAATGTCAGGAAACGTTCCTTGGATATATTTAGATAAAGTAAACGGCAAAAGAGTCCAAGAAAAACTACATTCCGAACATTATTTTACAGTAGCTTTTTATAGTAGTAAAGGTTACATCTTGACAGACCTAAAAGAAATATTTAAAATTATTAGAAAATATAGATGACAACAAGACACGAACTATACTCAGAACTTGAAATTTGGGTGAAAGATAAAATAGAAGATTTAGAAATCGAAAGGGATGAAGAATCAATGATGTGGCAAGAGGGCGCAGAAAACCCAAGCCACGAAGATTATGAAATCTGTATACAAGCTTTAAATCAAATCAATAAAGACTATCACGAATCAATGGAATTTTTAGAGAATTTATTATGAAAGTACAAGAGTTTTTAAAAGAAATTTCAATGAACATAGGAGTAGTTGACAATCATTCTTACTTAACAAAGGCAATGGAAGATTTTGCCGAATATAAATTAAAAGAGTATCAAAAAAGTCTTGCAAGTATGTGTGAAGAAGAAATCAAAAATTGTTGGGATTTTGGAGAAATGTCTGAAACAGAAGAAGATGCAGTGATGTGGATGCACAGAAGAAACACATTTGAAGAACTACAATCTAAGTTTGAAAATGAAACTACTTAAAGACCGTTTAAACCATTTAAAATCAGATTTGGCGGGAGAAGAAAATCCAAAACTAGATAAATTTCTAAATAAAGAAAAAATAAACAGTTTAAAAATAAGAATCCGAGAATTAGAGTATTTAATATTTAAAAGCGAAAAATAATTATGTCATATCAAGAATTACACTACGGAAAATTAAAAAAGATTCAGCAATTACCACTACAAGAACTTGTAACTTGGGTAGAAACAAAACCAAATTTAGAAATTGAGGATTTTGAAGAGAAAATGGAAGATGAGTATGACTACTTTGAAATCCGCGATAAAACTAAAAGATACAAAGAACCGTTTTATATAAAATATATCTGGAATAAAGGTAATTTATACGAAATGGTAGAACACTCAGGAGAATTAGAATCAGATGATTTATATTTGACAACAGAAAACTCTGATGGTACAATCAGTTTCACATATTCATTCTATAACGGTGGGACTTGTCTTTCAGAGCTTTTGGAAGAAGGCCTTGATAAAATCCCGAAAAAAAGAAACTAAATGAACATATTCAAAAGATTATTCGGCAAAAAGAAATTGGAACAGGAAAGAATAATTCCAAGACCATATTCCTCATTTTATGCTAGCAGAACAGCAAGTACTAGCACAACATATACTGACATCAACAGTATAATTTTTACAACCTCAGATTATTCTAACGACTCTAGTAGTTTTGATTCAGGATTTGGAGGAGGAGATTTTAGCGGAGGCGGTGCAGGAGGAAGTTGGGATTCGGATAGCAGTTCCTATGATTCAAGTAATTCAAGTGGAGATTATTAAAATAATGTTAAAGCAGTGCAAATCGGCGCAAAAAACAGTTAAAAACAAATGAACATAAACAGAATCAAAGAACTTTTCCAAGAGGAAGACAACATTACAAAAACGACTTAAACTAAATGGGAAAAAAGAGATATTCACAAGAGCAGATAGACTTCGTAGTAAATCTAGTAGGTAATGGAGATACTGTTACAGGAGCTACTAGAAAAATGTGCGAGCATTTCGAGATAAAATACGATGAAACTGCGGGCAGAAGATTCCGAGATATTTTACAAAAGAAAGGAGTCACAAGCAATACAGTAACTGTTGAAGACACTGATGTATTTAAAGAAGCTCAGCAGAAGCAGCATGACTCCACAAAGAAACGGTTTTTAATTTCGTGGGCGCAGTCAGAAACACCTGTACATAAGAGATTTCTTAAAAATATGGAAGCTTACGCAAATCATATTGATGGAGATATACTTATCTGTGCTGGGCGCTATCGTAACCCATCATCCCTGTCTTCAAGTAAGCAATTAAAGAAAAAAGAAAAGGATGTTAAAAATACATGGGATGCTTCGATAATACCTTATCTAGATGCTAACAGGCACAATTTACACCCTTTGTTGTGTGTCCTTTCTAATTTGAAAACGCAACCTACCAGCTCGATGCCTCTGAATGGTTTGAATGGAATTACAGGATTAGAGTCTTGTATAATTGGTCATCCTAGAGTACACATGAAGTCTTTGCCTGTTGTAGAGGGGTATCCACATAAGATTTTGATGACAACGGGAGCAGTAACAGTTGAAAATTATACAGATACAGCAGTGGGTGTTAAGGGAGCTTTCCACCATCAGATAGCTTGTGTTATCGTAGAAATTGATGGTGAGAATTTTCACCTCAGACATATTATAGCAGATAAAAAAGGCGATTTTCAAGATTTAATGTATTGTGTCACTAATTCTGAAGTCACAGTGTGTAGTAAACCTGTGGAAGCTCTGATATTTGGAGATCTCCACATAGGGGAAACAAATCCTATTGCGGAAGAGGTTTCTTTTAAAATGGCGGAATTGTTGAAACCTAAAAAAATTATAATTCACGATGCTGTAAATTCTCACTCTGTAAGTCACCACGAACAGAAAAATCCATTCCAACTATTAGAGAGAGAAGAAAATGGCAGTTGGTCGTTACAGAGGGAATTAGACGAAGCTGTTTCTTGGTTTAATAAGTATCCTCAGTACCAATTTGTAACTGTCCGTTCGAACCACTGTGAGCATATAGATGGTTGGGTAAAAAATACAGACTGGAGAAAATCTACAAATAAGAAATTATACTTAAAATTTGCTAACATTTTGGCAGAAGGATTAGCTCCAAAAGGTATAGTGCCGTATGTATTTTCTACTGAATTGAACAACGTTTATCCGTTAGGTTTAGATGAGGCATATAATGTAAAAGGTATTGAATTAAGTATCCATTCTCACGTTGGTGTCCATGGTTCGAGATCGAGCCCAACACAACTTAAAAATTTACCAGTGCGTACTATAGTCGGCCACAGTCATGTACCAAGTAGAATAGATGGAACAATATCGGTGGGGACTCTGACACATCTAAGAATCTCTTATAACTCTGGAGCATCAGGGTGGTTAAACTCTAATGCGGTCATTTACCCTAACGGAAGAGTAGCACAACTTAATATCATTAATGGTAGATTTACAACGTTATTAGATTAATATAAAATTTACACATTTTGTAAACCAATTATAGTTTCGTATTTTTTTTTTCAGATTCTTACTGGCATATTTATCTGATATAAACGAATTATTTATTGAGAGACTCTTTTCATTAACTGTGCCAGCGGTTTTTGATTGGGGTTTTCTTGTTTTTAAGCCGAAGTAATGGAGCATTCAGAGTTTTTAAAAAGATTAGAAAAAAATGAACACTTTGTAAGTGGGTATTTTAAAGTTATAAGTAAATATCAATGTGATAAATGTAAAGTACTGGTTGAAACACCTTATGGGGTTTGTGCATGTGATCCTAGAAATTTATATGAGCATAATACAAGACCCACAATTATGACAGCGGTTGATAAAAATAGTTACTATTCAAATTATATTAAAGAACACAATGAAAACTATAAAAATAATAACTTTGAAATTGTTTCAGACTTCATAGGTTTTAATAAGGAGATATTTGTTAAAACAGAATATGGAGTTCATAAAACAACTGCCAATAGCTTAAAACGAGGAGAGATGCCTGGAATAAACAGTGCTGTTAATAAGGTAGATTATGTTCATAACCAATTAATTGAAACAAACGAATATTACAGAAAAGGACTATTTAAAGTAATAAGTTATAAAAGAGGAAAAGTCACTTTAGAAGACAGTTTTGGGTTGTGTACTATGTTATTAAATGATTTGGTTAACAACTGTCAACCCACTATTTTAAGTGCTGTGGACAAGACAGATTATATTAAAAATAAATTTAAGGATTTAATACACTATGGTAATTATGACTATTCTAAATTTGTATATGATTGTGCTAGATGTAAATCTATAATAATCTGTAGAGAACATGGTGAATTTTATCAAACCCCCTCAAAACATTTAGGTAACCAAGGGTGTCCTAAATGTGGTAGTATAAGAACTGGAAAATATATGCTTGAAAACCCAAATGGTTGGAATTATACGAATTGGCAAAATGCAGGAGATAGAAGTGATAATTTTGACTCATTTAAAGTATACATAATCAGGTGTTGGAATGAGCAGGAGGAGTTTTATAAGATAGGAAAGACTTTTGTAACTGTAGAAAGTAGATTTAGGTTAAAACTATTGATGCCGTATAATTATGAAATTATTGAACAGTTTATTTTTAATAGCTCAAAAGAAGCATCCAGGTATGAGTTACACTTACAAAAATTGAATAAAAAGTCTACCTATAAACCTTTTATTTTATTTAATGGGTCAAATGAATGCTTTAATAAATATTCTTTAACAGTCCTATAGGTACAACTGATACCTCATACTATCAAACCTAATCTTTTGTTAAATAAAATTTGCAGTTAAAACTAATTGTATATCTTTGTAGAAGAAATCAGGAAAATGATTATTTTTAAGTCTTTTTCCGCCGAAAATTAAATAAAATGACACTAAATGTAAAAACACTCGCTCAAGAACTTGAAGATTTTCGCAATCCAGAAGAAGGTAAAGCAGTCTTGAAAGAGTGGGGAGAAAAGCTAATTAGAGAGCATGCTCACAAAAACCGCTGGCAAGAAAAGACTGCCAAACTTCTAGAGTCAAAAACAGATGAAGAATTGGACTCGCTTTACGCTAAGTATTTAAAACATGCACAAAAAAGAAGTGATATTCTTTATGAGCAAAATATTGATGGAGAGAGTAGTCTAAACGCAATAATTCTAGAAGCTTTTTCAAAGGCAGGTAAAGTTTCCAAAAAGAAAAAAGATTACGGCATGTTCACTTCTATTGTTTATCGTTATAGGGGATTTAAAGCTGAGTTAATTTGTGGTCAAGGCTGTTTTATATCAATTGATAAAATTAAATAATTATGGATATATTAGCATTTATGACACCATTTTTTAAGAGTAAGCAAGATGTAATGGCTGAAAAGAAAAGAGAATTATTTAAAGCTTACAAGTGGATTAGAGAAAACAACAATACTATATCAGATGAAATTTTAGATTTGATGTATAATTCAGCGAAAGAAAAGATTGAGACAAACCCTGAAATGTTTAAATTATGAAAAATAAATCATATTGGTATTATTTGAAACAACAGATTAAGAAAGATAGCACTGAATTATTAATTGTAGTAGGTTCAGTTATTGTAGGTATAATTTTAGTCAATTTAATATGAAAAAACTGTTTTTATTTTTAATTCTTTTTTGCGCGATTTCGTGCTCATTCAAAGAACCAAAACCAATAGAGAGGTATCAAGACAAAGGGTTTGTGCTTATTGAAGAGCCTATGAAATGGAACGGCTCTAAATTATTTTTAAAACTTAAGAATGCAGATACTATTATTGAAGTAGCTGTCCCACCATTCGATGCTTTAAATCTAAAAATAGGCGACACATTAAAATCAAAATTATGAGAGAAGAAATTATAAGTTTCGAGACGGCTAAAGTAGCTAAGGAAAAAGGATTTGGGTGGTTTATTGGAGATAATAGAGATGTCTATTTTTGGGGAGAGCTACATAAAAGGGAAGACGTTGATTGGAATATAACGCACCCTGATTTTCAAGATAGATTTGTCCCTGCCCCAACACAATCGCTCTTACAACGTTGGCTTAGAGAAGTACATAATATTATAGTTGATGTTATATATGATGAGAACTCTGAAGACCAGTTTGAATATCTTTTATCAATCTATAAAGATAAACTAGATATTATAAATTCCGAACATGAACTTTATGAGATGTTTTGGGATAATTACGAAGAGGCTTTGGAAGAAGGGTTACAAAAAGCTTTAGAACTAATATGAGCAGTTTAGCACACAAAGAAGAGCTGTTTTTTATTTTGTCCGCCACAATGGAAAAAGAAGAAGCAGAAAGAATTGCTAGTAATTTTTCTCCTAAGAAACCTACTTTAAATCCTATCAAAGGTTCGGACACTTATAAATATTATATCCAAAAATATATAGAAAATGGTTGGAATTCATATTGGGAATCTAGAATTTTCAAGTATGTGAATGGGAAGTGGGATACTTTTATGAGATGGGACAGTTCGGGATTTATCCAAGCGGAGGAAACAGTAAAAAGACTAGAATTAGGAGGTAACACAGTAATAGAAAATTAATTATGGAAATTACATGGACTTGGAATTGGTTAGAAACTGTTGGTTTTGTTGTTTTAACTGTTTTCGGCGGATTTTATTTATTAAGGCTCCTGTTGCAACTATGGCTCTATCTTAAATTTAAAGGTAAGATATGAGAGGATATTTAACACAACTAGGTGGGTATTTATACTTTACCGAAATGAATAGACAACCTCAATTAGATTCTTTTATTATTCAGGGAAAAGTAAAATCAGTTTATTTTTACACATTTAATGAGGAATCCACTGAATTATGGATGAGTTATAATCCTTTTCCGCGTAAAAGAAAAGTAGATAAATATTCAAGACCAATAAGATTAAGTAATAATCCAGAATTAGGTTTGCCAAATTTTACATCAGATCAATTTTTAGAGATTATGAAATATGTTGAAAAACCAAATGAAATTATAAGATTATGAAAACAAACTATGATGTTGCAATTGGCTATAGGGCCGTGATTACAGCTACGATAAAAGCAGAATCAGAAGAACAGGCTAGAGAACTAGCTTTAAAAGAATTTGAAAAGTTCAGGTCTAATGCTAACAAAGGTAATTTACAGTTATCAGATGATAGTTTTGAAATTGCAGGTGTTTTAGACTTGGATAAATCTTGGAATATATTATAGAATGTTTTCAAATGAACAATGGCGTACTCTATCAGACCGCTTTAACAAAAATACCTTCACAGGAAAACTTATTTTAATCAAGAGTAATCCTGAGATATTTAAGCTAGAATATGATGGAGACTGTTTTTGGCTGAGACTACACGATAACCAAGCACAGTTGAAAGAATTTGACAGGCTTTTTAACTTTCCACAATTATTAACTTTTGAACAGATGAGGGATTTATTTTCTCTTTCTGATTGTAAACTTTTTCCCGCGAAATGATAAAACACTTCATAAGATTTATAAAACCAATACTACTTGAACCAATAAGGTACTTAGAAAATATCCTAGTTGTCATAGAATGGAGCTTTAAACTATGGTTAATGACCTTAGTAATACCGTTAACTGTAACTGTTTTAGTAGCCTTCTTCAGTATTTTAGGTGGATTTGAGAAATTCAGTCTAGAGTTTTGGATATTTTACTACTACGACGGCTATTTGTGTGGTTTGATAGCATGGAGAATACATTTAGGCTTATTGTTTTTATGCGGAATATATGTAATTAATAAAATAATTTAAAATGGAAGAAATTAAAGGATTTACAATATTAAAAGAAATACCATTGTTCGATGTATTTGAATACTGCGAACTCGATGAAGACGATTTAATAAGGTCAACAGAGGATTATGAGATAGCCTACACAAAAGAGCAGTGCTTAAGCCTACCTGAATTTTTTAAACCAATTTATGAATAATATGTACGCAATTGACGACAACTTTTTTGATGAGATTCAAGATATAGCAGAACATTTTGAATATGAATTTTTAATAGAGCAACCTGTAGATTTTACAGTGGAAGCTTATGAATGCGATTTAGAGAAAATAGGCATCCTCAGTGGAGAGGAAATAGCCGAGCGTGTTTTTAGTGAAGACAGGTTTTCAGAGGAAATGTATGAAGACCAAGAAAAAATCGCAAAAATACTAAATGAAAATATAGATTTTGAAAAGATAAATACCCTGTTGCCTAGCTTATGGTATCCGAGCAATAGAAAAATAGTATTAACAAGAGACGAATTGATAAACGAAATTAAATAAAATGAAACAATACGAAATCCAAGAAAAGAACGATTGGGACTTAGATAGTTACTCTATTGTTGAGCCAAAATTAAAAACCATTACTATTTTTGAATAAAATGCAAGAACCAGATAAAACAAACGGTATGTACTTAGTGTACAAAAAATACAAAGGATTTAAAGTTAAGCATCAAAGTTATGAGGCTTTGGTATGCGGATTTAACGAAAACAAAATATTGTGTGCTACAGAACAGAGACCTGCCTGCTCCTTTAAAAAGTCAGAGTTAGATAAAGATTCTTATATCGACGAAGACTATAAAGATAAAAAGTATTACTATCTATACAGTGATGAGATTTTACTTGATAAGCAAACAAAATCAGGGAGGAAAAAGAAATAGATGCTTACCTATAAACAGATATCTCAAAAGTATTCAATTCCTTTGAGCCTTATTTATAGAAGAGTTCATGTCTTAAAATTAAAAGGTTTCAAAAAAGGGCGCGAAATAAAATTTAAAGAAGACCAGATTTACCAAATACTATACTACCAACCGCAAACAAATTCAAAACAGTTTGATCGAAGAAAACTTGCAATTATAGAATTCTATGAAAAATTTGGTACAGGTAATAAAGTATCCAGATTCTTAAATATACATAGAAATGTAGTAAACCAAGCAATAAGGGAATATAACGAAACAGGCTTTGTAATAGTCGAATCCAAAATGAATAAAATTGAACAGTAAAATGCAACTTCTGGACGTTACAATCCAATCACAAATTCTTCTTGAATCTTTAGAAAGCTTGCAAAGAACAGAATTTAATAAACAGTCTTTGAAATCAGCTTTGAAAGTCTTGATTAAGCAGTTAGAACCTTTATCGGAGAAGAATTATAATAAAGCTTTTGGTTTGGATGAATCAACTTTAGTTAACATAACTTATGAGTACTCTCAATTAGCTAAAACCTTGTCAACTTTAAATATTCCAGATAAAGTCGGCTTGTCTCAAATGCTTTCCGCCTTTCAATTAGATCCTGAATCAATGCAAGCAACAACACATAGAATATTAAAAAAACATAAATGAAAGAAAAACAATACATAGAAAAATACGGCTTTGATATATTCTTTCCAGAAGACGTTAAGAAAATGCTTGGAAAAGAGCTTATTGAGGAAACAGATAGCTATACAATAGAGGGTAAAATTATAGATTACAAATTTAGTGAAGACTGTATTTTGAAAGAGGGAGAAAAATACCTAGCCTTTCAGATGCTTTTTAAGACTGACGATAACAAAGAGATTTGGAGCCTGGCTTATCCCACTGATATAAAAGCCCCACCAATTTACGATGACTATACAGATGGATTGACCAAAAGATTTAAAAAACATATAAATAATAGTTAAAATTAAGACCGTCCCTTGTGAGCGGTTTTTAATTTTTATATATTTGCTGAGTAATATTTAAAACAATAAAAATGAAGTTATCAGTTAATGAACACAGTAAGAACTATGCTTGTTCTGTTGTAGAAATTAAAGATTTGTTTCCTATTGAAGGGGCGGATAAAATATTAAGAGCAGTTGTAAACGGTAATAATGTAGTAGTTCCAAATACAACACAATTGGGATCAAAAATGCTTTACTTTGTTTCAGGAACAAAACTATCTTCTGACTATTGTCATAAAAATGATTTGTATGATAAGTCTGAAGAGAACTACAATAAGGATAAACGAGGTTTTATAAGTTTCAATCAAAAACGCGTCAAAGCAATTAAGCTTAGAGGTATTGTGTCAGATGGTATGTTGATGCCTTTAACTTCACTATTGGCTTTTTTAGAAGATGTAAATATTAGTGGTTTTAAAGCGGGCGATGAGTTTACAGAAATTAATGGAAATACTTTATGTGAAAAATATGTAGTACCCGTGAAATCTAATGGGCAAGGTTCTGTAAAAACACCTAAAGAAAATAAACTCAAAGATTTGATTATAGAGAGCCAATTTCGCTTTCACCACGAAACTGAACATTTTGTAAAGAACATAGACAAATTTAATCTAGAAACAGAGATTATCATAACTAGAAAATTGCACGGCAGTAGTTTAATACTTTCCAATGTTTTAGTTGCAAAGAAACTTTCTCTCAAAGAGAGGGTTTTAAACTTTTTTGGCGCTAACATACCTAAGACAGAATATGGATATATTTTTTCATCGGGAAAACCAAAGGGAAAATTACCTAAGGGAGTTGAATCTGAAACAAACAAATGGGAAACACCAAACCCAAGCTACTATAATTCGGATATTTGGGCAAGAGCTTATAATGAAAACAAGCACTGTCTTGAAAAAGGTATCTCTTTATATGGCGAAATTGTGGGTCAAGGTATTCAAGGAGAACAGTTCACTTACAATATAGAGCATGGTATTTTTATTTATCGTATAACTCAAACATCCGTTGATGGAAATGTGTATGAGTTTTCTTGGGAACAAGTTAAAAGATATTGTGAAAAATATGGTCTAAATTATGTCCAAGAATATTTTTCAGGAAAGGTTAAAGAATTCGGAGAAGATTTCCTAGAAAGTTTGAGAGAAAAATATTTAAATAAGAGTTACAAGGACTGCAAGATTGATGAAGGCGTATGTATTAAAATAAGAAGCACGGATGAAATCTTTAAGTTTAAAAGTCCTAACTTTATAAAGATGGAATCAGATAATCAAGAAAATGAAGTTCAAGAAACAGAAAGCTAAATATGAACATAAAAATAACACAAGAACAGCATTTAGAGTTATGTAAGTGGGAATATGAAGAGTACTTATTTGGCTCACAATTGCACGGTAATGCTGTCAAGAATTTAGGTGAGTATATTGTAAAGCTCTTGAAGAAATAATTTCTATTCCCCATTCAGAAATGTTTGGGGATTTTTTATTTTAACAATATTTTAAGTTTTTAATACCGAATTTATTGTTATCTTTGACTATTAATAATTTAAAAAGTAAAATATGCACTTAGATCAAGTAATCAAAGACTTAAAAGTTAAACAGTATGGGTATAATGACGTAGTAGAAGTGCTTCAATCTGTAACGGCTATAAGCAACTCTAAAATTCGACCAAAGGAACTTAAAAAGCACGATGTTATAAGAACTTTTGAAGTCCGCAATAAATAATAAATTAACACATTTTGTTTTTAAGATATTAGTCTTTATATTTGCATTAGTATAAAGCTGTAGTATCTCACAATAAACAGTTTAATTATTTACAAACCTATTTATTTACAATAAGAAGCGAGGTGAGATACGCTTTTTAACATGTAAGTAGATAGGTTTTATTATTATAAAAATGTGCGAAAATAAAAAGAAATGTAATGCCTGTCTTGAGTATAAAACCCTAGATCAATACTCAATAAATTCAGGTCTCAAAAGTCTGAAAAGTGTTTGTAAAAACTGTGAAAAATCACGCAAAAAGGTTGTCTGTGACAGTAGAAGATCTGCTTTAGGTGAGGTGGGGAAAATTTGTAAAATTTGCAACATAGATAAGCCCCTATCAGATTTTAAACTTTTAAAAAGCGGCCTTTTAGGAGTAGTCTCAAATTGCAAAACTTGTAAACTCCCTAAAAAAGAACCTATAAAAAGAAAGCTTATATGTGAGTGTGGTAATGAAAGGAAAGCCAGGAGAAAATTATGTGATAACTGTCAAGAAGAATTAAATAGAAATATAACTGAAAAGTTATGTAGAAAATGCAATAGCATTAAATCCTTAGAAGAATTTGGTAAAGGTAAATACTGTAAAACCTGTAATCAAGAGGAGTACTATAAAAAGACAGGTAGAGTAAGAAAAGAGCCTAGTTATACAGAAGATGGTAGAAAAGTCTGCTCGAGATGCAAGGAAACTAAAAACCTGGAGATGTTTTCAAAAGATGGGCACAGACACAGATCTGAATGTAAAATTTGCAGAAGCAATTTTAGGAAGTTACCAGAACAAAAAGAAAAGGAAAAATTAAATTATAGGAATTACATTGAGAGAAATTACGATAGATACAGAGAATCTTCAAAATAGAGCTTTAGCTAAAAGAAAAAACAATAACCCTCTTTTTAAATTAACTTGTAGCGTCAGGGGTTTAATTCAAGGATCATTTAAATCAAATCTTGGTAATAAGTTTAAAAAGAACTCTAAAAGCCAAGAAATTCTAAGTTGTAATTGGGAAGAATTTAAAAATCACATTGAATCTCAATTTTTACCTTGGATGAATTGGGAAAATCACGGTAGATGTGATGAGTTAGACTATAATTGTACATGGCACTTGGATCACATTGTTCCAATGAAATATGCAAAAACAGAAGAAGATATTTATCTTTTAAATCATTGGTCAAACTTTCAACCTATGTGTGGTTATAAAAATATGTACCAAAAAGCCGACACATTTTATCCCTGTACTAATCTAGAGCTGAGAGTAACTTTTCTTGAAAATGAAATTTTATCATTAAATTAACTTTTATATTCTTAATAATAGTCTATCTTTGGATTATTAATTTTAAAAATATTTAATTATGCCCAGTAAAGAGCAAGTTTTAGCAACTGTCAAGAATGAAGCACATTCAGGTGCTATGGTTAAACACTTAATCAACTCAATAACTTCTATTGAAACTAAGCGTCCAATAAAACTCCGCAAAGGAGATGTTATAGTCAGAGAATGCTTTACAACTACCAAGAAGAGGCCATATGTTCTGGTAAAAGTACTGAAAGAATTCTCTCTTGCACTACCCTTATCTACAACAGAAGACTCTTTAAATTTATGTGAGAGTGATTCAAGATTCTTCAGAACAGGGTTTTTCTCAAACCAATTAGTGACTATAAAGAATCAAGACGCTATGGATAACTTTGCAGGTATTTACGATAATCCTAGAAGTTTAAACAAGGCTGTAAAAATTATGAAAGAATTCCTAGCTAAAAATCTAAGATAGTAAACAAGAAAATTCCCCTACCTAAACCAATTAAGGCTCAAGTAGGGGATTATTATTTTAGAGTAATTCTAAATTTGCTTTTTGTATTCTTGTATCGGCGAAATAAGACTTCAAAAGGATGTGCAATTGACTGAGTTCGCTATAATCTAACTCTAATCCTTTAAACTTTACACCATTACCTGTATCTTCGATTTCAAAAGCCATTTCTCCTGGATCAATCCATAAATCATTATCTGAGTAATATAAAATATGCTGTCCATTTAATTCTTCATAGTCATATTCGTGCTTACCATCTTCAAATACTGCTGTCTTCATAGCAAATTCTTTTTTAAGATTTCGGTAATTTCATCTATTCTTGAAGCATATTGCATTTGTTCTTGTTGATTTGAAAACGTTTTTGCGAATAAGCCTTGAAAACCTGACCCTTTGCTTTTCTCTAGACTATCTATTAACTTTTCTATTTCAGCTTCTTTTGCGCGATATCCCGCTTTAAAAGCAGTAGCTTCAATGTACATGTTGTTTCTACTTGATATTCTATAATCTTCTGCTAATTTATCTAATTTCATAATTCTCTCCTTTTTTGTTTATATAAACGCTCAGTTGTGCACAATTTTGAACCATTTTCATATATCTATAACCTAAATCATCAGGATCTAAGATAGATATATAAAAACAGTCCTCTTTTAGGTTAGGTAAAATTTTATCTTGAAATCTTACTTGACTTAGTATTAGTGGTAGATTCATTAAGGTTTTATTACAGCTATGTCTTTTAAATTTTTCTCGGCGTATTTCACACAATTACTGCCTCATCTTTTTATTTAGGTCTATAAGTTTCCCTGAAATTTTATATGTTTCGTTAATAATACTATTTGCTTTTATTATTTTTCGGGCTTTAAATTCCTCACAAATAGTTTTTAATCTTTCTGAATCACATAAATGTATAGAGTCAGTAGTTTTTCCACCACTGTAGTAATAGTCTCCTATATTCACCTCAAATAATAATATAAAATCTTCTTTTTTATTTGTATCCCTATTTAAAAGTGAAATAAAAATCTCATTGTCATTTATCATAATATCGCCTTATTATCTTCAGTTAATTTTATTATTCTCAAAGGTATTTCTTTCTTCTGTGCAAGTTTTATAGTATAAGCAGTTCCTTTTGACACTTGATTATGAAATGCGATTAACAAGTCCGCGTCATCTACAATCAAATGATTTCTTTTAATTGGTGCTACTTTTCCTGAATATTTTTCATAATCGGGTAAGTGTTCTATGAGTTTATAGTTTTCTTCCGCGCAAAAACGTTTTATTAAATTATCTGCTCCTGATTTGGCACCACCGCTTACAAACTGAATATCTTCTTTCAAGTTAGAAATCAAAAACTGTAATTTATTTTTGAAATACTCATATTGATTAAAACTTCTCGAACCTATTACTGCTATTGTTTTCATAATAATTCTACCTCTCCTATAGTGTGCGCATAACAGTTTGTCTTTTGATGAAATTTAATTCTTACTTCGTGTTCATTTATAGGCTGACAAATCACTTCCCAAGCATCTGGATAAGAATCATAACCAGTTGACCCTCCTCCATATCTGGAATCAATCACTATAAATTCTTTCCAATTATTTTCTTGTTTGTGTCTACTCGTGTAAAATTCTCCACTATTATCAAGAGTGTAGTACCTTAGTTTATTTTCTGTGTGTTTTACATAATCTTCATCACTGTAACACATATTGTAGAATTTATCTCGGCAACAAACTAACTTGTTTAAGTCTGAGTGATAAAATTTTTGGTCGTCTTGTAGTTTATCTGTTTTCATTAAAATGTTTTTAAAGCGTCTTCTTTTGTTTCGTAATAACCTCCAATCCAAGGTTGTAATAGTGTATCTAAATCAAGTTCAAAGTTTAGACCCACAGACAATATACCTTTCTCTGAATTACCCCACATCCTTCCCTCCATTGTGTCAATGAATTTTAACCTTGCTTTCAGTTCATATTTGATACAAGCCACTTTAAAACTAATAGCCATTTCTTCTCCTACTTTTTCAGGGGTTTCTCCTTGATGAGATCCTTGACCCAAAGAATAATTACCTGTCCAAATTTCGTATTTTTTCATAGCTGTTTTTTGAGATTCCTGTGCTAAATCCCAACCAACTCCTTTATAAGATTCTTTTTCCATTAGTTCCAATTTTCATTTTGTATTTCAGGAATTTCTGCTTCTTCATCCCAGGCACTCATAATCAAGAATCCTCCCTCAACTTCTAAACAGGCAATCGGGTCTAAAACCTCTCTATTGTTTTTATTTACTTCTTCTACCTGCTTATTATTGAACTCAAACATACGAGTTTCAGGATTCATTACAACCGCAAATATTTCTACAATCGTTGTCTCTTCCCTCCAATTTTCTTTACGGAGTTTTAATTTGGGTATTTCAAAATGACTTTCGGGTGCAACCATTTTAAAGTTAGACACGGTAAAACTAGCCAATCTATCTATCGAATCTCTACTACTAATGTGAATATGAAACTTGTCAAAGTCACCAAAAGCTTCTTCCAATTTATTTCTCTGCACAAAATCATAACGAGTCGATCTACCAAATGCACTTGAAGAAGTAGTTTGAATAAAATCAAAAGTCTTCTCAGTCTCTTTAATCTCTTTTTGAAACCCTTTGATAATTTCTAAGTTTTCTTGTGGAATTTCTCTACCATAGAAACACGCATCTGCTAGAACTAAACTATACTTCTTCATTATTTGAATCATCAAATCGCGGGAAACAAATTTATAATGTGGATAACTTAAAGAGTGTTTAGCAACTAAATCTTTATTGTATTTTGCTCTTGAAATCTTTTCTTGAATTTCTCTGACCATGAGATTATAAGTCTTTTCATTATCTTCCAGTCTTTGTAATTGTACTCTGACAGAAGGTGTATTCACCAAACCTAGATTTTTTAAATCCTCAATTTTTCTGTAAACTTCCTTGTTAGCTTTCTTATATGACTCAATCCTAGCTTTCAAATCATCTATCTGAGATTCTTGGGACAAATCAATATCAAACTGATTTAGAATTACTTCGAAGCTTTCTTGAATATCTTTTTTGATATGTTTGGAATCAATTATAATTTCACTTTTTACTTCTAAAACTTCAGTTGGTACATCTTGAATGTGTTCTTTCTTTTTAAATAAATTTAGCATTGTATTGTAATTTAAGGTTAATTTCTTTCTATCAAATATTTATCACGGGCACTATAATGGTAAAAAATCTCGTCCGCCGTGAACAGTAATTCGTCATTTTTATACCAAACTTCTATGAGTTTTGGATTAGATTCATAAACTCTTTGCTTTATATTTTTCTTACACCAACTTAACATTTCATCATCCTCTAAATATTCTTTTAATATATGAGTTGTATTTAAACGCACATCGATTAACCAGAGAGCTACTAGTTGTTTTTCTAAATCCTTGTCCATAATCTTTAAATTAAGCTTAACATATATTCAATGTATTGTTTCTCTAAACTTTCTAGCTTATCTTCATATTTTTTAAAAATTATATGGCAGATGTCTTGATAAAACTCTTCAGGTATTGGTAGAGATTCTTTAGGATCTCTAAATTTTAGAATATTATCTCTGGTGTCATTAATATTGTACAATAACTTACTTACGGCTTTCATTTCTTTATCCATACTTCAAATGTCTTAGTTCTGAGGTTAACTCTCTTATGTATCTATCAGACTCTTTTTCTACAAGCTCTTTATTAGCTAAAGTCTTTTTTAGATTGGAAAGCTCTCGTTTTATTTCCTTGTAAGTATCCTCAGATTTAAACTGTTGTAGTTCTTTATAGGCGAAATACAATTTATTGAAAAGTTTATCCTTATAAGGCAGTTTGTTTTTATGAAGCAATGGTGCTTCTTTTATCTTCTCTAAAGTTCCATACCTGACATAAAATAATCCTGCATAAGAAGGAATTTCTTCTAATTTTATTAAGTTTTCAGGGCAGACATAATAAAAACGGTTTGGCTTATCAAAGCAGTTACTATCTCGTAAGCATAGATGTTTTTCTACTTTTGCAAAATCCTTTTTAAAATCGGCGCGAGAAATCTTAACTTCGCATTCAATTAAATACTCACTCTTATTTATCACAAGAACATCACACTCCCAATTAAAGAAATAGACATTGTGTATGTTATTGTACTGCTTGAAATACAGGCTTATAGCTTCATACATAGTCCTAGTTAAACTTTTTATTTTTTATTGTATCGTTCCAAACCTTACCTATAAAGTAAATATTACCGTTAATCTCTTTGGTGTGGAAGTATTCAAAGTCTGGGCAGGAATAAATATTAGAAATTATATTTACATCTCTGGTCATAGATTTATATACCATATAGGATGAGGATACAGAAATCGCAAATAATACACTAATTAGAATCTTGTTTGTCATTTTATTTTTGATTTAATTTGTAAACATAAATTGTATCAACTTTCTTACCGTCTGTTGTAAGTACTTTTTCGGGCACTATCTTAGTTGTTGATTTGAATTCTTCTGTGGGTTTAGTAAGTGCAAAACCTAATACAGTGAAGATAGTTCCACTAACAATCCAACCTACTATTAGGCCATTTTCAAATTCTGAGTTTTCCATAATTATTTGTTTTTGGGATTTAAAGACTCTATAAGCAAGTTCACATAGAAACCTAACATTATAACCAGACCTAACATAAAGGCTAGGTAGACTGATGTAACACAAAACCCTACTAAATTCTTTCCCGAATGATTAAAGCAGTATTTTACATAATTCCAAGTAATTGGTAATGAACAAATAGAAATGATTGTAAAAATACCTTTCCATAAATAGTATAATAATTTTCTCATAATTTTGATTTATTTTTTGTAAATATCGGGCGAAAAAATTTAAAACAATCACAACAAACTGTTAAAAAGGAGGCGCATTATCGTCTTTCTTTTCAAAACTCTGACCAAAAGCATCAAAAGGTTTAACTGTTGGTAGTGGAGAAGTAGAATTTGTAAATCCTTCAAATACTGGTAGGGAAATTGTTTTGGCCGAACTAATATTAGTAGATGTAGGATTATTATTTAAATTTTCATCGGGCTTAAAAACTTCTTCTATATATAAATTTCTAAAGTCTTTTAATCCATTTTTTAATCTCACTTTCACATAATGGAAAAATACTAAACCTTGAGTTTTAAAACTTGAATATTTATTTTGTGGAATTAAGTATTTCTCCAAATAAGCGTATCTCTCTGTATTCACTGCTCCATAAGAATCCAGACCTAGTAAAAATGGATTGTGAATGACAATTTGTACATCAGAAGCATGTTCAATCTTAGATGAATAGTAAAAATCACTCGTCTTTGGAAAATGTTCTTTTGGACTCAATCTTTCTCCTAAATTTCTATTGAGCTGACATAAGATCAAGACAGTTAAGTTTTTAACTTCTCTTTTAAGTTTAATAATATGCGTAATTAATTTCGCAATAGCTTTAGATTCATCCGAATTTTCCGTGTCTACAAGATTAATGTTATCTATGGTAAGTACTATTTGCTTTTTATCTTGATGTAAGTCTGTAAAAGCTCTCACATCTGTATAAAATTCATCGGGTCTATAAGTATCAAAAGTTTCATATATAAAATCCGAATGAAGTTCTTTGTATACTTCGTTAAAAGCTTTACTAGTATCTTCATCTGGGGTTTTGTACATTAAATCTCCATAATCTTTACCTGTTTTAGCATGTACTTTTGCTAAAATCATTTCTTCTTTACTCATCTCCCAATCCACCTTCAATAAAAGAACATTCTTCCTAGATCCTGGATTAAGATGTTCATCAAATATGTCGGTTTCTATCTGTCTTAAAATATGACTTTTTCCAAATGACGATAATGCGCCTAGGCTATAAATTTTCTGCTTTGTTAGCCCACCGTGTGTAATTTCATTCAAATGGCTAAACCTAGTCTTTATTGGTGAATACTTTCCTGATTGACCCTCTTTAATCCTATTATAACTTTCTTGTGTGGTTTCTTTAGAACTTCTAATTGCCATATTGAGTAATTAATCTGTTATTTCTACTTGGTAAGCGTACATTGCTTGGTAAACTTTTTCGGAAATCTGTCCCCGCCAAATTAACTTTTTCCAAGATTGCCTGTATGGCAAGTTCTCTTGTTATATTGTAAGTTGTCTTAATTCCCATTTATTTATCTTTTTTCGCAAAATTTACAATCTCGTCAATCAATTCCTCATTTAGATATTCCGTAGTCTTGGCATTACCTCTCCTAAATCTATAAAAATTTCGCCTCTTTTTAAAATATACCCAAATTTATCTACGTCTTCAATTTCAAAACCTTCAAATAAAACATCTGATTTTGCTTCATTGAAAAGATACATTTCTTCTTTAAAATCAAAGTTTGTTGAGAAGAATTCTCTTTTAGGTTCTTCTAAAAAATTTCCTTTTTCATCACACGGCACGAATTGCGAAAGCTTTAAAGGCTGTGATAGGAATTTAGCGTAGTTGTGAATTCTATCGATTAAATCTGTGTTAGCAGAATCTTGATCTACATAACATTTATCAAAATGATGATTTGTTTGCTCCAATACGTAATCCAAAAGCGGAATTAGTTTTTGTGTTTTCATTTGTTTAGTTTAAGTGTTAAATTTTTGATTTATCGATTGCCAAACCTGCATTAGGGTAAGACCTACCGCTTTTTATATTTGATATTATTTGCTCTGAAACATTGTATTTTTTGGCAATATCTCTTTGCTTTATTTTATTAGATATAAGAATTCTTATTTCAAAAACTTGTTCGTCGGTTAGGGACGAATTATAGCAATCTTTAAAAGTTTTACTCATAAATCCGTTTTTATAAGCGTGGTTTATATTTTCTGATTGACTACACCATTCTAAATTACAAACTTTATTATTGGACTTATTTCCATCTTTATGATTAACCTGTGGTTTGTTTTCTGGGTTAGGAATGAATGCCGTAGCTACAACTCTATGCACCAAAAGGTCTTTTCTTTTGCCTTTATGATACATATAGCAAATCTTATATCCTTTAACGTCTCCGTAAGAAATAACGTTTTTGTGCATTCTTTTAGTAGAAAATATTACGCCCAAATCATTAACCAAATAATCCAAAATTTCTCCATTAACTTTTACAACTTTTTCCATATTTTTTTAACAAATATACGAATACTTTTAGTATATATTGGTGGTGTGTATCGTTTATTTTTACCCCGCTATTTCTTTAAGTGTGATCGATTCCATTTTTTAGTCGTTTTTAATATTATATTTTTCTTGGTGTTCTAAACTTAAATAACATGCATAGTCATCAGCCCCACTGTCATCTAAAACATTCCTTGCTGATAAGTAAGGAATTGTAGAACCATCCCCACTCAAGCAGGCATTGAAATCTATATTCTGATAATTTGCGGCCTCTTCAGTATAGGCTATCAAAACATCGGATTTTCCGTAAAATCTTAAACCCGTTTTTTTAGCATTTTTCATGGCAGATTCAACCTTTTTAAATGCTTTTTCCTGTTCATGTGTTGGATTGTGATTTTTTTTAGGCTCTAAAGAATCACCTTGCATATTAACCTTTTCGCCTTTTTGGTTTGTCCAACCGCTATAACTTCCATCTGGTAAATAATCTCCCATTTTACTTTTGTTTTAAATTTTTAATTTTTCT